AGCAGTAGCAAAATTGCTCAACAGATTAATAGTGCAACTACTATTAAGTATGACAATGTTATTAATGCCAATGCAACAAAAGAAACTGATTGGAGTTTAGCACAAGGAGAAAGTCATTTTTATGGTAAATTATTACAGTTGGACGGACATTTAGGTAGTAAAAGTTCAACATTCTCATTCTTGTTATTTGTAAAAGCGAATTATGATAATCCAACAACAGTTTATGTAACACAACTTGCAGGAATGGATGATGATAGGACAAATATAACCCATGCTATATATTTTGAGTTAGGTGTATCAAGTAATGGTAATTTAACTATCAAAAACAAGAGTGCGGTTGCAGCAAGTTATAGATTTATTTAACAATAGCATAACCCTCGTCAGTAAAATGGCAATGAAAGGATAGTTTTAAACAATATCACACACAATATATAGTGTTTATTAGGGATTGTGTTCACTATATATTGTGTGTTTTTAATATGATACAAATCGAAAGTTAAGTTTAATGTGTTTGTGTAAGAAATCATGAATATTTTTACAGAAGTTTAGGCGGACTTACATTTGCACAAGATTCGGAAGGAAATTGGGGTTATATTCCAAGCGGTGCTGATACAGTAACCCCTTTTAGTGGTATATATAGCATAGTGTTTTCATCTATACAAAGAACATCTGCAAAACAAATAGACCTTGATATTAGTCCATATTATGCTGATTATATGAATTTGACTGTTGACAATTTAATATATGAGCCTACGTCAGACCAAACCCCAAATAGTTCATCTAATACAACTGTGACGTATAGTAAAACTTATAATGCAAGTACAGGAATTTTAACAATAACCGCATCGTATCAAAGGTGGTCTTCTACAAGTTCGATTAATAAATGTATTGTTTATATTGCAAAAGGTATTAACCAATTAAATTAACCGTGCGAAAATAGTTGGCAGTTTATCTGCAATCTCCATACTCAATAATGCTCATACAGAAAAACCATATAAATAATAATGTTAAAGTTATCATGTTAGTTTACTCCAAACTTATACCGCAACCGTAAATTTCAAGTGGTATACAGGCTTGATTATTTGTATTAGATAAACTTGTATGTGCAGTTGTAAATGTAATTCCATCATCATTAACTGTTACCAATCGTACATACATTCCAAAACTCTCGCTGATTTCTCCCTTTTCGGTATAATTTGCTTGATTACCACATATTGCATAAGGTTTACCGTCTTTTGGTATAAGTGTTTTTAATGGTGTATATGTTTCTGTTGCGTTCCAGCCTTTTGCCTGTATAACCACGCTTTCATAACCACTTAAATCTATGGACAATGTTTGTGCATTAAATGCACTTGTCGGGTTAGGATTCGTCCATAGTAAATCCAACCCACCGCTAAAATTTGACCATGTTTCTCCACCATCTGTTGATACCTGCTTTTTACCGTCTACAGTTTTAAATGAAAATCCACCTAAACTTCTGCATAAAATTGTTATTTTACGGAAAAACCATAAAAACTCTTTCAGAAGTTTAGCAAATGGACAAGTTAAGTTCCAAGTAACAGACGGTGAATTATATTACTCTGTTTACACCGAAGAAAGTGGGGTGTAAATATGGGCTGGTCTGAATGGAAAAAATTTAATGGTGGTAGTGATGAATTGTTATTATTCAGTGGAATGGAAACAAGTCCTTCAGATACTATACATGTTGCCACATTATCATCAGAAGTGATAAAGGGAGAATTATTTGATGAGTACCTTTCTATGGATTCCACAAATAAAGTTTTAACAGTAAAAAAAGACTGTACTTTGGCACTTATCGGAAAGGTGTCAAGTTATAGTGGCGAGGGTGGTACATATTCAGAAGGGCAAATCGTTCATAACGAAACTGCGCTTGGAACATATGCTGTTGCGTTTATTAAACAAGGTGCATATAAAACAAAGTCGTTTATGATAAATGCAGTTGTTGGTGATACCATTTCTGCCAAAACACCTAGTACAAAAGGTTATCCCAAGCAAGCATTAAGGGTTTATTTAATTACAAACGAAGAAACCACAATTATAAATGATTTAGCCACATGGATGAACTCAGTGTCAAAGTAAACCAATTACTAACAAAGAACATTTAATCAGCTATAAAATATGCAGAAACACAACAACAAGTACTGCCTGTTGTTGTTCCATTTCCATATTTTATATATACAACATCGTCTTTTTTCACTGATATTGTTCCTTGTAATCTGCAATATGTATTAGATGTTGTATGTATGTTCTGTTGAATATCATTAACTTTACAAATTGTATATGCAGCAGGTATTAACATGCCGATAATATTTAATGTACCGTCTGATGGAACGGTGTATGTTTTTTCTGTAGACTTATTATCGCCGCCTTGCACATATGAGATTACTGTTTCACATTCACTTGACTTAAAAGGGACAAACACATCTGTGTCAGCCTCCTTTTTGTAATAGCCATATTTTTCACTTGTACTGTCATAACCGAATGTTAGACCGCCTAAACTTCTGACGTATATTATTCTATTTTGTTAACTCACAACATTTTTTATAAACACCAAACGCGGGTTTAATACCCGCACTATTCTTTTAGAAAGGAAAAAAAGAATTATGACTTATGTTAAATTTTTGAATGAAGATTGTGTACATGAAGCCATCGCTAGTGTTTCAGGTGCAATCGTCACATTAACTTTTAATAAAGAAGTCGAACCTAACTTAAATGGTTTTGACTGTTTTTTAGATGTAAATCAAAATGCGAAAGTTGGTGGTGACAAATATCATAATGCCACCACTTTATATAAAGTTCTTAATGAACGTTCTTATCAATTATCTTTAGATGGTAGTTTCTATGTTGAACCACCTATTACTGTTTCGTTTTCTGCTGGTAATGGTGGTAATTTAAAAGGAAATACTTCTCAGGTTGTAGAAAATTATTCAGAACTCATTATCCCAACTCCTGTTGCGAATGAAAATTATGAGTTTGTTGAATGGACACCCGCTATTCCTACAGAGGGTAAGATTGGTGCATCTCAGACATTTACAGCAGTATTTGTTTACAACGAACCACTCTCTTCTGTTATTGAACGTAAAGTCGCAGAAATGAATAACACACAGCAAGCAATTATTGCAGATGGTGTTGATGTTACTTTAACAGATGGAACAACTCATAGATTCTCATTAACAACTAATGACCAGTTAAGCGTTATGGGTTCTGTATCTGTACAAGGTATGTTTGAAAAAGGAACGCCTTGGCATATTGCAGATGAAAGCGTTCACTGCCGTTATTTTAGTGATGAAGATATGGCTTTGATTTCTACAGCTGCTTATACATGGGTAATGTACCATGTAACTTATTTCCGCGACTTACGAATTTATATTAGAAGTCTTGCTTCTAAAGAAGAAGTTGAAGCTATTACATATGGTGTATTAATTCCTGAAGAATATCAGTCAGAAGTATTGGCAGATTATTACGCAAGTGTTATGTAAGCGAATTAATCCACTAGAAAGGAGTTAGAGATGGCAAGTTATCAATATGAATATGCCAACTTTCCCGCTAAAGGTTTAATTACTTTGCATAATTTTCAGGATGTTACTGATGAAGTAGCCGCTTTAGTGAATGAAATTGAATCACTACGTCAGGCTGGAAAATTTGGAGAGGCCGCTAAACTTGAACGAGAAAATAGCGACCGTCTTATTAATCGAGCGGTTGGTAGTGAATGGTTTAGAACTATTGAAGAAGAAGTTCATAATACTCAAATTTTTGCAAGAGCTGCTCAACAATGTGTGCATTCTGGCGCAGATGAGCCGATAGCAAATGAAAATGATGTGTGGATTGGGGGTATTTAATAATGTTATGTTCCCCAGATTCATTCTATCCTGATAAAATAGATAACAATATCTTTTTTCAGGATGTCACAATTGACCAAATTGATATTATGAACCAGTTTCAGAAATATATATCACTTGGTCAATATACACGCGCTTCTAATTACATTAATAATCAAGAAGGTATTAGTGGTCTATTTGCTTGCTTTTTAAATGCAATTGAAAATAGAGTTTCTACATTACAAAACCATGTAGCAAAAAAGACTAAAACAAATCCACATTTTTTTAGAGAATTGATTCCTCCTGATAATATAGCAGAGGGAGAATTTTGGTTAGGTGGGGGTTACCCAATTGATAAATATGTATTAAAATTAGAAGAAGCTACATTAGATTCTACTATTGCTGTTATTAATGATAGTAATTGCAGTGTTGATGTAGATAACAAAACACTCACTTTAATTTGTGAGAACGATATTTATGAAGCCATTGAGGAATTTACTTAATGGCTTCTTTTAATTTAGAAAGGAGAACATCTTATGGCTATTAATGAAACAAGCGTAGATGGAAAGAAATATAGACAAAAAACAGCTACGGGCTGGAAATGGTATTCATTTATCACTAAGGCAAAAGATATTCTATTTGGTGATGGTGAAGATGCAAATAACAATTTGGAAACTAATTTAGGTTCTGTTAAAGGAATTACTACCAGTACAAACGTAACTGAAACTGGATATGCTGCTGATGCAACGGTAGTTAGTGATTTGAACAGAAGTTTAGCACCAGACTTTGCTAATCGTGAAAAAATTATAGACGGAACAAATACAACCGTTACACTTACAGAAGATTGTTATATAAGGACTTATATGAATAAGAGTACAAAAAATCAACAAGTAAGCATTAACACTTACGTCGTTAATGCTTTAGTTGGAGAAGGTATTTCACTTACATTCTCACCAATACGTTGCAAGGCTGGTGATGTTGTAAAAACAAATAATTTTGAATCTAGTAGCACTGTTTATAAAATTGGATTAAGGTAAATTTTCAGAAGTTATCTATTTTCTCGGTAATAAATGAAGCGTAAATGCGGCTGGTGCTTTGTAGTCAATAACATCTCCACTGTGAACAACTAATGGGATTAAGTCATGTATCCAGAAACTATTTTCACCAGTCTGTATTTTTTTAACTGAGTAACCGTTAATATTTACATAAAAAGATGTATTTGCCGACAAACTGGCATAAACTTTTAACATTCCAACAGTATTATCTGGCACAGTGTACGTTCCAGTTATTCCACCAGAAGCAATATTTTTTATTTCAATAAAGTTTTCAGTATCAAACATCATTAGATTCTGTAAACTTCTGTTCATATAAGTATGATGTTTTTGATGATAAAAGGTATATGTAAACTGCTAAATAATAAGTAAACATAAAGGAGAGCTTTATGAAAAACAAATTAGAATTATTATTATTATTTTTAATAGGCTCTTCTGCCTATACATTTATAGAAATATTTTATAGAGGTTATTCCTTCCGTCTAATGGCCTTGGCGGGAGGAATAATTTTTGTATGCGGCGGTCTACTTAATGACCGTTTTTCATGGAAGATGGATTTAACCCTACAGTGTTTTTTGATTAGTTTAATGACCACATGTATTGAAATGGTATTCGGTACATTGGATTATTACTACTTACATCTAAACATGTGGGACTATTCCACTCTTCCATTTAATTATTTTAATGGCAAGATATGTCTACCGTTCTCAATTATTTGGTTCTTCTTTGGGTTTATAGTTGTATTTTGCCACGACGCTATATGTTATTACTGGTTACATAAAGGTTCACAACCACGATATTACATATGGGGTAATTTAATATGGAAAATGCCAAAACGTAAATGCACTGTTCTTTAGGAGGTGAACTTATGTCTTGGATAAAGAAAATTTGGAACAAAATAAAGAATTGGTTTTGTCGTAAACAAGTTGCTTACGGTTCTACTCATTTTATCAGACCTGATGCTACGATTATTAATATTGATGATAAGACAGATGTGTTGGACGTTGATTTAGTTGATGATAATCTTTCTGAAAAAGATAGAAAGAAAGTTAAGCAATATACAAAAAAATGGGTGGATATTATTCTTACTGTTTCATTGATTGATGTGCAATTTTGTTTTGTACTAGCTTTTCTTGGTAAAGACCAAATTGCTGAAACACTTGGTATTGCTATAATTACTGAGATTGTAGCTATAGGTCTAGGCTATATGCTAAAGGCATTTTTTGAGACAAATGCCCAAAAGAAAAATGAAATAGAAATGGAACGTATTAAACGCACATATGCAGTAACAAAACCAATTGTAGAATCGGATGAAGAATCCGTAGGATAAAAAGGAGAAAAATTATGAAAGAATTAATTAAAAAATACAAATCTGAATTACTTATCGCCCTTGGTGCTATCTCTAGTATTTTAGCGACACTTGCTACCAAAGAAGGTACAGATGCTGCTATTTTATCTGCCCTCATTGCTGTATTTGCAGTAATTATTGAGTTGGTGAAAAATGGTGTTTCAAAAGAAGCTGTAAACTTATTTACCAACTTTATCGTTATTTTGTTAGAAGAACTCGGTGGTGTGACTGTAGTAGATGATAAAGAAAAAGTGGCTTCTACTGCTGTGAGAGGTAAAGCAAAATCTATTTCTGTGGATGAAATTAAGGAAAGACTTTTAAAATAAGAGGTGTCTTTATGATTGATTATAAAGAGAAATATGGTCAGCACTTAAAACTTTTGCAGTCTCCATATGACTCAAGAGATTATCGCTTTGGTGATGCAGTTCCTATGAGGGCATATGAAATTCCAAAAGAATATTTTACACCAGATGCAGGATTTACATATGACCAAGAAAATAGTTCTCAGTGCTGCGCTTCGGCCTATAATTATATTAGATTTTTACAAGAAAAAGATAAAGAACAGTCTGAAATTACTGTTCCATTTTGTCCATCATTTACATATGCGAATCGTATTGATGGCGAAGATTTTGAAGGTATGTATTTACGTTCATGTTGTAAAAAGGGGCGTGAAGGTTCTGTTGTTTGGGGAGAAATGAAATATCCTAACACTTATTTCGGTTCAAAGAATGAATTTTTATCTCGTAAAAAAGAATTACTTGAAAAAGCAGAACCATTTAAAATCAGTAGTTTTTATACTTGTAGAAATCGTAAAGAAATTCAAGTTGCGATTATGGAAACTAAGGCGGTTTTAATTGGTGTTCCTGTTTATGAATGTTTCTATACACCTGATGAAAACGGTATTATCCATTATGTAAAAGGTCAAGAAAATCAAGGTGGACACGCAATCGTAATTGATGGCTGGTGTGAAATTGATGGTAAATTCTATTGGCGCATTAAGAACAGCTGGAATGCAAATTGGGGCAATCTTGGTGATGGTCATGCTTATCTTCCATCTGAATACCCATTTATGGATGATGTGTATGTAATTTGCGATTATGTAATGGATATGAAATTTAAAGAATATAAAGAAAAATATTATGGAGAGTAGGTTAACCCCTACTCTCTTCTATTATTAAAAAAGGAGGAACAATTATGTCAAAGATAGAAAAAGCGGTACAATTTATGGAGCAAATTGCTGCTGATAATAGCCACGGCTATGCTCAAGATAATAGAAATGGCTCTCCTGATTATGATTGCTCTTCTCTTGTAGGTACAGCCTTGTCAAAAGCTGGATTTAAAGTAAATCCTTTAAGCACAACAAGGACTTTATATAAACAGTTGATTGATTGTGGTTTTAAAGAAATTGGAGTTAATGAGGCTCGGAAGCGTGGGGATATTTTCTTAACAGCAGGAAAACATGTAGTAATGTGTACGGATGCAAATAACATTGTACATGCTAGTTTGAATGAAAAAGGAACTATTAAGAACGGGCAAGTTGGTGACCAGACGGGAAAAGAGATTTGTTGCCGAAGTTTTTATACTCCAAGTTATAAATGGACTTACCATTTGAGATATGTAGAAAACACTCCTACCCCATCCACTATTAAGGGCGTTGATGTTTCTGGTTATAATAAAATAACTGACTATCAAGCAGTTAAAAATGATGGTGTACAGTTTGCAATTCTAAAAATCATTCGTAAGGATTTGAATTTAGATAAACTGTTTGAAACTCACTTGAAAGGTTTTAACAAAGTAAATTTACCTATCATTGGGGTTTATAATTATTCATACGCCACATCAGTTGCTAAATCACGGTCTGATGCTTCTATTGTGGTTAAATACTTAAAACAGTTTAATATGCCAAAATCTACAGTGATTTATATGGACGTTGAAGATAATTGTCAGAAAGGGTTGGGTCAGTTACTTATTGATATGATTAATGCTTATCAAGAAGTAATTGAAAAGGCTGGTTATAAATTCGGACTTTACACAGGGTTATCTTTCTGGAATTCGTATATTAAACCATATAAATCCAGTTTAAAGTGTAATGTAGAGTGGATTGCTAGATATAAAAAGGGATATTCACCTATGCAATTTGCAGAAAATCCAGAAGAAAGCAGTAAACCGAATATTGGCACTCCAATTGAAGGGTATCAATACACAAGTTCAGGTCAAGTTTCTGGTATTCAAGGCTCTGTAGACTTAAATATTCTTTATAACACTTCCACTTTATCTTCCTCTCCAGTAATCAAAAATATTGTACGAGTGGATACAACTCTTAATGTTCGTAATAAACCTAATGGAGATATAAAGGGGAAACTCTACAATGGTGATGAAGTAGACATTTCAAATTATCAAGACGGATTTTACAGGATTGGTATAAACCAATGGGTATCTGCTACTTATATTCAGTCAACACGAGGTATTGTGAATGCAAATATATTAAATATACGTAAAGGCGCAGGAACTAATTATGCAGATATAGGGAACATACCGAGGAATACTATTATTCCTCTGTTAAAGGAGAAAAAAGGATGGTATTACACGGTATATGATTCAATAGGCGGTTGGGTGTCTGCTGAATATATACACGGACTATAAAGAAAGGCATAAGATATGAAATGGTAAATTATTAAATGAACACAATGAATTTTATTAATACAGTTAAAGAATTTTTAGCTCAAGATTTTGGCAATATTATCTTGAGTATTTTTATTTTAATGGCTTTTTGTATTGCTGTGTATGAAATTATTGGTAAATTTTCTAAAATTATTAAAAAACCAGTGAAGTGGGTAAGTAAGAAAGATGAAGACCATGAGTTATTAATGCAGACAATCCAAGATTTAACTGCTTTACATAATAAACACGAAGAAGATACAAAACAATCAATTCGTCACGATGAAATGATTCGTGACGATATTAAAGAATTAACATCCACTATACGTGAAGTGGTAGTACGTTTAAGTGACATGGAAGCTAAAATAGATGCCACCGAGATGGCCAAATTAAAAGATAAAATCTTAGGTTATTATCGTAAATATAAAGACCTTGGAGAATGGGAACGTTTTGAAGCAGATACATTTTGGGGATTATATGATAGATATATTACACATGGGGGTAACTCGTTTGTAAAGCATGATATTGAACCCGTAATGCGTAATCTACAAATAAAAGACTAAAATGACTGATATAGAAATTAAAGAGTATATTCAAACACATCAAGGTGCGGTAAAAGCGCAAGATTATATTATGGAAATCAGAAATACAAGCCCACAAATCATTGAATCATTTTATGATTTGAACTCTGGAAAGGTAACATTATATACGCCTGATAATACTTTCATGTTCCAATTAATATTAAATAAAATTATGTAATTAGGGAGACTATATGTCTCCCTATTTTTTTACGCAAACGGATTATTGTTTTATCTTTTTTTGAATTAAATTACGCAATTTGGTTTGATATTTATCATAATGAGTTGACCAATCAAATTCATGTGTATAAGTGGAAATCAGGGTTTGTAAAGTTGCTAACTCATGTCTATGATGTTTGTGTGACGCAATCAATGGGAGTTCGTTGATTTCATTTTCGTAAAATAGAATTGTTGCTACAATACATCTTTTATTTGGAAATAAAGCAATTAATCTCTGTTGATTACCTAAAACCATTTCAGCTATGGCTATCACTTTATTCGCAATTAATGCCTTTCTAAATAAATCATATCTTTCTTCAGATTGCATATCAGGTACTAAATAATAAGATTTATAAATTAATAAATCTCCTATTTCTTTAGATTTGCAAAAATAACTTACAGTTAATTGTTTATCCTGTTCGGTAGTAATTGAATCAATTTCAGTTTGTTCCAATACAACATATTTATCTTTCGCATATTGATAACCTTTTACAATATCTTCGTTTGTAATTTCTTTCTTACATGAAGGACAATATTTATGGTATCTCACTCTTTCCTTAGAATCTTTACATAATTGATTTAATTCAATACTATTATCACAGTTAACTTTCATCATTTTTACTGGGATTTGTAAAGTTTGAAACCGTATAGTGGTTATATAAGAAGCGTTCATTTCATTATCTCCTTTGCACGATTTGCATTTAGTATGCATATAAATCGAGTCGAATATGCAGAAGTTTACAAAACATTACTTCTTTAAATTCAACAGAACAAAAAATCGGTACATTCTTAGGAAAACCATTATATGAAATAGTTTTGACTGGTACTTCCACAGGAAGTGGGTCAAATGAAGAACACAATGATGTATCGGCGTTAAATATTGAAAATGTAATATCAATTGCGGGAACAATTATAAAAACGGCAGCAAGTGGTACGGTAGCAAATCCACTTCCAAGTTATTTTGATGAGGAGAATCTTTGTGTTCCGTATATTTCATTTGCAAGATACAAACTTATGATGAAATCTAAAATGTCTGGTGAATTTATTGTTGTTTTAAGATATACAAAAACAACAGACTGATAAACTGTCGAAATTAAACAATAATTATTTATCGGTAATAAATTGCAATAAATGTTCTATAACCAGTATCATCACCTTTAGTTGTTTGTCTTGCTTCTACCAGACCAGTATCGAAGTGTATTTTTGCTTGTGATTCAGCAAAATATCTCGAGTCATTTTGTGTACTCATAGTAAAAATTGAAGCGCTAGCAGAAGTTCCATTATTAAATAATAAATGATGATAATTACTCATATTTACATATGCTTCTTTACAATTAATTAATTCAGGGTAAGTTCCTATGCTAACCCAATTTGTACTAACTGTTGTAAATTTGTAGTTAATATCAATCGTTTTCCACTCTGAAAGTGCCGTTAAACTTCTGCTTAGTAATAAAAATAACGCCTACAATTACATAATCATAGGCGTTAAAAGTATGCTTTTATCCATTAAAAATCGAGGACGATATAATTTACCTTTTTAGGATTTACGACGATTTCATGCTCATTACGCGCGTTTAAATAGCATAATATAGCATCTTTTTGTACTTTACCCTTTAATATAATTGGTGTGCCCATTTGATATCTTTCAGCAAACCATTTGGCTGTATTATAGTTTGTTGTCCAAGAGAAACCATTTTTATATTTAGGGTCACGAACTCCTCTATAAATAGTTACTTCTTCATCCAAGTTTTCTAAGAACCGTAATTCGTCTTCGTCCATTAAATATTCTTTTTTGGCTTTTTTAAACCATCCTAATAATTCACGACGAGTAACATTTGTTTCATCACAAATCACTTCCATTTGTACATATAGCTCTGACAGCAATTCACCAAAATCTTTTTCAGATAAATAGTCATGAATATATTTAAAGAAAGTAAGTTTATATGGAGTTGTAATGAACATGGCGAGACTGAATACATCAGGTCTACTTTTGATTACTTGCTCCATTTCTTTTTTATATTCATAAAAAGAATTTTCATCTTCAAACAGATTAAACATTTGTCCATTATTTGCGCTAAATAAGGCAGAAGTTGTAAAGAATGGATGTGACACAAATAAATCACCAAATGAACCAACTGGTACTGGGTCTACGTGCAACATACCAATTGCTATGTGTTGTATTTCTTTCATTTTAGTTTCTTTGATGCGAGCCATTATTTACCCTCCACTTTTGTCACATCTATATCCATTACATCACCTGTTGTGATATTTGAGGCAAACCATTTACGGGCCACATCTAACAGTTGTCCATCTTCCAGTTCACAAGTCACTATATTCTCTTCTATTCTAATTATTGTGAGTTTCATACTATTCCTCGCTTTTGTAATATTCATTATATATGTCTATATTGTTAATTATAATATCATTAATTGCAAGAGTTTTATTTATAGGAAGCTTAACAAGTTTTCCATTTTCAATATAGCCAAGCATTCCTTCTTCTATCTCTATTAGTGAAATACCCATTTTGCTCAATGATTCTACTACTCCTATAGGAGTAGTATTTACTTGCTTTTGAACATTGTTAAATAATTTGATAGCAGATGCTTTTTGAGCATTAATAATATGAACATATATATTTAACGTAATTTCTATACTAGAGTGTCCTAATAACTCACTGACAGTCTTAATATCAACGCCTTTAAGTATCAAATAAGAACCAAATGTGTGTCTTAAAGAATGTAATCCACTTTTCTTTATCTTGCAATTTGCATTCTTTTGCATAAGGTTTAAAGTGCGTGTAACATTACTATGATTGCTAATTGTAACCCCATCCTCAGTGAAAACATAATAATTAGGGTCTTGGTTTTTCCATAAACCTTTAAGAATTAATAAAGCAATGTCTGATAATGGAATGCTGCGCTCGCTAGAATATGTTTTAGTACCATCTGTATCTACATAAATATGTTTGGGTTTATCACCCTTTGGATTTCTTATTTTTGCAATAACGTGCGTTATTGTAATGATGTTTAGGTCTAAATTAACATCCTTCCATTTAAGTGCAAGAGCCTCAGATATACGCAAACCAGTATACATGATAAATATAACCATATGAGCATTTAGTCCATATTTGTTTCTACCAGTACTATGCATTTTTTGAAACTCATCATAGAGTTTTAACATATCTGATTCTTCTAAGAATGGTACTTTACGCCTTTTGGTTTTTACGTTCTTTTCAGAAGGAATGATGATGTCTTCCATATAATTACATGGAGCATACTTATCTGTTTCATACATATACTCGCAAATCTGATTTAATAACGATTGCGTTCTTTTAATTGTACCTCTCGAATATTCTTTTTGCTTTACACAATAATCATCTATATAATCTTGGAAAATATCTTCGCTTAATGAAGCAATTTGAGTATTACCCAGAAATGTATCTTTAATTCGATTGTCTAACATATCTGCATACGAATCAATAGTTACTTGTTTTGTATCTGAACCATCATTAGGTTTTATATCTTCTATCCAATGCTTGCAATAATGATAGAATGTTTCCTGCTTAACATTCTTAGCATCGAATTTATGCTTATCCTTATTTACTAATTCAAACTGTTCTCTCTTTTGATTAATTTCTTTTTCTGTTTTACCATAGAATGTGTGATAATCATCTTTCCAATCATAATACTTTCTATAGTATTTATATTGAACACCATTAATTGTACGAGTACCCCAATTACCTTCTCCGTTTTTTCTTTTAGCCATAAGAATCCCTCCTTATTTGTGCTTTATATAAGGATAACATATGGCAAAAAATTACTCAACAATTTTACACAGATTTTCCATAATTTTACACAGATTAGGATACCTAAGAATACCTATAAATACCTAAAAATACATAATTGAGAAAAATATAAAAAGCCCCGAAAACGCCGAAAACACGGCACTTTCGAGACTTTTTGATAAGATATTAAAAAATTGTCTTACGCATTGGTAGTGCTATTGTTATATTTTTGAAACGCCTATAAACACTGGCTTTGAAGCCTCTTTCAAAAAATTTACACAGATTTTTACACAGACTAGAAACTTAATATGCTGATGTGGCACAGTCGGTAGCGCACTTCATTGGTAGTGAAGAGGTCACGGGTTCGATTCCCGTCATCAGCTTTAAAAATAGGGAAGATATGCAATCTTCCCTAAATTATTATCTTCGTATTCATTTTAGCATTTTTACTTATCCAATCTATTAAATCATCTTCTGGGATATAATAATCTCTTCCAATCTTAAATTGAGGAAACCCCTTCGTATTTAATAATTTATATAGTGTTTTATCAGAAGCAATACCTAAATATTCTTTTACTTCCTTACTCTTTAATATGCGTTGTATATCTATCACACTCCTATTTATAAAACACATGTCCTATATCATCTTTAAACACAAATGTTCTATTACGTTTAGCCCAACTATTTAAACCAGTATCAAACCATAAAGCACCATCAGTAGTATCTTCAAATAAAAAAGCATATTCAATTGCTAACACTGTAGAATAATCGATTTCAGTACGATGATAAGCAAACTGATTCTTACGAGTGATAACTTTACTCAAAGAGCCATTAATATCCGAAAATTCTGTATTAGCAACTCTATTTAATATAACATTGGCCACATTAACTTTAGAATCAAAATCGCCGTCATGTGTTTCTGTCTCTACCGCTCTTTGGAATAACTCAATCTCTTCATCTGTATATTCATCATAGACAGAATGAAACGGCATAACATACTCATCATAGTCTCGATATGCTTTTTTATATGCTAAAATATATGCTTGTCTATCATATTCTTTAATTGATTCTAGTGATGTAATTAACTCATTAAACTCTTGAATTTTTTTCTGTGCTTGAACTTGTTTAAGCTCCTGTAAAGTCGGTAACTGTTCTACTGTTCGTGTTTGCACTATCGGATAAGTAGAAATATGCGGTAAAATATCTACAGGAGTAAATACAAAACGTAAAATTAATTGTATCCAGAACACCTGAAGAAGAATAATATTCAATATTTTATACATTTTTTCATTTAATTGAAGTGTTGGTAAATATCTACTTATGCTCATTCAGGCCTCCTTTGATACATAAATTTACTCTTTTTTTATTTGAAAACTACGTATGATTATATGGTCGGGTAGTGGAGTCGCATCAAATTCTGAATATGCCCATCCCTCATCACCCCAATATAGAGTGCCATATGATATATCTTGTGTATTAATGTTTAAATACGTAATATCATAATATCCCGCTTCTGTTGGTATATAGGGTGCATACCATCTATCAGATTCTGGTTGGGGTTCATAATTATCATTGTCACCTTTATAACCTATCATCATGCGACAATTCGCACATTTTGGACTTAAATAATCGGTTTTTGTGTAATAACCACATGAAACACATGTACCACTTTCATTTGTTCCTTTACTCATAGTTACCTCTCCTTATCAATAATTCGTACCAGACGTTCTACTCCTTCTTCTAAAGTGCCATGATTTAAAATCCTGTACCAAATCAAGTTACTTTTTTCAAATTCGGTAAATTGCTGGTTTTCTGATTCATAGCGTTGTAAGTAAGAATCAATATTATCTTTTCTTTTTTTAGCCCGTTCAATTCCTTTAGTTTTACTTACTGTGATATAAATAGGTATTAATTCAATATCTAATTCTTTTGTTTTCTCACTAAGTTCGTAATAACCATTAGGGTCAATAATGTAGATATCGCACTCCATTAATTGAGAGTATGTACAAAAATATTGATAACCATTAATAACGGTGTATGCCATAATATCATCTCGATATTTATCTACTTCATCTTCGGTAATAAAAATATGGTCTGTTTCACCGTCCAGTTCGGCTGGTCTAGGAGGTCGTGTGGTATAAGAAGTAAGAATGGTTAAACCTAACTGTTTAGCTGCTTCTTTTGACAAGGTGGACTTCCCACTACTGCTTCTTCCCATTACACAAAATATTTTTTTCATCTTATTTCTCCTTATAGAAAAATGGCTGTAACTGTGAGTTAAATCTTTCTAATACTGTCTCATCGTCAGAATCTAATGTTACTTCTACTGGCTCTTTACCACCTAATAAAATAACACCTAAAATTGATTTAGCATCAAAAGTTTTACCATTACGAGTAATAAAAGCTTTTTCTGCAAAAGAAGTAATAATATTAGCAAATTCCTGAATATCAGAAATTTTGTTTAAATATAAAGTAACTGTATTTTTCATAATTTGTTCTCCTCTCTCAACATAGTTTAGTAGTTCATTCGACTACATTATACAATTTTATTTCTATGTTGTGCAATATTTTTTTGTAGTTGCTTCAATTTTATTTTGCACTTAGTTAAATTTAGAATTATTTTATCTTGTAACAATTCCAAATAACGGGTAATAATACCGTATCGCGTGCATGTAGCCAAGGTTTAGTTGTATCGCCAAAAGCGCCATGTTCAGTTATCTGTACAAAATCGCCATGAACAATCTCAATCTTATAATCATTTATATTGTTATAAAAATCTTCTGGAATTTTTGTGCGGTCATGAGTTTGACCAAATAAGATATTATTCAGAACTTTAGAATAAAGATAAATAACAAATGTTGCTGTACCATCATGTGTAATGCGTTCAGAAGTTACATACTCAAAATCTGCATCGGGGTCATATTTGAGATGAATATTATAATTGGTAAGATGAAGCAGTTCTCCTACTTCATTCATCATTTCTCCTTCAGGTACTGTAACAATTATCTCATGAGTATCTTGATACCTTGTAATCACTTTGTTCGGTAAAAAATTCTGTGCCATTTCAAAAAAGGGTAATGAATGTATATTATAATCATCAGTCAATTGATAAGTATAATTGGGAGAATGTATTCGTTGTTGTACAAATCTTAATGAATTCATCTAATTTCCTCCTCTTTATCAGGTATTTGGATTGACAATCGTGCAATTTCTTTAATTGCTTGTAAATATGGACAATGTTCTAATTCTATCTCACTAGCGTTACAATAGCCTAATGAAGCTTTGCGGCAATATCTATGATATGCCATATTACATTTACTAGGTGTCATCTGTACCTCCAAGGCAATATATTAATTAATTCTACTAATCTGTTCATATAGAAGAATATCTTTATCGTTTACAACATAATTAATATGCATATGTCCACATAGGTGTTTATTAAACTCTGTCTTTTGTCGCACTTCCTCTAAATATGTAGTTAATATATCTTGGTTATATAAACCATGACCCAATAGTGCAATTACACTAGCAGAAGGGCTATGTGTAATAATATAATCAACCTTATAATTATGTTTTCTTAAATTATTCCACCCATTCTGCATTTCTTCTTCTGAAGGAAGTTCGTGCTCCCACCAAGACAATCCTTTAATTTGATACATATATTTACCTTGCTTATCTAATGCCTTTGCTTTATCTCTCCAATCTTCATCTTCATAATCAAGAATACCGTCTGAAATATCGTGAGAACTTGCACCGCCAAAAGCAAAGAATTTTTTATCTTCTATTGTAAATATTTCCCCTCTTCTTAATCGTAAAACGTGAGGACGTAGTTCATTAACCAATCCCCCATTCCATTCTTTAATTGGGAATGTGTCTAAACGAGGGATATTGTCATGATTACCATCTACAAAAATAGTGGTAAACGGTTTTTCTTCTAACCAATCTAACAAATATTTTTCCTGTCTGGTTTCTTCTCTGTGCCATATAATTCCAAAATCACCAAGAATAATGACTACATTTTCATCTTTATTGCCGCTAAACCCCTTTTGTTCATAAAAATTATCTGTACTAAATCTAACGGGGTTACCATGTATATCTCCCGTTACCCAAATAGACATAATAATCACCTCTTTTCTGTGTATAGACATTAAACCAAACCCGTTGTGAATAATCTTCTTTAGCGTGGTTCAAGAGTTTATATCTGTCTCGTTTTTTCATTTTTCTTTCCTCTATAATTATAACAATCAATTTTTTTATTAAGTTCTTCATATAAAGGATGATTGACACCAATTATAATACCTAATTCTTCTAGTCCATCTTCTGAATTGAAACAATAATAAAAACGCTTGTTATCATTTTGTATTGCGCGCGCCTGTTCTGCTGTTAGATTCATGTTTTTTATCCTCATTTTTCTATCTTCAATTATTTCACTCATACCAAAAAATAGAGTTCCGATGCCCGCCCCAACAGCATAAGCATATGTTACTATATCTGTACGACTTAGTACTACACCTGAGCAAATCATATAAAGTAAGAACCCGCCCCAACGTAATAGATACCAACCAATTGTTTTATTATTAATTTTTTTCATAAATATAATCCTCCGTCCCTCTTAACGACTGTTTCATCATTTCGCAAAAATCCAATATAAATTCTTCTAATCCGTCAACTCGATGCTCTAAATAACGTAAACCACAACTCTCAAATTCAAATCCGTATTCTTTTGAATTCCAAGTTAAAGTTGCTATAGTGAAACAATGTCTGTAGCTTATTCGTTTTTCGCCAGTATAAAAATCTGTAACTTCATGTGGTATATGGTCTTCCCATTTAATCAAATCAAATTTAAACGGTTCAAAATGACCATCTAAATATGTGGGTGCTCTGAATTGAAAACCATTCCATTCTTCTGTATATACTCTTACCATTTATTCCTCCACAATCTGTGTAAAAGTGAATTTTGTGTTCTTAGTGGTTACTACTATTTGATTAGCAGGCCAGTTGTCTAAATAAACCACATCACAAACTGTAGAAGTATGTATTCTATGCATGTCATCTAAACAGTTATTAGTCTGATATAAAAACCAACCTCTTTCACCCACATTGAAATAAGCCAAATAACATGTACATCCAGCCAAATCAAGATATAACGGGTTAGGACGATTAAATTCTTCTATTCTATCTAAACGATATTTTTTACTGTACATTTTTCTTATTCTCCTTTAATTGCTGTTTATATTGACGTATAACTTCATATGTAATAGTTCTAATGTTTGCATGGGCTTGATAATAGCAATCTATTTTTTGTAATTTGTTACAATCAGTTTCAAAAGCGTATCCTGCGCTACATTCATATTCAACTCTTGAAAATTCTTGCCAACAGATTATTGAATCAATTTCTTTTACAAGAGCTTCAAAACCTTCAAAGGTTTTTTCATATGGATGATAAGATTTATACGTAAAATTTTTGGGATTGCGTAAATATTTTTTTACCGCTTTCTCAGTATGTTTTTGTACATGATAATTATCAAATATATTAAACATTTCTACTCTGTGTTTATTCACATGATAATTGAGAACATAAAATTCAAATATCATATCCACACCTACTTTCATTTTCGTTTACTACCGACAAATTCTTGTAAATAGCCGTATACACATCGGAGATAAAATAACGAATATATACATTTAATTCTCCTCAAATACTTCTTTTACAATTATTAATTCATCTACAAAATGGTTATTTTCAAAATATGAAATTCTAATACTATCCCCTAATTTATCAACTACCCAATTATCATTTTCATAAAGTCTTTCCACTGTTGTGTTTTTACCCTCTGTATTATATTTTAAAACCATTTATTTCTCCTATTTTAATGAAACAATTCGATATTTTTTCGTGCCATCATCATAACTACGAACTTCCAAACTACCTGTACACACTTCTCCAACCTTATCTTTATATTTATTATAAGTTGAACTACCACTCATTACATAATTGATACCGTCATATTCAACAGTGATACGATATACAGCAGGATGAGATTTAGTCATTGGCATTTTTAACGTGACATTATATTGAACCGTTGTGTAACTAGGTTTGTAATATTCATCAATAATATTGACTTCCACTTCTTTATATTCTGTGTTAATGCATTTAGTACAACCTGCTAAAATACAAAGATGTATCAATAATAATAAAAATAATGTAATATATTTTTTCATTTATGAATTCCTCAATTGTAATTGTATATAATCGTATATCGCTTTTTCAGGAAATGTATTACATTCGATAATGTCAAAGATTTGCATACCACATACGCCAAGCATAAAAAACATGACCACACAGAACAATCCCCACTCCATACCATACCAATCACCCCAAATATGTATACAGATTGTAATTACCAAAGAAACAACCATGATTACACACGCTATAATTATCCAAGCCATAGAAGTTCCTACTTCCCACTTAATAAATTTTTCAGCTAATTGGGTAATATAAGGAAGAACATTCTCACCCGTCCAATCAATTGTTAATCCAATTTTACTTCCTAAATATTCTAATATTTTAATTACTTCATCACTTAACTGCATGTAATATCACCTCTTATCTATATTTATCCAACACCTTTTCTTCATTACTGTAAACTTGTTGTGCAGCTTTTTCTTGGGCCGACATTTTTTGTGTCTGTTTCGTATGAAATTCTGTAACCACTTTATTACTCCAATCATTCATTAAATCAATAAACTGGTTAGGCATATAATGAATAATTTTTTTATTACTGCAATCCCATCGTCTATAAATTCTACTATCAAGTCCCATATCTAATTCAAATTGGTATTCTGCCATCTGAATTCCTTCCACATATGTTTTAACTTCCATACTATAAAAATGGGAATAAGCACCAAGATGATGGTGGAGATAAGGTATTTTTAGCACAAGAACATCATTCAAACGAATGGCCTCATTAACATGTGATACACAATTACATACCGATTTTAAATCAATATTGTTAGAATAGATTGTTATAGCTTCGGCCAACAATCCTCTATCCAATTTATGATATTTTGCTTTTTTCTTTTTAAATAAATTCATCTTTTTCTCCAATCTGCTAGTACATATAACAGAGCCATGTTCCCACTATCTGTAGCAGATGTAGACTTTGGTCTGTAACTAAATTTATTTTCTTCTGATTTGCCTTTAAATCATCTATAAACATATGCGCTATGACATTTACAATAAAAAGTGATATGCTCCAGTTTCCGCCATATAAGATTAAATACAAGGTAGGAAGTAATGTAATACTAAATGCCCAACTAAAACTATGCATGAATAATGCCATTATGTAATCGTGCTTATATAAAGGTTTTGTATTCTCCCACCACTCTTTTTGTTTCATAGCCGCTAAACAACCTTGTAAGTAATAATCATCAACTATATGACAGAAAATCATACCTATCAAAAATAGAATCTTATAATCCATATTTCTTGTTAATCCTCTTTATTATTTGTCAATTCCTTAATTAAATTAGTTGGGTCGTACTTGGAATTATAAACAACCTTTCCTTTATCATTTGTTACAACATAAAAATCTTCATATTCTGTTCTACCCCAACAATCATAACCATCTGCTCTTCTTTCTATTGTTACTTTTACTCCCACAAAAATCACCTCAATTCAAAATCAAGTTCTGTTTTTATTTAGAAGAACTAAACGCCAATATATTCTGGCAGTATCTCTAATATCTTATTTATTTCTTCTAATATTGCTTCATCAACTTCTTCTCTTTTTATATCGTTATTATCTTCAATATTAATTTTTAAGGGTGGTGGTGTAATCATATTTTTACCTCCATTTTCCCAACCAAAGTGTTATTTTATTTACTCAAATACCGATTTAAAAGCTTCTAAATTACCATCTCTACCACTTGGAATTGCGAATACAACTTTTCTAAAACAATTCTTATACGTTGTTTCTAAACACTCCTTAAAAATCATTGCGACTTCTACAGGATTCTGTCCGAACACACCACAACCATATGCCCCTAAGATAAGTACTTCCACTTCATTATCCTTTGCAATATCAAGTACAAATTTAATTCTTGATTTTAAAACTTTTGTATTCTCTGTATCAGAAACATTCTGATACTTTTGCGCCGCTGATTTGTTGGGAGCTGCACATGTAATTACGTCACGATAGATTTCAGACCCATCATATTGAAATACAATATTCGGGGTATATAAACCACGATTCAAATATAACGCTTTGTTCTTATGCTGATTATTCCAATCATAAAAATCTTTAACAAACTGAGATAGAACATTATATAAGTAAGAATCATGACACAAACATTCTTCCTGCGCTTTACTACCATTAAGAAACATACCACCAGGATTCTTGTATGATGAAAAATTTAGTAATGCAGTTTTACCATCTGAGTATTTACCGGATGCCATAACCGTATCCGCATCTGCAACTATGATTTTTGTAGGTTCTTCTAATTCGTTTACAATATCTCCGTTACATATAAAATCAGTATCATAAATTTTAGTATTCTTGATGGATTGTGTAATTTTATCTCCGTGTAATTTCTGCATTTCAGTAGTATGTTTTCTTGCTCTCTGTGCTCTTTGGTCTTTGTTTTCCCAATATTCTTTTATATATGCCATACTTTATCTCCTATCAAACTTTGTTTTTATTTACTATCAAGTGCTCTAAATTGTTTCTTTTCGATGCTAAATGTTTCACATATTAAACTCATAGCGGCAACCAAATCTTCATAATAACCACCGTAACTAAGCTCATCTAATTCGTCTGCAAGACAATCTAAATTGTCAACTATTTCATATGGTGTCATAATTATCCTCCTTATCAAAGATTTATTTTATCTAGTTTCTTTATACCCGCCATTAAAATAAAATTGTGCCCATTCACAATTCAAAATTTGATGTTTAGACAATATAATCCAATCAGCTTCTCCATCTTTATTTATATAATTGCAGATATAACTATCATGCTCTGTGTCGTTTCTAATATCTTCAAGCGTCATCACATCAATCCCTTCTCCTGACCAAACGTTAATTTTATAGCGGTAAGTCTCTTGTATCTATTCCATCATCTTCAATATTTAACCAATCCAAGATAACTTTAGCACTATCATCCATTGTAAAATTTGTTTCAGATACAAGTTCTTCTGCCTCTGTGTATAAATCATCTAATTCCATAGATATCATATCCCAAGAAAAAAACATTCCTGCATGAAGGTCAACATTCCTAATACATTCTCTTGCAGTTTCAAGTCCACAATCTATTCCTATTTCCAATGCTTCTTTTAATTTCATAGCTTACTCCAAAATCAAATATTAGTTTGATTCTTTTAAATCAAATCCTAACTCTTTAAGATGTTGATGGATTTTAAGTTTTTCGTTTACTATTACTTCGTCGGTGGGGTCACTTATATAATTCATCAAAGAATCCCAAATCGTATTAAAAATATCTACTCTATATTTTTTATATAATTCATAATTCTTATCACTCATCATTTCTCCAATAAAAGCAAAATTCTATTGCTGTTTTCTATCTAAAATACTCTTTAGTATCCTAATATATCCTTAATTGGCAATAACGTTTCCACTGAAACTCCATCTTTTTCTTCATCCAAAGTTAAAACATAACCTTGTTTTTCAATGTCGTATAACTTACTAACAACATTGTTCAATTCTTCAAGCCTATTAGCCACGTCATGACACATGACAGACCAATTGTTTTCACAAGTTCCTACTCTATCGTTTTTATGTTTTTCTGCTAATCTTCTTAATTCATTAATCATTCTTTCTGTATTCATATAGGTCACCTCATTAAATGCCAAAGTTCTTTGACGGTGCAGTAAATGAAAATTTCTTACCACACTTACAACAAGTTTCTGTAATAGTACATGTCTTATTTACATCATCATATTTACAATCTGTATCATTACTTTTGAATTTATGATTTGTTAATCCGCATAAAAACTGTTTGATTTTCTTCATTTCTACCTCCATTTTCTCAATAAAAGAGTTGTTTTATCCAATCCACTCCTCGCACTTAAAACCATTCTCGTTCAACCAATCAGCTACCAAATGTCTATGACAGAAATCAGAAGGTTTTTCATAACAAATCAGACACACATCTTTCTCACCAATATTGTAGTCATACGATAATCTTGAAAAATCTAAAACAACATCCGTTGCGTTCAGCTTATCTAACACTTGCTCATTAAAGCATTTAATATAGTAGTCGTTATCATGATTCTCTTTCCATTTCATAAAAAAGTCATACTTTGGTGCTAACTTCTTATACTGCAATCCCTTATACCAATCAGGTGCTTTGCCACAAATTGAGATTGGTACAATGTTATCTGGTAATGATTTTAATTTTGCAAAATAACTTGTATATATCATTTTCTTCTCCTCCTGATAAAATGAAAATTTCATGACTAAAACACCCTTTTATTCTCTATCTTCACACATTTAAATGTTGTTACAGTTTGAATGTTCTTACCTATAATGTGTGATTCTACAAACACCTTCCCATTACTGTCCTTATATTTTTCTTCATGAACTATTGGAGTTTCTTCATCTCTTGTAGATACCGTTTGTACCATAACATCAATTGTTTTTCCATTCATAATTAACTGTGCAGGTACATTAAATGTTGTCTCGAATGTCATTCGCTTTACCTCTCTCATAGAAATCCGTCTCTGTTCTGCTCTTAACTAATCCTTCTCCAACCATAAAAGAGATGACATTAAACGGGCAATCTGCTACTTGTGGATTTTCTTTTAACCACTCTTTATATGCCTCTTCTATTTTCTTTCTATCTCCAAACCAAACCATTCTCTATCACCTCAAAACCATAATAGAATCGATATTGTTATATCATTGTTTGGGGTTGATTTTTCTTTATTTATTTCCCCAATATATATAATAATTAATAAAATACACTACACATATCAACGCAGCGCATATATGTGTACTAGGATGTATATTAATTCCCTTTATCCAACAACAAATACTTCTCAATATTTCATAAGCCCAAATTACGGCACATAATCCATTCATAATTTTCATAAAATACATCTTTTATTACCCCTTAATTCCGTACACCCAATAGTCATATTCTTCGGGTGTTAATCCTAAATATTCCCAAGGTTTCATCTTATCTTTATCTAATTCGTTATACCAATACAAAGCGTCTTGAAATAAAGTTTCAATAGCAATCTCAATTGCAGTTTTATATGCTCCATCGGTTATTTCTGGAAGATGTGACATTAAAACTTTTGCCGCCAATACATCATTCATAATAATTTCCCACTTCTTGATTAATTAAATATTTACCCAGTTGCATTTCTTCTGCTGTGCTGGTATAAATATCACAACGTTCTCCACTGCATACCATGCAACCATCACATCTTTGTAGTTGCATTTCCATTTTCATTGTGATATAGTCGGCTATTCTATCGTCACACGACTTAATATTTATCCAATCATAATTGTTCATATTCTTCACATCCTATCTCATTACTTTCCGCTACTACCCAATTTACCCACACCTCTAAGAGATGGAATTTTGGATAATTCATCATAACTAATTTCTTCTGTATTGAGCTTTGGGAGTTTAAATAAGATGCCTTGAGCAATTGCTTTAGAATAAGGATAGAAAAGACAATCTGAATAATATAGCCCATATTTGTGTATATGTTCTTCTCTAGATAATTTGGAAATGATAATATCGCGTTTGCCCAAATTGGTAATAGGGGCAACAATTTCTCCACGATAACCAGAATCAATTACTCCAGCCATCTGTGACATTCCTTTCGTTCCTGTTGAACCACGTTCTTTTAAAATAAACACATAATCATCACTAAATGCTGTTGCTATACCAGTAGGAATCATTACTGTTTGTCCAGATTCTATATAAATACATTCCTGCGGAAAATTAGCGTATAAATCATAGCCTGCATCTTCTTCATTTTTAGTTGGAATAATTGCATCAGGTCGCACCTTTGCAAAATATAATATATCTGTATTCATATTGTTTGTTCTCCTTATCTGTTTGATTAGAGTAGTAAGGGGATGCCCCCTTACATACTCACTCTATCCGCGATTTCCGCATTCTTTGCTTCGTTATAACGTGTATCACCATGTACTCTAGTGAATCCTAAATAGCCATTCATACGGTCAATTTTCGTAATCATGGAACTTCCACATTTAGGGCAGACATCCATTTCCACTTGCTGATAGCCACAATCTTCACAATAACACATTGCAAGATTTACCCCCTCATAAAACCCTTTATCCATAGCTCTAAGCACGAGAGTTTTAATTGCTTCCTTGTTATAACCTAAGTTATATCTGACATACTGAATTTTTCCACCATTGAAATAATCCCAAAATCTTTCTTCTTTATCTTGTTTTTCAATAGGTGACATTTCTTCAGATACATGACAGTGAAAACTATTACTTACATAAGGCTTATCTGACACATTTTCGATAATCCCATACATTTTACGGAACTGTTCTACTTGTAAACCACAAAGGCTCTCAGCAGGCGTTCCATATATTGCATATAGAATATTATCTTCTTCTTTAATTCTATCTACATAGTTCTGAATATACTGCATTACTTCTAAAGCAAATTGTCCATCTTCTCTAATAGAGTTACCATTATATAATCTCTGTAATTCGTTTAGAGCAGTAATACCATAACTAATTGTCATAGGAGGAAGAATTGACTTAATCTTCTCTTCTGGTTTTAAATTACCACCATATAAACCACCCTCACAGAAAGCAATAGGATTTACACTCGCTCGAAGTTCTCCAATATAATCATAAGTACGCTTATGTAATCCTCTGATAAGTTCAAGATAATGTTCCAATACTTCAAAAAAGTCTTTTGATTCTTGTCTTGATTTTGCTAAAATCATCGGTAAATTAAGCGATACAACACCTAAATTACATCTTCCTTCAAATACTGGCTTGTCATCCTCATCCGCAGGATGCATTCCACCTCTTTCATACCATGGAGAAAGGAATGCACGACACTAACTGCTTTCGCAGTTTGGACTATATCTTCATCTATTATTCTATTACCAAATAATAGATGCTCGGCACTTCCACATAAGGACTTTCACCTTATATGTACTCTACTCGCTTCTTCGCATAAGTTTTTCTCTTATGCTATGCTTTCGATAGTCTCTTGACTTTCTTCAACGTATTCAAATAAATAATCATAATTATTAGTTAATTTTTCATCTTTTAATATCATGGTTACTGTCTTTCTATTAATATGTAAATCTTCACACATACTTCTTATAGATTTATAAGTTTTAAAATATTTACCATTTTTCTTATAATAGACGTTTATCGCATGACATCTTGACTTATATTTATATAATTTGTTATCATAACCATGTTGGGTGTTATCACTATTTGTACACCACTCTAAGTTATCTATATTATTATTTAACTTATTTCCATCTTTATGATTGACTTGTGGTAGATTATTTGGATTAGGAATAAACGTATTGGCGACCAACCTATGTACACGTTTATAACATTTCTTACCATTTGAATCTCTTAAAACACATTGGTAATACCCAACGGTATCTATCCACTGACCAATTTCTTTGTTTCGTTTAGTATCATAAATCACACCGTTAATGTTGATTCGATATCTCTCAAAACCTTGAATTTCTTTATTTATAATTATTGTTTCTATATAAAATTCACCTTCTTTAAAAGTGAATACGTTGAATATTAGCACAGGATTATCATAATAATGACTTCCCCTGTTAGCCAATTCATTAGCCATCATTTCCTATGGTTACTATTCGTTGAATTGACACCTTATATATATAAGTTCACCGAGTTTTACATGAGCTATCATATTAACCCATTGGACTAATCACTCTTTTATATTTCTTATACATTTCAGGTACATATCCATTACCAGTTAAAGATAACCAATCAGGATACATGGTTTTACTACTACAATCAATTCCTGCATTAAATACATCTGCATTTGGATACTGTTCAGAACCATCTCCGTGAAGTTCTTTATCATATAAGAATACAATCTTAGGGAATAAAACAGGACGCTTAAATCCTTTCTTACCTTGGCCCTCACTATGTACTTGGAGTAAAGTAATAGCGGCCATTTTGCCAAATATATCTGTTGCTAATCCTATAGTCATGGTAACGAATGGGTAATCGCCCCTAGAAGAACCAACTGTATTTAACTTATATTCAATGCCTTGCCAACCTTGTTCAAAGTCTCTTCTGACTTTATCAAGAGCATATTTTATAGCTCCTTCGTCTTTAACTCGACCATTCCAAGACACTTGACTTAATACATCATTTTCAACTTTTCTATATTCTTCAATATATTTTCTATAAGACTTCTCTGCATAAGGTGCTAAAATCTTATCAACTTCTGGTACAGTAAACCCTCCGTATTGCTGTGCAGCTGTTGAAAGGATAATATCTCCCATAACATCGAATGCAGTATCAAGTGAATTAGGCTCGTTATACCAAACGTTCCCCATTTCAAAACCGTTATGCATAATATGGCCTACACGCATCAAACAGCAATTAAAGGAATCAAGTCTAGCACTCCTATCATGGATATAGATGTACCCATCTTTCATTGCTTGCTTTTCATCAAGTGTTAAGAAAAACTTCTTATATAATTCACTGCTCAGTTCGTTATAAATTAAACTTCTCTTTGTTGCCACCAAAGCAGAATCAGTATTAGCATTACTCTTATCACCAATGTATCTAATTGCTTGACTTCTGGCGTATACTTTATCCATCATATGAACAAAGTCTTTTTTATAATTTCTATATTCTTTATACATTTTCCCCACTATTGGATATAATTCTTCCAATACGGCTTCAACGATATTATGCATTTCATAAATTTCAGTTTCTTCTAAATCATTTTCAACGAGTTTTTCCCAGACGGCGTTACAAATCAACTGATAATCATTAGCATTTAATTCTACCATTGCTCGTCTAGCAGCTTTATTACAAGCATTAATTATTTTTTGTTCATTATAATCTTCTAATGTGCCATCTTTTTTAATAATCCTCATTCAGTTACTCCTCTAGTTATAATTTTGAATAAAATGGCTATAAATCCACTCCATTGCATGTTGTTGGGAATCAAAAGTTACCCAACTATATTCCTGTTCCCATGGATAAATGGTGTCATCAAATTCATTAAAACAAACAATGGGAATATGGCATAATTTAGCCGCTGTAAGTTCTCCCATAGTTCCTAATGAATTTAGACTATTGTGACCATTAAATAGAATTAAATCTGCGTGACAAGCCTGATATAAACAGAATTCCATAATTTCACGTTCAGATTGATGTCGCTGTTCTTCTACTGAATAATAATCATTAATATTAATTACTCGTACTTCCACCATATCAGATGCTTCACACTGTAAATTTTTAAAATACTGTTGAGCGTATTCTCTCCATGAACGACTTTCTTGTTCCGTCACTCCTGAACATGCCCCAGCAGTATAAATCGTAAAAGTTTTTATGGTAATTCACCCACTTTCTTCGTGACAAATTTTAGATATTTATCCCACAAACCGACACTATGAATATAATCTTTACCCTTGAGTCCACGCTGTCGCATATCGGCAACAATTACTTCTTTTGGACGTTTTTTAGTGGCTAAAGAATTAATAAATTCCTTACATAAATGTCCTAATGCTAAGTAGGATAATCCAGATGGTTCAACAATTGCGTTATATTTTTGCAAATCTTCCTCTGGTATTGTGTATTTAGTTTTTGGTAAATTTTTAATGGAAAATGGACTGATTGAAGCACCACTTGTCAGCGGTTGAAAATAAGATACGAGTTTTGAAAAGTTCTTATCATAGAATTGAATTATGACTTCTTCATCAGATTCTCGAACAGATAATATATTATCTATTAACCCATCGGCTTTGATTGCTCTTATTATATTTCTACCACGTCCTAACGACGGACAATAAAATTCTAATATTCCTTTACCGTAATAAAATATTTGACATTTATTTGTACATTTAATATATACATCTGAAGTACATAAACTACCGTCAGGTTCTCGTGGAAAATCATTTGTCTGCAAATCATAAGGAGCGAGCAATCTATATTGCCCCTTATATTTGGATAAATAATAAGACATATTGTTTTCCCGTCCTTTCATTTTCATTATACAATTTTTGTCAGGACATGTTCATTTTAAAAATCTAATTTTGGATGTTCTAATTCATACAAACATTCTTTTAAATAAGTTTGCTTCTTAGAAACACCCTCTTTTGAACATGCCATACGTAAAGCATTACTTTCCGCTATTACTTCTGTATGTTTCTTTGCTCTAGTAATACCTGTATATAACAGTTCTCTAGTTAATAAACTATAACCTGAAAAATCCACGCCCAAAATACAATAATCACATTGTGAACCTTGCATTTTATGTACTGTAATTGCATATGCTGGCTCAATACTAGACAAATCACCACCAGATACAACAACTTCTCCTATACCAACAAAATCAATAATGGCAATTTGTTCATCATCAAACTCATCTTTGGTAATTTTACGAATCATACCAATACTGCCATTGAAAATATTTGGTGTAGTTTTATAATTATTTTTTGTATTTATTACCTTATCACCCTCACGTAAAATAACTGGTTTACCACGTTGGATATAAGTGTACTCTGCTCTATATTTACTTGCTGGATTATATAACTCCTGAATCGCATTATTTAATACATATGTACAAGCTTGTCCTTTATCTTTAACAGGAACAATTACTTGAATATCCATGATGTTTTTCTTTTCATCTAAACGTTTTTGCACGCTCTGCATAATATTATAAAAAGTATTACTTCTATCATTATAACAAGTAATAGTTAAATCCTGTAATTTACCAAGGGTTTGAGTTCCTACCCAGCCTTTATTAATAATCTGGTATCCATGACGAATCTTTCTACTTTCGGTAATAATAGCACTATCTGCGGCCTGTCTATGAATTTCTTGTAAATGAACCACAGGAATAGAACCAGAATTAATCATATCATAAGCAACATTTCCACACCCGATAGATTCCAACTGCGCAATATCCCCTAGCATAATTAACTTAGCCCCATCTCGTATTGCACGAATTAAATCATAAAAAAGAAAAGCGTCTATCATCGAAATTTCATCTACAATAATGATTTGATGAGATAAAGGATTTTCATCATGAAATGCGAAACCATCTTTATTTATTTCCTCTGTACAAGGATATCCCAACAAACGATGAATGGTGTAGCCCTCTGCTCCAGTAACTTCACTCATTCTAGCCGCTGCTCGTCCCGCTAAACTTGTTTGTGCAAATGAATAATTAGGTAGCGCTTTCAACATTGCACTCACTAAAGATGTTTTACCACAACCAGCCTCTCCATATACAATACACACATTATTTTCTAATGTAGTCTGAATACCATTTAACTGTTCTTCTGTATAATTCCAACCTTGTGCTATTTCTAATTGTTTAACATCTTCGCGCCAATCTGTGTATGAAGTAATGGGAGTCGCATCTCTCAATCGAAGCAATTCTTTTGCTATGTTCTGTTCTACATTATAATATTTGCTTAAACCAATTTTTGTTTTATCGTTGTTGTAATATACAATACCCTGATTGTATAAATCGTGGATAGCTTTTACTACTGTTTCATCCGCGACTTCTTCGCCAAGAGTTTCTAATAAAGCACCAAATAATTCATCTGGGGTAACCCATGAATAACCATTTTCCCCCATTGAATTAAGATAATATTTAATATAAGCTATTACACGTTCTACTCCATAAGGATTGATACCGCCCTCTAATGCAAATTTATCAGCAGTAGACCATCCTACTCCATCTATTTGCATTAATGTGTATGGGTTATGTTTCACTGTCTCAATTACAATTTCGGGTGATTTATATTTGGCTAATAGTTTCTGAATCATAAGCTGAGTTAAATTAAAATCTTCTAACTCAATATAAATATTAGCCAAATGATAATGCATATTAAATCTATCTACCCATTCTCCTGCTCTGTGTAAACCACAACCATTAATTTTCACAAGAGAAGCGACATCGCCTTTTTTCAAAGTCTCAAATGGATTGTCCAATGCTTGATACATACTGTCTACTTGATTAGGAGTAAAAATGGTTGACAGAAATTTTTGCTGACCGTCTTTATCATCTACACTTAAACTTAGTGCATTGATAATTGTTTTAATTTCATATTGTTCTCCGAATTTTGGGTCTGGAGCATATATGGCAGTTACGATATATTTATTACCTATTTTGGGCTGAATCATCGTACCCTTTAAAACTATGATTTTATTTGATAATTTTCCCGAAATTATATCATCTACGCTACATTTTATAATGCCCCAGTCGTTTTTATAATAAATAATATCTTCAATGGAACACGTTATTTTAATTTTATCTTCGTCCATATTCTGTATGTTTTTGCTCATATTTTGTCCCTATTTCTATGTTTAAGAGCATAAGTGGAGAAATAGTCGTCTAAAATATTTAAACGGCTTATTTCTCTCTCAGCTCGTTATACGTTATTATCTATGACTAGATTTGAAGTCGCTCTGCTTGTACAATTAATTCCTTTTCATCCGTAACTTCTACAATTTTGTTAATGGTGTGATTAAAAATCGAATCGTTATACACTTTTAAGAAGAATTGGTCTCCCATTCTCATACCATGACATAATAAAAGCGTTCCTCGTTTTAACCAACTTTCTTCCAATCTTTTCTTTTTACCATTCTCTTCTGATACCTGAGATATGGTTTTGTTATAATAAGCATAAGCTCCCTTATTTGTTTTTACTGTTACTACTCCATATCTAGTCAATAAAGTAAATGAATGATGATTATTATCATTCGCTAATACTGTTCCAGCCAAACGGCTAATTTTATATTTAGGAAACGCTCGTGGTTCTCCGTTAATACGACGGGTGTACCACTCATAAGGTTCTGGTTCTTCTGGTAAATCAAAGTAATTGACAATTCCATAATGCTTTTCATCTACCCCGTCTAACTCATGTTCCGCATCATAATAGCTTAATGCTTCCATATTCCAATGAGGTACTGTACCAGAAGCGTGTTTCTCCCATAATTCATTAAATAGTTTTTGATTGTATAAGTTTAGTGTTTCTTCTTTACTCATCCAATCTCTAAACGTTTTTAATTTGGTTTCGACTTCTTTCAAGAAGTTCTTTTCAGAGATAACATAATACGAATTCTTCACTTCAATTACTGCATCTTCGGAGAAATTAGCCACGAAAAATGATTGAGAATTGCTATCTAATAGAAAATATCTGTCATGATAACCGCACTTCGGAACTTTTTTATCTGGGTTTACATATAATCTATCTAACCCATCTGGATGTAAAACATAATCTTTAAAGTTCAGAATACGTATAATAATGTCAAACTCATCAGGAATCATTTTCATTTCAACCATTTTACCCATTTGAGACATGGTGAGATTATCACATGGTTTAAACACATAATTTTCTAAATATAACCGCATAGTTTTAGTACGGTCTGTATTGTGTAGTTCGGTAAAACTACCGCCTTTGATTAACTTAATCATTTGTGCATTTGTGAGTAATTTGGTGACGATAAGTTTGTCACAGAAATCTTGAAATGAATTATATGGTCGGTGCTCTAGAATTGTTTGTACTGCTTCTGTTCCGATTCCATTGATTGCTTTAAGACTGAATAAGATACGATTATTTTGTTTATCCACTTTAAAACCAAAATCCGCTTCATTAATAAGTGGTAAAGCTACTTCTGTACCACTCTGTTTAATTGAAGCAATAGCCGTAGACATTTTTCCATAGTTAGTTCCATCGTTTGCATCTTCATTATATGACCCAGAATCTACAACCAAATTGGCCGCAGACCAATAGATTGAACCATATTTATAACATAAATTCAGTTCCTGCAATCCCAATAAACTGTAAGCAAGACAATGAGAACGATTAAATCCATCATTTATACCCCCGATTTCTCGGTATTTCTATAGGGATTAGACTATATCTTTAGAGTAAAATACTCTATTCGGCACTTCCATCTGTGCTAATCTCAGATGTACGTAATAGTCGTTACACCTTCCTTATGTATAAGGCTTGGCACGGTATTACCTTATCTTACGACTTAGGCTTTCACCGTTAGCATAACAAAAATGTTACACACCGTTTTTGCATACGTTCACCGAATTTTACGTGAGCAGGTTTGTTTACCCACGTTGCATGAAAATTAATACAAACCACACATAACGAATTAATTTATTTGATAATTGTTTTTCTTTTGCGTTTTGTAAAAATTCCTGCTGTAATATTTCAAAATCTTTTGGAGACTTCTTCGCTACAGATTTTCTCAACTTGTCTGCCCATGCTAATGAAAAACCACCAATCTTAGGATGCATAACTAACAGAAATAAGTATTCCTGCGCTTCACAAATACCATAGGAAATACCTAAAATATCCTTTAATATATCTTGTTCTTCCTCTGTAAGTCCCATACTAGACATTTCCTGATACCATAAATTAATATCATTTTTAAATCTAGCATACTTCTCAAGCGGTGCTTCCCCACCCTTTTCTTGTGCCATAAGTCTCATAACTGAGTTTAAAGCTGCTAAATCATCTACTGAATGTGGTTTTGATAACGAAATGGCTTGAATCCCCGAAGCCTTCTCCATCTGGAAAAAGCTTAATACTTTATGTTCCCACAGTAATTTCCACATTTCTTCTGCATCACGTTCTAAAGTATATATACCTAAATACTTTTCATAAGTATCTTTGAGAGTTCCTTGCCACTCAATAACACCATCCTCTAATAGTAAATTCATACAAGCATGAATCTTGTCGAGTGCTTCTACAGACAGACAGTCGAATTTAATTAATGATAATTTTTCACATTCATGTAAATCAAATTGAGTAATAATATCTCCTGAATTGGTTTTCATCTGTGCTGCTACTTCTGTAAATGGTTCATCTGTTAAAATAATGCCCCCAGCATGAGAACCTACCCCATTTACCAAACCTTCAAACTTCTGTGCACACTCCCATAATTCAGGGTATCTTTCCATTTCACGAACAAATTCCATTACAGGGCGGTTATCTTCATCTCCAAAATACATCTGTTTAAAGGAACGTAATTGTCCTCTATCTGCTACAATTAATGAAGATATATACTGTGCCGTATCATTATCTATACCCAATCCTCTAGCACTGGTTAAAATAGCACTACGTGGTTTTTCGGTAGATAACGTCATAACTTTACTAATTCTATCTGCACCATAAGTGTCACGGAATTTTCGCATAACCGCTTCTCGTTTAGAACCCTCAATATCTACATCAATATCTAATGGCGACGCACGTTCGGGATTTAAAAATCTCCAGTGAAATGTTTTCGTTTTTTCTTTTAAAGGGTTAATCTGTGTAATATTTAATATATAATTTAGAATAAATCCTACACCAGAACCTCGGCCACATCCTACTAATGATACTTCCCATAAGAGTTCTACAATATCTTTAACATCTAATAAATAGGCCGACCAACGTACTTTCATCTTATCCGAAGCAATAATTAATGAATCCAAACATTCTGCAATTGCCTCATAAGTTTCTGTGTTGCAAAGTTCTTTTGGCTTTCTTTCCAGTTCATTCACGATTTCTCTACACAAATGTCTATCTGGCTCATATTCAGAAAGGAAGAAATAATCCAAATGAGGAATCAATGGTTGATATTTTTTGAATAAAGATGGGTCTGGTTCAGATGAATTAAATGGTACATACGGAATACGCATCGGTTTGCGCAGGTCATATATTTGCACCATATCATAAATCAATAAAGTATTATCCAGACCTCTTTGTACCGCTTCTTTCCCTATATAAGCATCCATAAAGTCATGAATTTCTTCCGAAGTCATCACATAAGTTGTTTCATAAAAATCATCAACTTCTCTATCTCCGTCCTGACTTTCTAAAAAGATTTTGTGGAATTTTCTATCTTCTTTCTTTAAGTAATGGGAATCCGTGCTGATAATATAAGGCGTGTTTGTGATTTCAGATAAGCGAATTAGATATTGATTAACTATAATCTGTTCCATTTTAGGCGAAGGTTGTAATTCCAAAAAGAAATAACCTTGTCCAAAAATTTCATTCATATATTCAACCCAACTAATACATGCGCCCCATAATTCGGGGTCTTTTGTGGCTTCAAATTCCAATATTTTGGCAGGTAAAATACCTCCCAAGCAAGCAGAAGAACCGATAATATGACCTTTATATGTCTCCAACATAGTTTCTAATTCGTCATAATATGTTGGTACACGCATCATAACATTCATAAAAGCATTGTTTAACCATGATTGTGTACTTAATTCTCTAATACCCTTATGTCCAAAAGAATCTAAAGCCAGTAATATAAAGTGCGGATATTTCTGTCCTTTCTTATTTTCTGGTGTTACATCACGAGTGCATAAATAGATTTCATTTCCCAAACCTATTTTAAAATCTACCCATTCTGGATTATCTTTATGGCTATAGAAATATTCTATTGCCGATAAGCTAGAAGTGACTGATTCATGTCCTGTTAGGCAAATTCCTTTTAAACCTATATCATGTGCATATTGGATAATATCTGATACCTTGTTAATTGAATCACGTATACGCAAATTACTATCTCGGTCTGTGTGGTTGTGTATACTAAAATAACTCATGCTATTACCTCTTTATTTATAGAGTAAAAAAATAGGCTTAAATAAATACCGATATTCATCTTCTTTATCAAGCCTATTTCTATATTGTTTCTATATTATTATGTTTAGTTTAGAGATACAATAGGAGTTGCATTACTCTGAACCTGTGGAACACTACCATTCCACTTATCATACATAATTTTTTCAATCAATTCAGGAGTTAAACTTTCTGCAATCTTTTGATTTGCTTCAGCTTCTGCTTCTGCGGCAATTAAAATTGCATCCGCTTCTGCCTGTGCCGCAATGATTTTTCGCTCTGCTTCAATAGCGGCGGTCTCCTTATTCTTTCCTGCTTCAATTAAAGCAACTTCTTTCTCTTTCTGAGCCTGAATCTTAGCTGTCTGTGCTTCAATATTAGCAAGTTCCAATTCCTGCTGTGCTGTTACTTTTTTCTGAATAGCGGCAGCAGTTTCTTCATCTACAGAAATATCTGTAAAGTTCACAGTGTCAATAATAATTCCATAAGGTGCAAATTTCTCTTTTAAATAACTGTCTAATTCTGCATTAATTGCTGTACGCTGGTCGCCAAAAATATCTGTTACTGGGTATTTAGCAGATACCTCCTGTGTCCATGCCACAATCTTTGGTTTGATAAAAATATCTTTTACTTCTTCTCCAGAACGCCCCTTGAACTGAATGAAAGTATCTGTTACTTTTTCTGCATCAAACTTATAAGAAAATTCAAGATTTACCCTTACTGTTTTACCATCAGAAGTTGGGATATTAAAACTTTCATCTTTCTTTGAATCACCCTTATCTTCTGAAGTTAAATAACTCTGCTCAATACCAATTGAATAATTAATTACTTTTTTAGTAGGAGACACGATGTGCCATCCCTGTGTTAACGTTTCATCAGTTACACCGTTTGCTACACTGTAAATTACACCAACATAACCCGCTGGCACTTTTTCGATACATAATAACAACATAATGATAATACCGATGAAAATTACACCTAGACTAATACCACCAATTTTACCTTTCATCTTTTTTCTCCTCTTCTGTTTCTTCGCTCATAGCTTCCATGGCATAATTCCAAATACGTGCCACAAAAGTTCCAAATGGTTTATATATTCCAGCTAATAAAAGCCATATAATAAATACTCCTAAAAGTACTAAAATAATCAATGCGGGATTCATAATGTTACTCCTCTAGTTCATCTATATGTGAAAATTCTTTTGCATGAAAGAATTCATTATATACATCATATCTGGATTGAATATCTAACCAATTAATCGTCTTATTATTCTCTTTCGCCCAATTAATAAATTCAGCTATATGGCCACAACAAGAAAATTCTGAGCATCCTGCTCTATATATACAATTGGGTACTAACACATTTGCCAATTCTTCTTCACCCGCTTGTTTAATTACTTTTTTCAAATCTTCCATATAATGTCGCGTTTCATCAGAAGCTTGTCTACATAGACGGTATCTTGATACATTAATTAGTGCCTGTAAATTGGCTTCTATATCCATATTTACTAATGTATCTTGTCGCGCCGCGTCTCTATCTATTCCTGTTCTATCGCTTCTTTGAGTAGAAACCCATTTTCCCACCCTAGCCAATGTCTTGCAAAATGCACAGAAATCCAAGATTTAATACCGTCCCAACTCCATTTTATTTTTCCAAGACGAATTGGCGAATGTTCTGAAATAAGGATTTTTTTAATAAACTCACGAGTGGCTGGAATAGATGTATCTTCTTGATTTGTTGTGTGACGACATTGATTTTTTATTTCAGTCCAATCTAATGAAATTTTCTGTATTTGCGTTTTCATATTTACCGCTTTCTATTTTTCTTTATGTTCAAATGATATATTCCCTACTTATCAGCCATGTGTCTAATCTAAAGTCTAATACAAACATACTTATAACCTAAGCCATGGATTTGAAAAAACGTTACGATTTAAGCGTTAAATACCTACGAATAGGTAATTAAACTTTGATAGAAATAAGCTTTTATCGTTACTCTTTAAACTATAAAAGTTAAATTTTAAACTTTACAGTCTCACCATTAGATTTAAATAGATGTTAAGCGCTCTCTATTTAACCAAATAATCTGTTGTTTTGGTCATTAATATCAGCCCAAATCTTCTATTAAACTTACGTTCCTCTGTAGAAGTAAATTTACTTGAATAATTTTTAGAGAGGGTTTGTTTTGTTTTTTACATGATTCTGCACCCACAAAAGAACCATGGTTTGTAATTTAAGATTTTCGATAAGCAAGGAATATGATTAATTACATTTAATATTCAATTTCGATAATAGTCAGAGCATTGCTGACAGATAAAGCACTATCAACTTCTGCTGTAAAATTATCAATTTTCTGTGTTAATAACTCAATCTGCTTATGTACGTCAATCGGGTCAACTAATACCGCAGTATTGGCCTCAATATATGTTTTACGAGCCTTGTCAAACTCGTCTACATTTGTACGACCCTCTTTGTTACCAAGCATACCAGTAACATAATCATCAGCTTTCTTATCCAGTGATTCATTATGTTTCATAATAGTAGCCTGTGCTGACATGTACTGTCTCTGTAATTCTGCTAACAAGATTGTGTCAAATTCGATGCCATGGTTTTTCATTTCAATAGCCTCAGCCACCGTATATTCCACTCCACCAATTGTTACGATTGTCTTTGCGTTAGAAAGAACAATTGCTTTTTTAAGAGCTGCTCTTCTACGAATTAAATCTGTAACAGATTCAAATCCAGCCTTCATCTGCTCTTTTTTCTCAGCCAATGGTACACCGCTAATCTGCTGAACATTATTTTTAACCTGTGTTACGTATGAATTCTTATCAATCGCATTAATAATTCTAGAATCCAATACTTTTAAACTAGCTAAAGCCGAATGAATTGTCATTGTCTCTTTTGTCATAGCTCGTTCTCCTTTTTAATAAAATTTAATGATTAATAGTTAATAATATGGAATACAATTCCTTACTCCCCTTGCTGGATTCGAACCAGCGCTCCTCGGGTCAAAGCCGAGTTCCTTAACCGCTTGGATAAAGGGGAAAATTATTTGCGTTTTTTATTGTTAGCCGCAACCCTAACATAACTTATATAAAGTTTAAAGAAATGAATTAAAGAAAGGAGGTATTTAAGATGTGCCAAAACTTTCTGTCTCATACATCTTACATTTACATTATACAATTTTTAATTTAGTATGTTCATTTTATTTTAGTAATTTAAAAAACAATTTTTCGTTTTGCCGTTTGTTCTTCTATCGGCTTTTCTTCATAAGATTTATTTACTTCAAAAGTTTTGTTTGTGGGAGTCCAAAGTGAATGGTATTCACACAGATTGTTGTATTTTTGTGCACCAGTGTTTGTTTTTGAATAAGAACACCATGCACACAAAGGTGTTGGACTTGGTTTCCAGATATGAGAAGAACCACATTGGTCGATTCCGTTTAATAATTTATCCAACGCTTTTACCAAACGTTTTTCCCAACCTTTAGTTAAAGCATGTTGTTGGTCATTAATTAGAATAAATCTATATAATGATTCAATTGGTAAAACACCAAATTCTAATAAGATAGCTAAAGCATATATTCCAAATTGTAATGAAGTAGCTACGTCACTACTTGAATATAATTTTTTAGATGTTTTATAGTCTGTGGTTCTATAATATGTTTCTCCGTCTACTACTTTTTTATCAATTCTATCTATATAACCATGAATAATAATCCGATTATCATATACAAATTCAAAAGGATGTTCAAATAATATTGGCATCCAATCATCTGTTTCCATTTCATGATGTAAAACCTCATCAAAAATCTTCATCTTATCTTCATAGGTTTTTCCACTTGCGTTGTCAGGAGCATACCAGTCTTCCATATATTTCTTTTTGAGAGTGTTCACTCCAGACAACGGTTGCGTGGTTTTTTCATCTAATTCAGTTACACCATTAATTAAATAATCGGAAAGTCGTTCATAGTCTACTTTACCCCCATCACTGTTCAGCATTTTCCCTTTTTGCTCTAATACATAATGACAAATTGAACCAAGTTCCGTTGCCAAACTGGATTCAAAAGAGAACTTTTTTTCTACATATTTATAATAGTACTGCATAGCACATTTTTTATATGTATCCAGTTTCGTATAACTCGCCATTTTAAGAGTTTGTCTATCTGCTTCAGTGACTGGTCTTATTTTAGTTAACAATGATTCCATTTTGACCATCCTTTACAGTTTATGAACGGTGCAAAACTTTTAAATCTTCTGGAGTAATAACTATTTTATCATCCAATAATTGTAATAATACGTCTTTTCCCCTATCTGTAGGAGAATCTTTTCGTCGTAATAAATTTTGTCTATCCATTAATAAACTTATTTTGACATAAGGCACTAATGGACTTACCTTTTTTAGTAATTTATGATAATAACTCTCGGCTTCAAAGCTGTCATGTTTTTCATATTCCTTGTCAAAACCAATAATAACCTCTTCAACTCCGAGCACGTCTATTAATAATTTACATTGTGTCAGTGTAATATTTGAACCGCATACACTAACTGCATATGAACTATCTCCAAAATAACTATAGTTCTGCATACATGACTTTTCACTTTCTAAGAGAAGACATTTCTTGGTCTGTTGTATACGCTCTTTTGTAACGTTGATTCCGTATAAATTACTTCCCAAACTATGACTTAAAAAGTTATTTTCAAACATTAAAGGCATGTATTTTCCATTAAACTGTTCTATATCTTTTTCATCCAAAAACCGTCCACGTATTCCAATCAATCGGTTGTCTTTATCCCTATGTGGTATGATAATCTGATTAGTTAATCCATAATATCCAATCTCATATCTACTCAATGCTTCTCTAGAAATATTGTCATTCAACCATTCTTCATGTGGCACATAACAAAACATTTCTAAAATATTTTCATTTATTTCATTTAAAATTGGGATGGCTTTTGGTTTTTTTTGTGCTGCTTTTAATCTTTCAATCCATTCAAAATCAGTAATTGTAGAACTGGATTCAGATTTTGTTTCTCCTTGGTAATCTGCATATCCCACAATATTTGCTATATATAATAGAGCCTTATACCATGTGATAGTTTTACCTTGGTTTCTATTTCCACGAATCACCAGCTCAATCGGGCTAAAACTGTCTCCACAGGTATAACAATGAAACATTCTTCCTTTTGAATCTGGTACATTATCATTAGGTTCATGATAATAAGCCAATTTGTACGGTGAATCTCCGTTGTGGCACAATTTAGTACTGAACCATAAATTATCTTGGTTATCAGTTTTATAATCAGGACACCCTAACTCACGACAAATTGTAATAATATGTTCTTTGGTAAGGGTTTGTAGTATCGCATCTTTATTTAAATACATTACTCATTCCCCCTACCAATCGAACTTAGTTGCAGTTTTAGTTTCTGTCTCTTCTGAAGAAGTGTTTTGTTGTTCAAAGTCTTCTTCTTTCATAATATGGCTATTAGCTTCTATTACTTTATCCATACATTCAATCTTAGTAAAATCAACATTAATCAAATTAAAATCAAAATCCGTTACAAACACCGTTTTTTCTCGCATACAACCTAAATCAATATGCGAAAAAATAATAATACGTGTTAATTTTCCTCGACGCACTTTATATACCCAATGCATCATATTAATTTGTGGACAATTAACTATTTTCTTAGTAATGTTTTCTATCTTTTTCAATTCTGATTGCGTTGGCCGCATAGAAATAATACCAACATCAATCTTATTCGCAATCTGCTTACTACCTTGTAAACAGTTTTGGTCTTTATATTTCGCTTCCATTGCTTCATAATTTAACTGCGTAGAAGACATAATGAAAATATTTAATTGTTCTGCCAATGCTTTTAATCGTGTACTGAAAATACTGAGTAACTGATATTCCTGCATTCTCATACTTGACTTAGCACCAACTTCTGTTATTAATCGTAGGGAACTATGAAGATAATCAAAGAATACATAGTTTACACTATATGTATTATGATAACGTTTGATAATGTTTTCTATATCTGAGATACTAAAATCTGTACATACACAAATGTACAAAGGACTTGATTGTATGTATTGAATTGCTTGCTGGACTCGTTCATACTCACCAGCTTCATAATCTCCATATAAAATATGTTCTTCGTTAACACCGCTAATGGTTGCCAAAATAATTGTTTGACATTCATCTTCGCTCATTTCTGTTGAAATAAATAAGGCTGGACATTCAAAACCAGTGTATTCCCATTGTTTGCTTTTTACATTCCAATGATAAGGAACACTAATATTACATACATCCATAATAGCCTGTCTGGACTTAGACGAACCAGTAGTACCTGAGCGTAAATAGAATTTACCTAAACGCATTCCTCTACACGCGGTATTCAAACCACTAGAAGTTAATGGCACTCCAACATCAGGTGTTTCACATAACTCTTCAACCAACTCACTCAGTTTATCTCCTGCTTGTACATCTACAGTTAATGTATTGGTACAATATTTCATCTTAGGAGTTAAAACCAAATCATTTTCTATTTGTTCAATAATACTTTCTTCTGTATAATTATCGAATTTGATTTGTTCTGTTTCAACCTCGGAAGGATTGGTTAGAGTTGCATTAAATATTAGATTGGTATCATAACCTTTATTTGCGTAATAACGCAACAGGCTATATTTTTTTAATCTATGATAGAAGTAGTCATAGTTTCCAATATCCACCATGCTACGAGCAGAAGTTAAATATTCCAACCCCTTGTTATTTTGGAATATATTATATTGATTTTGATACTGACTTAAATAAGAATCTATAGTAAATTCGTCTATATGTTCACACCCTTGCATAAATAAATTATACATGGAGACAAATAGAATTTCATAAAACGGCTCAGTGTTAAAATCACTACGGTCTAACGGTCTATCTATATCACTTAGCAAGCTAGGGTCTTGCATGATTGAGCCAAATATAGCCAAATAACTACGTTTACATACCAGTTGTTCGTTCATTCACGAACCACCTTTCTAGACTATATCTTCGATATTCATCTGTTTAATATTTTTCTTCTTGTGAGGGTTAATTTTTATCACTTTTTCGTGATAAAAGTTATTAACTTGTATTTCCCTATTTTGCTCTTCTATTGTTTTGAGCGCTGTATAGAATTGTCTTCCCTCATCTAATATGTAAGGAAATAGACCTATACAATCACCTACTGGTTCGTTTTGCATTATGTCCAGATGCCAATAAAATATATTATACATTTCTTCCCAAGAAGAATTGTATTGCTCTACATACCTAGCACTTAATGTATAAAATTTTGCACCTAATTGCTCCACCTCTAACACGCTCGACATATAATCAAAGAATTTTTGTTTTGCTTTATATTCTTCTTCGCTTATAGGTTTTGCAATTTCCTTTGGTGCTTTAACAGTTTGGCGTTTTTTTGACTTTGCCTTTTCTGCTAATTGTTCTTGTTTATTAGATGCTAAGGCTTTCATGCTGGCGTTAAAACACGTAGTGTGCACATAACGTGTTTTATACGGCATTAAATTATCCGTAGCTTCTATATATTCGCCACATAAGGCACACTTACGTTTGTTCGCCATTGGTTAAGTTCCTTTAATTACAGTTTCATTTCTGCAATAAATGATTCAATATCATAAATAATGGTTTCAATCTGCTGTTCCTGACCTTTTTTCAAATCAGAAGCTTTTTTACCACTACCTAAATTATCAGCAACAATTCTCTGTAAATCATCCAAATAGCCTGCTTCAGCCAATTTTTCTCCTAGAATCTGCATTTCATCCATTAATTCATCGTAGGATTTTTTCTCGACTGTGCGCTGCGCTTTCTGTTCTGCATAAGTTACAGCGGTAATACCTTCTGCTTTTTCCTGTGTCTCAATAGCATCTACAATCAACTTTTCTAAATTTTCTGCTGTAAACTCGGGCATATAAGTGGAAGGTAAATAATCAAATCTACTTCTTGCAAAGAATCTATCTGTCTCCGCTAAATAACCAGATGATTTAATAATACGTCCATCTTCATCCACGCCATTAGATTCTACGTAGATGCATAAATCTGTATTATCTAAGATTGGGGATAAACTACGCTTATCTGCCTTTGGAGAAATAAAGCCTGTATTTGGGTCTGATTGTGCATGAGCAATAAAATATACACAATATCCAGCACCAACCAGTTTGTTAATCTGTTTCCAAAATTCTGTAGCGTATTCTTTCCATAGTCCATAACCGCCTCTGCCTGAAGCAATAGATTCTTCTCCATATTTCTGACAAATATATTCCTGACAATAATTGGCCGCTGGCTCAATTGAATCAAAAATAATTGTAGAATACATTTCTCTCGCTTTTTCTACTGTTGTAGGGTCAGTTAACTGCTTATTAATCTTGATAAAATCTGACCATTTAGTAATCGGACAAAATGGAACGTTAGGAATAGCATTTAATCCAGCCTCAAATGGTAAATAAAACGGCTTTTCCATACGCGTTGCCTGTTTTGTCTTTCCAAGATTATTACCCCCGTATACAAGTAAAACTTTGCCTGCTAATCCTTTAGCAACTGTGGAATACTGGGGCGCAAAAATATCTAAAGATGCCATTTTTCTTCTCCTTTATCTTTAAAAATCAAAATTGTTGTAACTCAATCCGCTTCGGGCTTCGTTTAGAAACCCAAAGAACGGCCTTTAGACTGAGCAGATGGGCGTGACTGTGGTGCTGGAGTTACAGTCTGATTCTGTCTCTGAGCCATCTTCTCATTACGGACATTAATAGCTAAGGCTACTGTGTCCTTATCATATGCGTTTTCATCTTCATAAGGTTCTGAAGCACCAGTAATTAACATATCATTCTTATAATCATAAGTAATTTCTACCTTTGGCTTACCAATCTTCATAGGAATTTCTTTAATATGTTCAATACGATTATTAATAATCTCGCCTGTAAATAATACAGTCTGTCCAGCTTCATAACTATCCATTACTGCATCTGCAATTCCGTCTGTCGCAGGTGCTTTTAAAGCAATAGGTTCAATTCCGTTATATGTAGGCATCCATCCATGCACAATTACTGCCCCTGTTTCAACACCCTCTGTATCTACTTCTGGAACAAGAGATTTAATATAGACTTCTACTTCAAACTCTGATTTCATATCTTCTGTAGTTAAAGGTCTATTTGCTCTATTAAAGAAATTGCTCTGGAAGTTTACTACATCTCCATTACGACCAGTGTAAGCATTAATTTTTCCTTTAACAATTAACTGGGTAGCTTCTGCTTCACCAACTTCTTTAATAGTTTTATATTCTTCTTTACATGTCTGTAAACCTTTGTAAATTGAATTTTCTTTTCCATCCTGTGTAAGTTTATTAGCCTTTGCTTTATACTTTACAAAATTTACATCGCTGGTCTTTACAGTCAAATAACCTTCAATAATGTCACGGCCTTCGTCATCTTTCTTTTCTTCTAAAACCATTTCGCTTAATAAACCAGCACTATAAGCAACGGCTTTAGCCTCTTTTAAATTTGTGTTTGTTGTGTCACTCATGTTTCTTCTCCTTTTTACTGATTCATCATACATGTCATACAAGATTCGCACTCATCACATGAGCACCAATCAAATTCATCCATTGACATTTCTTCAATGCAACAAGTGTCTTCGTTAATAAATAAAACACAGCCCTCATAATCTGCTTCAAACTGTGACATATCCTGATGCAAACGATAAGTTGCCGCATTAATTTTGTCCAGTTGGTACTGAAGAGCATCAAAACGTCTCTGTTTTTCTTCATAATCTACAGGTTTTAATGTTTTTTCGTATCTTACACACTCATCTGGATTATTAAACATGCTACCATCGGTAGCCACATACATCTGTTGAACTTGCATTGTTTATCCCTTTCGTTATGAATAAGAATTATATATGTAATAACGTTCGTCAGTATTTACATATATGTTTTTATCTATAATGTGAGCAATTGTATTTGTTGTTCCACAACAAGGGCAAACGCCTAATTTTGCTTCATAATTTCCATATATAATGGTCTGCGTTGCTTGTTCTGGTGTTAAATCACACTCGCATTTTATACATTTTTGATTGATTACTTCGACAATCATACTCCCAAACAATCACTTCCTTTCCTGTCGCCGTTTATTACATTATACAAATTTTTTTGGCTGTTGTTCATTTTAATTTAGTAGTTGCTTTGCGTTTTAGTAATTAGAAAATTTTCTTTCCAATCATAATGGCTACTATGTCACGAACTGTTTTTTCAGAAAGTTGTGTATTAGTATCTAGGGTATCGATAACTTCTTGATATGCTTGATTCTGTTCTTGCAAAGATTTGATAATGGATTTGTAATCAGCAATGGCTGCATCATTATCTAGGATTAAAGATTTATATGTTTCTTTTTCAATATTTACGCTTTCTTGACTCTCAGCGAATTTTTGTTTGGCTTGGTCTAATTTCTCTTTCAATTTTTCAATGTATTCGTCATTAAAATCTTTACCTAAGCCTAAATCAATACTATATAAAGTAATAACATTATTTTTATTTGGGTCTACAATAATTACCCATGTTCCGTTTAAATAAATATCGACCAACTGTTTATTAAATATATCAGATGTAGGTTTTCCTGAATAAATCAGTTCACCATATTCTATCATTTTACGAATATCGTTTTTAATTTTGTCGTCTTGTTCGAATAGAAAAATGGCCACTTCTGTTTGGTCTTGTTTATTCATAATACGTTCCGCATAACGCTGTTTTGCATGTTGCGAAAACTGTAGAGTATCAAGATTCATATACCTCGTCCTCCGTTATTTTTTTATGGTTTACAATAGCCGTAATATCGGCTAACATACCAGTCATTGTGTTTAATCTACGCAAAAGCTCCTGAATTATTATCTCATTTGATATAGTTTTTAAAATGTAGATTTTATCCTCTTCTGACATACCTTTTGCGATATTTTTCATCTCATTTTGCTCTAAAACGTTCATTTTTTCCCTCTAAAACAGGCCAAATCTAATATAAATTATGTAAATTTTAGGTTTAGGTTTAGTTTTTTCTTCGTACATTAGCAGATAGATTTGGCCTGTTTATTCATAATAAATAATTAAATAGCTACATATTTTTGCCAAACATCATGAACTAAAAATTGTGGTAGGTCATCATATTTAGCATATACTTCATCATCGTCTAAAATCCGATGTAAACCATCGGTAGTTATTTCGCTTATAAAGAATTTAAAATCATAAATTTTACCACAATCAGCACAATATAATGCTTTATAAGGTTTATGTGTGCTCTCATGTACCAATAAACAATCCTTATATGTGTGTTTATGTTTTGCTTTTGATTTTGATTTTGAAACAGTGGACTGTTTCTTTTTGCGGTGTTTAGGTATCTCTTCTAGTAAAAAATCCGTCATGTTTTTCTCCTTTGACCTAACTATTATTCCATATATCTAAGTCTATAAACGCCAACCATCCAGAAAATAGTAATAATCCTATTACCGATAGCCACCAATATCCCGCAAAACCATAACCAACCATAATTATGCTACCAAATAACCACGTTGCCATCGCTATCAGTAATATAATTACGGCGAAAGTGGATAAAGTTTTTTCAATAAATTGTAAAAGCGTATTCTTCATTATTACCTCCTGTTAAACAAGCGGTTTTTCATCGGTAATTAAATAATAAGTAATCACCAAAGTTCCAATAATCGTACATATTACTGTCGGTATTGGAAAACATGAATACATAAAATTCAAAAAAGTCCCTATAAGCGCATATAAACATATATAAATTGCTAAAAATATAATTACTTTATATATATTACTTAAAATTCGCTTCACTTTTTCACCTTCTCTCTATGATTGTAATTGTAAATATTGTTGCTTATAGTATCGTCTCATAAAAGAAATTGCGTTTGGTGTTAATCCACATTCGTCGGCTACCACCGAACGTGTTTTACCTTCTGCTAATAGAAACAGGGCTTTTTTATGGTTTCTGTTGTTAATATTAGTTAAAAACTGAAACAAAGCCATACAATTAATTACATCACTATATTCACATATTGTTTGTTGGGAATAAATTAGCGAATCATTTTCAGACAATTGAAAAGAAATATAAAATGAATCAGATTGAGATTTGTCTAATACTTTACTCCAAGTTTGTTTCATTAATTGGAAAGCAAAAGTAGAAAATTTCATTCCTTTATTTTCCTGATAATATAGCCCAGCTCTGCATAAACCCAAAGCAGCAACATCATAATACTCATCTTCCGATAAGCCATAGTGTTTCAAGAAACGATAAATAAGTTCGTGATTATCCTCAACCATTTTCCGTTGTTGACTGGATAACTTTTGTGGTTGTATCATATCACTTTATCTCCATTATACATTTTTTTTTAGTAGTTGTTCAAAAATAATTTAGAAGATAAAGTATACAGAGGTTGTATCGTTTAACATTAATTTATAACTTCTTGAACCATTTTCTTCAATTTTACTAAACACAAGTGTTTGTAAAACCTCCCAGTTAATTTCTATTTCTCCATTATACAAAGTAATAACCCATACAGGTTTGTCTAAAGAATAAGTGGAAATATCTAATGGTTTAATTAATTCCGAATGAGAAAAGGAGGGGTTTTCTATGCAATAAATAACGCGCCCCTGATTATCAATTACCTTATTTAGTTCTTCAAAAAAGATTTCAAAATTGTCTTGCATTGGTTTTCCCTTTCACATAAAAAAGACTGGATATTTCTATCCAGCCTTTTTATTGATTATTCTCTACTATACAACGTCATATTCTTTTAATTTACGAAATACTTGGTATGGTTTCCAATGTCCTCTGCCATATCTATTTAAAATTCTTTGAATTTGAGGATGTTTATATCTACTCTCTAGAGATAAAGACACCTTTATTCGCTCTGATTCTGTCAGTAAAGACCAAATCATACCACTATCTTTTAATTCTATGGTTTTAATAACAAATTTCTGTTGCTTTGCGTAATTATATAACCTCCATTTGATTTTCGTATGTCTAAATTCTGGGTCTAATAATTGTTCATTGTAAGACATAGTAATAGGAAACCGAACAATAAATTCATTTTCCTCTAATAAGAAATCCATCGGCGGAGTTGTTTTAGTAGGGCCTCTGCGAAAATATTTTTCGGCAATTGCTTCCTGCGTTAACGCCACTAAATCATCCGAAATAGTTAAACATGTTCCATCTGCCAATACCAATTCTTTAGTTTCAATATGTAAACTATCTTTGGTTAATTCAGCAATTTGTTGAACAGTGAAACCTTCATAAATACAGCGTACTACAAATCGGTCTATTTTATTTAGAAACCCTGTTGTGGCAGCTTCTGTTAATTCTTCTGGTGTAATATAATCTGCTGGGCCTTTTATTTCTTTAAGCGTAGCAAATGGCATCGTTATTAAACCGCTGTCTGGTGTGGTAAATTCCATATCTAAACACCATAAACCATATTTACGCAACAAATAAAAATAAACAACCAATGTAGCATATGTTTTATTTTTTAATAAATCTATTTCATAAATAGTTCTGACTTCATCTTGTGTAAAACAACATACATCTTTATCATATTGCACTTCTAACTCTTCCAATGTTTCTAAAAAATGGACAACATTAATAGAATAATGAATATCATAATCAGTTAAATACTGTATAAATAATTGCTTCCGTTCCGCGTTGTACATAAAACTCCTCCCTTCTTTAGTTTTCTTGCTTCAAGTCTACCTATTAGTTGTTATTGTAGCATATTTTTTAATCTTTAGCCATGACAAAACCATCATGAATTTGTTTAACAATGATATCGGCCGAACGCTGTTTTACATCAGAATCATTCATAACTACATAACGCTGGGTAGTACTAATATTAGAATGACCTACCGCTCGTCGTGCAAATTCTATATCTCCAGTTTCCTTTATAATATTAGTTACAAATGCATAACGTATTTTATGCGGTGAAATCCCTTCGCCTAAAACCGCTTCTGAGTATTTATGAACAATTTCTGCTATACTATCTGTTGATAATCGCGCTTTTTGTCGAGAAATAAATAACGCATCCAGCTGAACACCCCATTCACGCAACAGTTCTTCTCTATCATATAACCAATCATTTACATATTGCATAATGGAACTGATTTGATAAACATGGGTTTTTCGCCCCTTATCAATAACTGTTAATTCTCCCGTTTCCAAATTAATATCTTCTACATTAATTTCGCTTAACGCACTACGACGCATACCAGTCAAAATAAATAATAATAAAATCAAGAAATCTCTTGATTTCCATTTATTCTGAATTTTACGAGCTCGTGTAGAACCAGCCCCAAATAATACAGCGCCCAACATTTGTTGCAATTCATCAGGAGTAATCTCAGGCCGTTGTACCTTATCTTCTCCTTTTGGACGTTTAATTTCTGTTATTGGATTAATTTCGATTAACTTATTTGAGTATAAATACCCCATAAAGTTTTTTAATACAGTATAAATTAACTGTTGATAAAAAATTGATGTGGGAGTAACTTTAGCAACACCATTTTGTATAACCGTTTTGGTCTTTTTAGCAACCATATAACGTGCTACATTCTGTGCTGCTTCTTCTGGTGTCACTGTGGTTGAATCTTCTTTTATACTTTTATAAAAGTTCTCAATTATTCCAATATATTTATGAGCAGTTTTAATTTGAGCACCATAAGAAAAAGAATAACAATAATCTTTTACATATTGAGGCAGACTTTCTAATTTTTTATCAATTTTATCCTGATAACATAATTGAGTTTCAAATCTACCATTCATAGGTTATTTCCCCTTTCTCTGTTGGTTCTGTGCATCAATTTTTCTTATCTCTTGTATATAAGGGTCTTGTGATAATTCATAATTATTAAAACAGCAATACCCAGCATATATAATCCAACAAAGAATGAATCCAATAATTCCATCTTTACATAATAAACACATTAAAGATAGAGGAATAAACAATAATAACCCATCTTGATTTTTATAACTATAATATACAAACTTTTTATTCATTGTCAACACCTCCTTAATTAGCCTTGAGCTTCTGTTAAAGTATCAATTAAGTCCGCGTCTAAGAATTCACTAATTGTATCAATTACTATCTCTAAACAATCTACTGCGTTTTCTGTTTGTTCATATCTTTCCGTGTCCTGTAAATTTTCAGGAATATTCTCTAATGCTTCTTCTTCCTCTGTAAATAAATCGGTAACTTCACTTAAAATAATAGACAATTCTATTAATAACGGCTGAAGCGCCCTTTTTACCCCATCTATCGCCTTTCGTCTTACATTATTCATCTTTACCACTCCTTTCTAGATTAAGCACAGCATCGTACATATTTCCGTTGCACAGATTTTAACGTATTTACCACAGTGCCTGTACTAATATTCATTTTTTCTCCAATGGTACGATACGGGACACTGTTTAATACATAGGTCAATACTTTCTGTTCGCGTTCTGTTAATTTGTGTTGAACAAAGTAATCTAAAAATTCTCGTGCACAAATATCGGATGTAAAATCATATTCAGAAGCATGTTTACCTTTAACAACTGATGAGTTATCAATTTCTCCACCTGTAGGTAATAAAACTGAAACACCTCGTTTTTTTGTACCATACATACTCTTAATATGATTTTTAACTACATTCTGACACATGTTTACAGCAAAAGTAGAAAATTTCCCTTTGCTATCATCATATTTAATTGCTGCTTCACACAAAGCAATGGCTACAATATCATAATATTCTTCTTCTGGTAAATGCATATTGTTAATCACAAAATAAATTAAATTATGATGATTAACAACGAGTTCTTTCTGCTGTTCTGTCATTTATCCTCCCGTTTTCTAATATTCATTAGGAAATAATATTGTGGTAACACTTCTGTCCCATTCAGTAATTATCCAAATATTACCGCGACAGGTAGGATAAACTGCTAATATTCTATCATCTCCGTTTAAGACTGCTTCGTTGTTCAACTGCTGGTCATCTGTACAGGTAATTCCCCAATCACATGCTTTATATTGTGTTAAAGCCTGTGACAAATCTCTTTTAAAATCAGAATTACCTTCTTCCATTACTGTGGCTATACCTCGTGTAACATACAACTGTCCTAAATCAAAAGCTCTCATATTTATCCTCCTTTCTAAGCAAATATTATTGGTTTACTTTTTTATTAAAACAAACGTATTCATTAACTTTTACGTCTGTCATATACGTCATACAGCCAAACTATTAGCCATAAAGCACAAATACCGCACGCTATACAAATGAATTCTGTACTCATTTAATATCTCCCTTCCAATATTTCTTTTAAAGTTCTGGGCGTAAATCCTATTATATCTGCTCCAACATTAAAAGCTCTGGGCATCTGAGCTGCATATTGAGTTGTAGCATTATGAAAAGTGTTATGAACATGACCATAGAAATGTAACACGTTACGATAATAACCGTTCCATTCTACCATTGGATAATGACAACAACAGATTTGCGTGCCTCCATCATCCACCATTAAAATAGAATTTATTTCTTCAAAATATTGTCTATGGTCTGGATTTTTTAATAATTTGGTATCATGGTTGCCAATAATTAAATATTTCCGTCCCTTCAATTGTGACAAATAAAAAATAGGGTCTTTTCCTTTATAAGAAAAATCCCCTAAAATATATACATCATCATTTTCTGTAATTTTTTCATTCCATTTTGCAATCATTACATTATCCATTTCCTCAACCGTTTGAAATGGTCTATTGCTTAAACGTATAATGTTTTCATGACCGAAATGAGTATCCGCAATATAATATTTCATATTACCCTCTCTTGTTTATAGGTCTTTGCCTAACTTCTTCCATGTCAAAACCAAATAAATTTAAAACAAATTCCAAAGCATCCTCAAACCCTTTGCAATAATTAATATCTTCTATATTACCCTCGTCTTTGGCTGCTCGTAGGTCAATATGGTTATCTTGATATGCTTGTACTATTTTATTATCTAATATCATTAGTTTCCCTCACTATTCATTTGGTCTCTTAATCCCTGTAACTGAAACTCTTGCACTTTGACCATGTTTACGTTATCAGCATCCAATTCTCGTTTTATAATTTCTTTCTGCATATCCCCAATGGCGCTTTTGTTTAATTCAAAACACTCAGGAACATCCCTATAAATCTTTGTTACTTCAATTGTTGTTGTTACTTTTCTTTCGTTCATATTTTTTAATTCTCCTTTCTAATAGTAAATTATTAAATTATTCAGTTTCACTACATAACCAATTTAAAATAGAATCATAACTATCATGTATATGTACATCTCCAAAATTTATAACACTTTCTCCATCATCCCAATAAAGGTCTATACCACAAAGCCAGTCTGCCAATTCTTCTGTTGACATTCTCTGTATAACTTCAAAATTAGTAATGGGCTCAAAATCTGAAGCGCCATCACACATCATATTACATTTTGGTTCACAAGTTGATGGTTTATAATTGTGTTTACATTTTCTACAATCAGCCACTCTAATTCTCCTTTTACTTAATTGAATTAAGACTATAATTATACTTATCTGGCAATATAAAAATCATATATTCGGGCAAATTGGTCGTACAACAATCTCGATAAGCTTCACTAATCATATTTAATACTTCTATTGCTGCTTTTTCCGACAAATATTCTTCCATTATACCCACATCTTTATGATAAATATTATAGGAATCAGGCATAAATTGATTTCTTACAATTTCAAAATTTAAAGTTGAAACCATTTTCGTACCGCATGAATTTATGACAATCATGTTCTTCCCCCTTTTTCAATTAATTCAATTTGTTTCTCTAATGCAGCAATAGCTAATTTTAAATCAGCAAATGCATCATGATTAACACCGTCTCCCAGTTGTTTATTTGCAGTGTTAATTCTATATAGAATAGACTGTATTACTTCTTTTATTTCAGTAATTGTTGGTTGTTTTTCTACAAAAAATTCTTCATCGAAAGTAACAACATACATTATTTGTCCCCAACCTCCATTTACCCAACATTTAATTACTGGTAAATTTTTAATTGATTCATACCAATTACTAGGACTTTGGTTCACAATACGCCATTCCCCCGTTTCCGTGTTTTTCCTTATTTCTATGCGATTACCTAACCACCCACCATATTTTTTATTTGAAGAACAAAATTCAATAAGAAACGAATTTTCGATTTTGCATATATAATTTAATAAATCATCAAATTTAACAGGAAAATCTCCAACTAAATCATAACTGGTAGTAGCATCGCTATTATCTCTTAATTTGTGATACCTAAAATTCATAATACCCGCCCAAATAAAAAAGCGTCTAAAGATTAAATCTTTAAACGCTTAATTTCCATGCTTATTATATCTTTAATAAATTACGAATATCATCATGCATTTATCTTAACCATTCCCATTCACGTTCTTGTCTTAATTCTTTTAAGGCATAATCAATAATAACTGCCTTCTCTTCTTCATTTAGAATATTTGTATCAATACTATCATCTGTAGGAGCGTCTTCATCCCATACAGACATATAAATCCCATCTAAGTTTTCTGTTCCTTTTTCAAAGTGTACAAAACACATAATATATTCTGTGCTGCTATTAATATTACGTTCTAACTTTTCAATTCCTTTATGATTGATTTCAAACTCAACCGAATCAATTTCTTTTACAATTCCATCTTTTGTGTTGGGTGTATTAGGTCTATCCCAATCTAAATAAACCAAGCTTGTATCTTGTCCTACTCCTAAAATACTTTCTCTTGTTATATTCATATCATCTACCTCCATTTTCCTGTTAAAATTCCGATTTTATCCCATGAATCCTTCTCTTCCAATAAAAAAAGCATCTGAAGATTTATTCTTCAAATGCTTTTTACTTATTTTATTCAATATAGCAATCTATTTTTGCATTTCATGTTCGTATAATTGTATATATGCCCTAACCCCTTTTAATTTAACAATATAAAGTGTGGATTCATCGTCATCTGGGAATACCTTTCTAATTGTTTTTTCAACAATTTTTCCATTCATACTTTGAAGAAATTCACTTGTTGAGAACACTTTACATCCTGAAAAATTTTTTATGTTTGACATTTAACACCTCTTATATCATTATTTTTCTATTATTATACTATAAATCCCAATAATCACCAAGTTCCATACTACTTCTACTTTCTACTTATAATTTTCTCTCAATCTAAGTTTCCATTCATGAAAATTAAATTTTACATCAATATCATGTTTTCTTCCAATCAACATAATTAATTCAAACATCTTATCTTCTGTCTACTTAGATTATTGCCAATAAATCCATTAATAAAGTGATGAATTTATTGACATGTTTCAGTATCTCTGTAATAAGTATTAAAGTGCTCTTTAAATTCTTTTGCCTTTTCTAAATAATAATTCTCTACAGAACCAAAGTATCTGATTCTCCATAACTCCTGATATTTATCCCACATATGTCTTAACTCATGCTCCCTATCTACAAGGCTCTTACTGTCGTCTGTAAGTAAACGATATGCGTTTATCATATCTCCATAACATCCACCACCAATTTTATTCTTAAAATAAGCCCACATAACCATTGCACTATTGTTTCCATTTGAGCATAATCCTAAAACACCCTTCCCATAAGTATCGAGCAACACATCAAGTTCATTGCATGTTACCCTTCTATACTCGCAAGGTGTCCACATTCCGTTCTCATCTACTCTAACTATATAATATTCTTTCTTTGCCATAATTAAATCCTCCAATCTTTGTAATAAAAAAGGTATCTGGATTATTATTCTCCAAATACCTTTTCGTTTTATTCACTATACAATTCTTCCCAATAAGTACAATTCTCACCGCCATGTTCTGTATAGTAATCATCAATTTCTTCTTCAGTCATATTGTCCATTTGTTTACAATCCATAGTGCCAGTTACATTGTAGTCATTGATACAATGCTTACAATTCCAACAACTCTTTTGCATTTCCATTCCTCCTTAGAAATCTAATTCTATTGACTACTATCCTTTATAAATTCTATTGCTTCTGTTCTGTTTCTTACGGGAACAGTCTCATATTCACTATGAAACTTCCATCCATTCTTGAAATATAATATATACTTGCAGTCGTCCGTCAATCCTGATTCTACTTCCAATTTATCAACTCTTTCATGATATTTTTTAGGTAATCTTTTTAATAATTTTTCCATTACATATCCTTCTTAGAACTTAGATTTCATTAAGAAAATCATTCAACTGTTTTTTAAATTTATCTGTATTTTTCTTTGTCTTATCTAATACTGACTGTGCTTCTGACACTTTTTTCTCTGCAATCATTTCCTCTTTTTCAAGTACTGTTAATCTTTCATTATCTAAATCATTAAACAGCTCTCTTACAGTTTTATTTCCCTTATAACCATATCCCATCCAAACGGCAGGTACTTTATCAAAATGAGGAAGCCAATATTTTCTTGCTTCAATAGTTTTTGTTCCCCAATTTGCTCCACAATTTCTACACATTAATTTATAGGTTATTTCCTTTGTGTTTCCATTTACTTCTATATCATCTCTAAACCATTCTGGTTTATCACAACTGCATTTTTTAGTTAATGCTGCTTTTCTGGCTATTCCTCTTCCCATATAGCCACGCCCCTTTCTCGATAAAACCTATAATCTATCGTTTCATTCTACTTCTTTTACATTAACCCTCCATTCTACTATTAAAAATATTATTTTAACCGTATAAAATATTTTCTAAATCATCAATTACAATTTCCAACTGTCTCTTAACTTCTTCTCTCGCTTCATCCGACATATCTATCTTATAAAGTTCTGTTAAATACAATCTATAATGTGCAATCTTTTCTTCAATCTGGTCGCAACACCATGAAGCATTATTTCGTTTTCTATCTGCCACAATACAACTCCTTCCAATAGCCTTAAAACAATCAATCTATCTCATGCTCTATTGTATAACCCTTGCTTTTATAATGCTCAATCATATGTTCAATAGGATTAAATCCAATACTCTTAGAACCAATACCTTTTTTATTGATTATCTCAATGTCTGTATATCCATCTTCTCTTTTCACAAGTCTCCTTGTTTCTTTTGTTTTTTCATTGTATAATATTACTTCTTTCATATTCAAAACTTCCTTTTTATCCGTGATAACCATATTAACTTCTTTTAATGGTTACAGGTAAGCAAATTCTTAACAAGTATTATAACATAAGAATTATTTCATGACTATTAAAAGTACAATTTTATTTGCTATCAGAGCCTCTAAAACCGCAATATATTCCTTTCTAATCAAATTAACGCTTAAATATTCATCCCGCAAAAGTTGATTATTGATTCCAAATTAAAGTATATATAACACCTTCTCCCGTACTTGTAATATTTAAATCTATTGCATTTATACCTTTTTCGTTCAATTTGTGTATTTCATTATTTACCTCGCGTGTTATATCATAATCATGGTGCAAACCTGTTATTAATTCAAATGCTTTAATCTGTTTCATATATTTTCCTTTCTGATAACTGATTTCTCCTACGGTTCTATTGACTAACAACATAATAGTCACAACTTCTTTTACTATATTCTCCTGAATAAGAACCATCGAAATATTGCATTTTGAACGTATACCTTGACTCTACAATATTCCGAACATTTCTTTTAATTGTTTTTACTTCCGCATTTCTGTCGTAAATTTCTACTTCCATATCTCATTACCTCTCATATTCTGCTGATTTATTTATATCTATCTCTGCATAAACCCAAGTTATTGCTATCAACACCAACAAAAACAATAACCATAGAGAAGCGATGACCCAACGGCCACCGAATACAATGCTATATATAAATTTCATAAAAGCCACACAAATAAGTGTTATATCAAGCATAATTGCCATCTTTTCAACAAAACTTTTTATACAATATTTTACTTTAGGATTTAATGAATCCCAAAAATTCTTTATATCTGTCATTTTTATTTCCTTTCTAAAATACGGTTTAGTTATCTAATGATTCATAGGCATCTTTTAAACCTTTTATAAAATCTTCTGCAATTTTTTGACAAGTTTGAATAGAAGCCATATAACTTTTTTCTTCTGCAATCTTGCAAATCTCATCTACATAATGACCGACAATTTCAATCATTATTTCAAGATTATTTTTCGCTTTATTATCATAATTCGTTTCTCCAATTGGTGTAATTCCACCAACCAATTTATCAATTACTTCAATAATCTGTTCTGGTTTCATATCTATCTCCTTCTACGGTTTAGCTTACTTTAATAAACCACAACCTTTTTTCAAATCTCTTATTTTCCTTTTCATGTTGTCTATCAAACTTTCCATATATTCAATTTGTCTTTCCATATCCCTAATTTCTTGCTCAACATAATTTCTTGATAAATGTTTGAATGGATTTTTCATATCATTTCCTTTCTAAAAATCAGTTTATCGGCTTAACCAAATCTTTACACCTTGAAATTCATAACAGCAATCATCGGATTCATTATTCATATCATCTAAAATGTTTGCTATAAAATCATTCAAGCCAGATTCTTCATAATCATAATCAAATAATTCTGCCGCCTCTGGTGTAATGAATCCCATTGCCACACATTCATGTTCTTTGGCTTCTACTTCAATCGGATATGCTTCTCCATTGTTTAATATATCAAACAAATCAATAACATCATTTCTTGTCAATCCATCTTCGCCATGTTTTTCTCTTAATGTGATTCCGTATTCCATATTTATTTTCCTTTCTTCACTATAGTTTAGTGATTTTTTCTTTCATCAGAAAAATAGAAATTACCACCTGTTTCTGGATGCGACCATAAACCGTTTCCTAAATAATATCTGCCTTCTTTTTCGTTATCACTTTCTTCGCATTCATATGTTGTTAATTCTTTTTCTCCCATTTCGTTATTCTCCTAAAATTCAGTTTATCGCTTTAACTGTTCTGCCACTTTCATGATATGTAATGCGGATAAATAATTGCAGCGTCCACCCAACTCCAATGCTCCCGCATAGTTTTTTGGTGCATTTTCCAGCAATTTTTCTGCGAAATTATCAATAGCTTTTTTATAACCGTCATTCCATCCGTTATAATAAAGACTTAATTCCACTTCATCACAACCTTTAACTTTTGCTTCGTCAACATCCTTTGCTATATCAAGCAATTCTTTGAGTTTTAGTTTTGTTGCTTTACGAAACGGAACGCATTTTGCTGATAAAGCATTACAAACCGCATCCGTAAAACGCATTTTATTTGCTATTACCTTTGCTTCTTCCAAATTCATTCCTGCACTCATAATTACTCCTTTAACAGTCAGTTTATCGCTTTAACTGTTCTGCTATTTCGTCAATATCTCTGACCTTCCATATTGTACATTTCTTGTAATCTGCCATTATGTCAGGATTTTTTAGTATTTCTGCTGCTTTTTCTTTCAACCGTTCTGCAAATTCCTCAATAGCCTTGTTGCGGATTTCCGTATCATATTCAGATGTGTCTACTTCTTTATAGTACGGGCAATCTGTTCTTTCTCCATTGCAAGGTACGTTAATAGTTCCTTCTGAACAAAAACACGAACATTCGAAACATTCATCTTGAAACTCTTCGTCTGTTATGATTTTTCCGTCGTTATCTCTACACCAACTCATATCTGTTCCTTTTTATTCACTCCAATCAAGTTAGTCAAATTGTGGGCTTTTTATCCCATTCTCTAAACGATACCCTAAACAATATTTCTGTTTCTCTTTCCAAGCCTTAAATTCGTCAATAGTGCCGATTGCTTCATACTCTTGCACTTTTGCTTTATATTCCATACTTACACGAAAATTTTCTTTAGATATTTCAATTACTCGCTTATAACCTTCCACCGTTCCGATTGCTCGGTACTGTTGGATTTCTTCAAGGGCTTGGATTGCCATTTTTATAGCATCTATATGTTTTCTATATGTATCTTCACTGCTTAAAAATTTAAGGTTTTCAATTAGACTAATTGCTTCATTCTCCGTCATGCTCATTTCTCTACCACCCCATATCATTTCTGTTGCCGATATTATTAGGATTTATCATGTAAGACATTTTGTGTTTCAATTCTGCATTTTCTTTCTTTAATGCTCGATTTTCCCTAATTATATTCAGTAGTTTACAAGTATCTTTATTTTCGCATCTTGTACCCTTTGAATACTCGGTACACATATTACATAATTCACGTTCCGTCATGCTCATTCTCCTTTGCTAACTCTTAAATGTACTGGATATTCATTCCTAAAAATAAATTCAATCCATTCTCCCCTATGCGGATAACCACTATATGTACTAATTCTGTCAAACCCAAAATGTGCATTTCCAATCATTAAAGTACAGTAATTGCAGTACCACTCAATCTGTATTGTCTGTCCATCTATTTCAAATTGAAATATTCTACTAAATCCGTATTGGTCTGGGTTTATCCATTCGCCTTTTATTCCTACTATTTCCAATTTCTCAACTAATTCTTCTTTTGTCATTCTTTCACTCTCCTATCTGCTAAAAGTCTACAATATTCTCTATATTCTTCTTCTGTTATTTCTATTCCATTATCAAGGGCAAATTCTACTCCATCAATTAATCCCTGTTGTTCTGCCGTATAACTCACATATATCCCTTTCATAATAAAAGATTGCTTTTAATCAAACATATGCCTTAAACTTGTTAATTCATCGGCTAGCAAACTACAAATTTGTATTGCATCCATACCTCTATTTGCACCTTCTAACGCATTATAAATCATATGGTCTAAATCTTGTCTGATTCTTTCCACTTCGTCAAAATCAAGAATCGTAACACCTTTCATCATAATTTTAATTCCTCCTCACCAGCTCTGCTTTCCTAATACTCCATACAACCAATTACATTTTGAAGTTCTTCCTCAAAAGTTAATTCATCTTCATTCTGCATAATCTGCTTCCATAACAAATACATATTTTATTTACCAATTTCATATGGCTTCAAAATTAGTATAATCTTGTCGTCTTCTTTTTTATAAAAGAATTCCACCGGTTCTCCTGCTGTATCACGTCTTCCAAATATTTTTTCTCTCAATTCCTTCGGAATAACCACTCTGCCCAAATCATCTATTCTTCGAACAATTCCTGTTGCTACCATAAGACTATCTCCTTTTCCATTTAGCTACTTTTATATCTCTTTGACATACCACATTTTGTACAACGATATGTCTTACAATTATATCTTGATGAATCCGTTTCGACACACACATCAAAAATTAATTCCCATGCATGTTCACAATAACAAGAACGAATATAATTTATTAACCATCTCATGTATTTACCTCCAGTAATTAAACACAAATCTTATTTCCTAAAATAACTAGCAAGTACTACCCATTTATCAAAAAACTTTTCTTCAATGGTTGTATAATCATTCTGTTTATAAACTTTAGAGTAGTACAACTTTGCCATAAACTTTGTCAGAAAATATTTTTCTTTATCAGACATCATATAAGAGCCTGCAAGTCTATAAATTTCTGTTACTCTATACATATGAAATTCCTCCATAACCCACACAAATCTTATATAGCATGACGTTCTTCATAATCTATATTTTTTGCCAGTGAAGATAAATTAATTTGAACAAATTTATCATCTAAAAGTACTCCAACTAAACCATCGAGAATATTCCCTTCTTCAGAAATTTGAAAACCATAAAATTTAATTACCTCAAATCTTCTGCCATCCTTAACCAGACCGACTGAACCTTCTTTTATTATTGTTGTTTCCATAATTATATCCTCCAGACCAAATACAAATTTTATTCCCATTTTACTTTCTTCTCTAAACAACCTTCATAAACAGCAGGATGTCCAACTTCTTCAATATTTGGTTTATCTGCATGTTGGATTCCACCAAATTCTTTTTCACAAATAGGGCATTCAAATACTGCATAATGAATATCAGATGAATAACGTAATTCATCTTCTGTTATTTCCCAACCACGAAACCATTTCTTACAGTTAGGACATTGCACTGCAACGTGTCTAATAGGTGTTCTTTCATACTCTACTCTTACATTAAACATTTTATTCTCCTTTATAAATCAAACACGAATTTTATTCCCATTCATCTTTAAGTTCCTGTGGTATCTCTTCTTCATACTCACCATCTCCCAAACACAACTCTCCGTTGTCTGGCAGTCTATCTCCGTATTTATTAGCAAAGTCTTCAAAGGCTGCATAAATATAGTCGTGTTCCTCTCTATCAAGTTCCATTATTGTTTCATAATCATCCCAATAGTAAACAACCTTTAAATCGTTTGTCTTATCATTAACCATATATCCTTCGATTTCAAAGTATTGTTCATCTCTATCTGATAGATAATCACAACCATCGTCTATTTCCTCTGCCTGCTCGTACACCTCTTCTGGTAATTCATTTGCCTTTACCCACATTCTGTAATACACTTCGTTGCCCTCAATTACCTTCATACTAATTCCATTAATCTTCATAACTTTTAATCTCCTTTCATTCATCAAACATGGATTTTATCAACTCGCTAACAATCAGTCTTTTCTATGGTTTAAAGTGATAATGCAAATCCACAAATTAAAAAACAAATTGCAAATATACATCCTATAATATATACTCGCTCTCTTTCTTTATTGGTTAAGTTATTTCTCCAATCTTCTAATTTGCATAAACAGTTATCAATTTTCGTTTTCATAATTACCTCCATCAAATGCGGGTTTTATCTATCTGCATGTTTCAATTCTCGCTTTATAGCAAGTCCTACTTCTTCTGCCGAAAAGACACTACAATACACTATACTTATACCTTTTTATTTAAATTTACGTGGAAGAGTATTTATGCTCGTTTTCACGTCATATGAAGTGATTAATAGTAGTAATTTACTACTTATAATTTCATCCTTAAACTGATGAACTAAAGCCTCTCCTTTACTATAACGACAGCAAATTTGACAATATTCTTTTTGCAAATATAGAGTAATTGGCTCTTCTTTTTCTAAATAATGCTTTATCACAGTATAAGTGCGTGAAGCAAATAAGTTATTTCCATCGCCCCACATTACATTAGTCTGAGCAAGATAATCAAACAATTCATCTAACTCAGTCGCTGAATAAACAGGTATTACTGCTCCTTTTGTTGTAAAAAATTGTTGTAATAAATTTTTATCTACCGTCATAGTTTCACCTTAATAGATTACTGTAATTTCTTTATCTGTTTCTCCCAATGTATCCGCCCACCATAAATCTGTCGCTTCAATCTGTTGGGGATTAGTATAATGTTTGGTTAATAAGTAACTTGCGTTTTGTGTTGTATAAATACAATGTCGTCCCATAAGTCTTAATTAAAAAGAGGAGGCACTATACCTCCTCTTTTCCTCTCCTTCCTATTATGATTCTACAAAATAATAATCATAAACATCATTCGCACAAGTATTCGGATGTTCTCTAAAGAAATTACCCCATGCTTCTGCTTCGGTAATTCCTTCCGCATAATCAACTTCTTCTTTATCATTGATATCCATATAATAGATTTCCAGATAAATTTCTGGTTCTACATATAAATAAACACCCTGCGCTGTTTCTTTAGCCTTTGCTGATGCTACGTTTTCTGTTTCTTTTACATTATTTGTTGTAGCGCTGGTTGATGTAGTAGTATCAGTAGTATTGTTCTGACATGCATCATAATGTTCTTTTGAATAATAACCATAGCGGCGCTTACTGTAATAATAATCATAGTCATAATCATAATCATCATAACCATAATCGTATCCATAACCGTATCCGTAAGAAGAACGATAATTTCCAGTATAAGTATATTTCTTTTCAATATATTCAAATACTGGTGCTTCATCCGCTTTGTCTAATAAATCCTTAACAACATTACCTGTGTTATACATCTCTTCCAATAAGATATATTCATCTTTTGTATGAGCATTGTAATAACCACAAGATAAATTAACTGCTGCCACTTTAGATGGAGGTGCTAAGTGACCAATATCACTAAATGAACCCCATGCCGTTTTAAATCCCGTATTATCTGTAATATATTTTGTAAATTCAGGATTATCGCACTGATAAAATACTGCATCCATTCCGTTTTTACGGTCAAGTTCAATCATATATTTCAAACTTTTTAATTCGTCCGCATATACAGTTTTCATAAACTTATTAGAACCAACACCGCCACTTTCTTCATCCTCACAGAATAAAATATAAGGCTTGTACGTGTTAATTATGTCCATAATAATATAAACACCGCAACGGTCATCTCCGCCAATACCAAAAGGAGAAGAAACTTTAGTTAAGCCTTCTTTCGTTTTTTCTTCCGTAATAATATAAGGCGGATAATCATGCACAGTATCCATATGAGATGTTAATAAAATAGGGATATCTCCAATTGCGAAAATATAACCATCTCCTACAATTGGCTGATATCCCTTGTTTTTCAAGTATTTCACTAAAAACTCTTTTAGTTTTTTCTGTGGAAACTTCACAATTGTTTCCAACGCTTTATTGCTTGGTATTCCTGTGTTGCAAATGAATGTCCTTTCCGCCTTTTTCGGTGTAGTTGTAGTTGTAGTTGTTGAAGTGGTAGTAGCAGTCGCTGGTTGAGAAACTGTCTGCTGAACAACACTTGGTACTGCTAAATTATTTGTTGCTGTTTTGTCAGGTTCGCTCTGTGTGTTTTCTTGACTAAAATTATACAATACTCCCATATTATTCATCCTCGCTTTCTTCCCAATCTTCTTCCTCTGCACGTTCATCTAACAGGTCTTGGTAACATTCTCCGCATAAATCCTGTCCCGTTTCTTCATCATAATGTGATTCAGATTTTAACATCCATTCTCCACAAACATCGCAACATGTAATACGGTCATCTTCTTCTGGATATAAGTGGCCATTAATTTCAATATAGTCATCTCGATAGTATTCTGGAACATAATAACCGTCTACATCTACAAAACAGTCATCTGGATGATAATAGTCTCCATTATATTCAACAATTCTAATAGAATCATAAGCATCGTCACATACTCGGCCATAATTTTCTACATATATAGAATTACCAACTTCATATTCATTATGATATTCACAATAGAAAGTACAATCCATACAATAATAGTCGCCATCAATAATTACATATGAATCTTCATATTCTAAATCAATCTCGTCCCCACAATCCGCGCAATACACTGTACGAGTGCGACTGCCTGTGCTTGCTTCTGCTTCAGTTTCAGCAGTGGGATGAAAATTTACATTAGATTTGCTTACTTCATGGCAACAATTGATTGTGTTATCTTCGTTAAACTCTTCTCCACAAGAAATACAAATCGGTCTAGCACCAACCTTTACAGAAGTTTTATTCATTTCTCTTTCTGCTGGATAAGATACATTGCATCCACTCACATTTGTCCAGTCAGTGTAACATCTAGCACCTTCGCCTCTCTTGAACATATTACCGCAGATTTCTCCACCAAATTCAGTATTCCAGTTTGCAATACCTGCGCATGGTGACCATAAAGATAAGAATGAATTTCTAACCTGAGTATATAAATCAGATTTTCCGTCACTGCCCTGAGGATATAAACGTGACTGGCACAATTTATCGTTGCCCCAATAGAACATACAACGGTTAATCTTTTCTACTTCCTGAAGGTTAGGATTTTCTTCATTATCTTTTAAATGATAATAAACCATAGATGAAGCATCTAACATATAACTTGTTGTACCGCTTGCGTGCATACCTGAATAGCCGTCTGACTTACTCTTTCTAAGATTGAGTTTGTCAATTGTATGACAACTTGTCCATGATACTCCAAAACTCTGTGTCCAATAATCTACTGGATGAACAGAAATAACCACTTTTCTCTTTTCTGGTTTTGGAGAAATTGCATCTGTATAAGCCGCATATTCACGCTCATACGGTTTCTTCATTTCCTCTTCATAATGGTCAACATGCCATACGTCTTCTTTGTGCTCTAATTCATCCAAGCGGAATAACTTACAAGCCTTACCAACCGCTCTGGTTGTTTTCTGTCCTTCGGCTGCTTTAAACTTAGCATCCACTGGTTTCATAATTTCATTTAAAGCGTTAGCCTGCTCTTGGGTTAAATTCTCGTTACAAATGTTACTAATCCATTTCACAAATTCCTGAAATGCAGGATATACACCCTTATCTACATATTTAGGCAACTGCACCGCTTCTCTGTACTTGTCATTATCCTGTTTCCATTCATCATATGTTCTACCATTAAATACTGTGGTTGCAGAATCACAGAAACGCAAATCATAAACAGCGCCAATAACTTCCGCGCCTCTTTCATATTTATTTAAAGCCTCATGACGTGGTAAGCCTTCTGATGTGATGGACGGTGTACACAAATGCGCTTCCATATCAAAATTATTTAACCAATATTTACCGAACGCTTTAATCTTATCCTTATCAAGTTTGCGTTCAAATTCCTGAGTCTGTACAATCTGGAAGTTACCGTTATACGCTGGCGATTTCTTCATCATATAGATTAAATCTTTTTTCTGTTCCCACCATCTATCAATAATGGCATTTAAACCTACCATAGAATATCTCCAACCTACGGCTGGTAAGACTCTCTGCATGGACTCAATAATGCTTTGTCTCTCCTGCTCAGACAATACATTTGCTGACTGGTCAATTACATTGGCACAAGTAGTTGTATCAAAATGTTCTACTTTGTTTAAACCAATCTTATCCATAATATAAACTGGAGCAGTGTCATCTCCATCGGTTGATACTAAATAAAGTGTATCATGTGTAATACGGTGTTCACCAGTACCTAATACTATAAACAATCCATTGGCAGGATATGCCTTATTTGTGAATCTTGACTTATACTGCTGCAAATCTGCATTATCAGTAAAAAAGTCTTCATATTCGTCATAGACGTAATCGTTATTAACAAGTACTGTGTTTCCTTTCTCAATCTGTGTTCCTAATGCAAAACTCATTTTAATCTTCTCCTTTTGAAAATTTATTTTTTGATTTTATTTTTTACGTACCTCATTCAACCCCATAAATGCCTTAGTATATTTCTTCTCCTTTCCTCGTTATTAGGGAAACCGCCCAGAAGGGACTTGAACCCATTATTTACATACCATGGTACTGTCGTCTTTCCGTTAGACCACTGGGCTATGATGGGGCTTTTCAGCCCCATTTACTAATTACAGTCTAGCTGCTAAAGTTGATAAAGTTGCTGTTAAGGATGCAAGCACATCTCTTAAATCATCTGTATTATCACTTGCCACAGCATCTGCGCCTGCACAGCAGTAAGAATCCCTGTCAAATAACAGAGTTCTGCTTGTTGTGGAGTAAGGTCTTCCATCAATAGTATTCAGGATAGTCCAAACCTTCATGATATCCTTGCTCTGCTTGTAATTAACAGCCAACATATCATCATCCAACTTGGACAACTTAATTCCTTTGCCGTCTTCTGCAAAAGCAACAAGGCCGTCATTCTCTGTGTCCACTACAAGACGTAACTTTCCATCTCTTGTCTGTACTAACATATCTGCTGTAATATCGCTCTTTCTCATATTGCTACCTCCGTTAAATGAATAAGTTGTTACTGTTACAGTTGCTGAAACTGGTGCACTCTCGGTCTGTCTAGACCATTTACATGTTCTGCATCCAGTCTCAAATACACGACCAGAAATGTCATGCATTGGGCCCCAAATCTCCATAACGTCCTTGCTATCTCCGTAGCGGTTTCCGTCAAGGTCATCGGTTAACTTGGAAATCATGATTGACTTACCGTCTGCTGTGGAAGCAATAAGTCCATCTGCGCATGTGCTTGTTACAATGCGGTGTTTTCCATCTCTTGTGATGATAAGGTTACCAGTTGCGATTAAGTTTTTCTTTGACATAAGCATATGTCCTCCTTTAAAATAAGTATTTTATTTTTCCTTTCGGAAAGTGACTCTCTGTGGATTCGAACCACAGTCTTTGCACTGAGAATGCAACGTCTTAACCTCTTGACTAGAGAGCCAATAAAAAAGAGGCTACGTATTAGCCTCTTTAAATAATTTCGGTATATATTGAGTTGATAAATTTAATGGTTCAATTATTTTATTCAAGTCTCTTATCGCACCAAATTTTGAAACATTATATTGTATTCTTTTACTTGCTGTATTAATTTCAAACGCATAACCACCATCCCCATAATAATTCAGAATATCTTTAGTTGGGAATTGATTAAAATTCATTGAAAAACTAGGAAATCCACTCCATCTATATGACAGCGATGCCAACATTTGTATAATTAATTCCGTCTCTTTCCTGTTTTTAAATATCACTCTTATTTTCATGGTTTATATCCTCTGCATAAAAGCTTTGTATCTTCAATAAATTCGGTTAACATTAATCGATTCCACATCCAACCTACTTCTTTGAAATAAATATTTTGAATATCTTCCCCAATAACCTCCCTTAATATATCAGGACATTCTCTGTCGTTAAACTCATATTCTGAGAACCTATCTACATGGCAATCATCAACGGTTACAATTTCACCACAATGCTTGAGCATATCCGTATTCATAGTAAAAGGTATATTATAATACCCTGCGCTTTCATTAGGTTCTCCATAAATACAAGTTAATTCTTTCAAAGTTTTAATTCTAACTTTGTCACCAACTTTGAGCGGACGACACATTAACATAATTTATTCCTCCTCATTTGTAATGCTGGGTCGTCAATGATATCTTCTAACATTAGTAAATTCCACTCCCAACTTGCTTCTCTTAAACTAATGCTATATATATGTTGATTTAGTATTGCATTTTGAATCTCGGGTCTCACCTTCTTAGAAAAAGAATAATTGGTTAACACATAATCGCTACATGCTTCTATTGTGACTTCTTGACCGCATAACGCCAACATATATCTATTCATGACAAAAGGAACACCACCTAACACACCAGACTCATCTACCGCACCATAAAGACTTTCCAATTCTTTTTTGGATTTAACGCGATATTTTTTCCCTACAAAGGGAGCAGAAGCTATTAACATAGTAATCTTATCCTTTCTTTTGTTTTCGATATAGTAAAGCATTAGGAATCGGAATCGTCAGTGTAATTATATAATCGCCATTTGTTATGCTAGACAACATCTGGTGTTCGCTTATCTCGGTTACTAAGATACCCATATCATTAAATATTTCGTATCTTTCACCCCATATATCATGTATTAATTTTGCATGATATATTTTATTTACTAGAGACCTAGAAACCTGAAAATTAAATTCTTTTGGTAAATCTTTTATATCCATGTTATTTATATCCTCGACAAAGCAGAGATTTCGGTATGTTGTTATTGATAATTTTATAATTTCCGTCTCGTACACTCTCCAGAAAATCTGTTTTCTTTATATTTGTTATATAAATTCCGTCACAATCAATTCTATATGTATTTTCTTCATCATAAGCATCATAAGTGCTTGAATTAGAAAAATAAGTTAATGTAAATTGAAATCGTTTCGGTAATCTAATTTCTATTGCCATCTGTGTATTCTCCTCATCTTCTCTTCTGCTATCATAACCACATGAACAAAATTCATAACATATTCCGTCTTTATAAACTCCATGATTATAGTAAGTTAATTCCCTTCCGCAGCACGGACAAGTTTTACATGGTGCGTGTGTTATGCGGATTTTAGAATGTTTGCGTTTCGGCTTTAAAGAAATAAACATCTTCAATATCAATATTATAAACATAGCCACGCACATGATTGGTCGCCAGATAAATGACAGTAATGTACTAATAACACAAGCAAAAAACATGAGTATTGTTTCGCTTGCTGTTATATTATCATCACTTAATATATGTTTTAATGCAGTAATATCTGCTGTAAAAAAAGCAATACTACATTTTTTTGTAATCTCGTCCACCATTTCTTTAGGTAGTCCAATAACAGTACGCCTCTCTATTGGGTATAGTATTTTGATTTCACTTAACTTTGCAGCATACTCTTTTTCATCATCTGTTTTTATGACACAAATTCCTGCTCCATAGAACATACCAATTACTTCACCGCTTTTTCCTTTGTTTTCTCCTGATATAATCATTGCTCTTTCCATGTTTGTGTTCCTCCTTTTTTATCTTCACCTTTAAGGTAATGACTCGACTTGGATTCGAACCAAGGTTTTCCGTTGGAGAAACGGATGTCTTAAACCACTTGACTATCGAGCCAGAGCCTACTCAGGTTGTTCATTCCCTTTCGGCTGTCGTTGAGGTAAATATACTATGGCATAACACCGTGGTAAGCCTCTTCGTATTCAGTTTCGCTTACGAATTCACAATAACCGACGTTTGGGATATACCCCATATATCCATAAGATAAGTAATAACCTTTCATATGTTTCCTTTCTAGACAATCCAGCCTCTTGTAGGATAATCTAATTCTTCTAATTGTATATCTCTTGATTCCTCAACATCTCTTATCGCGGAAATTAAGGTAGAGGCAAAATCATAGTTGGTCGTATAATAAAGCGATGGCTTGACGAACTCATCATTATACGTTTGTCTTTGTCGTTCCCTTTCTTTTTGCTTGCGCGTCTGAAATTTTGGGTCTGGTATAGACGGTTTAGAAAATATAGAATAAGGGATTTTATAATTAAACCAATTCATTATTTCACCTCTTCTTCCTTATCTTTACGGTAACAAAAAAGTGGATTAGCATACATTTCTATGTATCTATCCACTACATCTATTACCTCTTGTGTTGGTAAACAATATTCTATATGAGACGAAGAAGGCTTAAACAATATTTGTAAACTAAGACGTTTATGAGTTCTGTTATATACCAAATACCACCCGCCTAATTCCCTTGCTTCAGCAAGACGAGTTATTAATAAAGATGAATCAATTGTAATACAATCCATTTCTTGCAATCGCATAAACATTTCATATATCTGTTTCTTTTCCTTTTTAGTTTTAGGTAGCAAAGCTATGAAATTGTTGTAGAATGGATAAATGCAATGTTCAACAGTTAATGCATATAATGCATCTGCCACCGCCATATGAAAGCCATTATATTTATGTTTTTGCATTTAATTTCCCTCCTATTTTTCTCCGAATATTAAGATAAATAAGAGCAAAGCCACACCTACATATATAGTCATCATGTTACATTCTCCTTTCCATGTTATCTTTTGCGTATTCTAAATCGAGCATAATTGTGGCGATTTCCATTGCGTCATTTTCATTTGGTTTTCTGCCATATACATGCTCAAATAAAAGTTCTGCTATGTGTTTCAAATTTGCGTTTCCTTTCCGTTTCCGTTTTTATAAACTCTGCATATTAATTGTGGCTGATTATATTTGTTTATGCATTGACGCATAATATTGTATATGCCGTTTCTTATAGCTGGAAAGTTTTTATATAGGAAATCACGTTGTTCCTTGTAGATTTGTATGGATAAATAATCTAATCTTCCATTAAATTCCCAGATAAATGTACTGTCTGAATTTGCCTTGACTTCATCTAAAGAATATAAGAAAGGCAAAACAATGATTCTTATGTCTATTCCTATATTACCCAGTTGTTCTAGTAGTTCAATTAATACGTTCCGTTCTTCCACAGTGTGAGGTTTTAAATTAATCGAAGCGAAATTTAAACCTCTTCTTCCGTTTAAACATAAGTATTCGGACAGTTGCTGTATTAATTCTTTCGTTCTATTCATTCCACGCTCCGTTATAATGAACATTAATCACACAGTCATCCATTACATTAAAGTCTCTATTTTTATCCATAATCATGGAAACTTCTTCGCCTAAATGCCAGTCGTTTCCCTCAAAAGTCCAGTCATTACCAGCATAATCTGTTACGGTAACGGTTTCCTTTGTGTGGTTGATTTCCGTTATAATTCCATTTAAGGCATATAATTCCGTTTGGGCTTTGCCTTCAAATTCTTCTATAATATATGGTTTTCCCTTTGAGGAATCCCAGATAACCATTACTTCCGTTCCATCAGTAAATTCTGGTGGGTCAAATTCCGTTAGGTCTAAGAATCCATCTTTCACAGTTGGTGTGATTATACCTACTGCTGCTGTGGTTTCATGCCAAGTACCATGATACGAATACATCCCGTTTACATTTCCGTTACGGACTTCCGTTTCAAAGTCAGCACATCCACAAAATGCGAATGCGAATACAATAAAAATACCTGCTAATATGTAAAATAATATTTCTGGCGGTGTTGGTGTTGCGTGTCTTGTCATAGTTTTATCCCCCGATTTTGTCTTTTAATATGATTCTTACTTGTTGAATAGTTATATCTATTCGGCAACCCTTACAGTTGCGGTTACATCTAAAACAGCATTTTGCTTCTGTGACTTCCAATTCTTGTATATTGGTACACGACAAAATGCGGTCAACTTTCTGGTCGTATGTCATGTTAACCCCCCTTTAGTACATACTTAAAAAAGCGTTGACCACGAATTAACATTCTGGCGGTTCTACAAATTAACCGTTTTAGTGCAAATTCCAATCTACGCTTATGCATAATATACATATTAAATTGCATAGTTATACTGTACCTCTCATTTTGATAGTTTTTATACCCACAAAAAAAGCACCTATCATTTCGATAGATGCTCTTTTGCATAGATATAAATTCTATGCTTTATATGTTTTAATCTGTCCGTCTGGATAGATAGATATAACCGTTTTACTGGATGGGTAGCGTTTACCCCTATGCGGTAAAATAGGTTTTTTAGGCTGAACGAGTGACGGTTTTTGACAATCCCATTTTTCACGTTCTGCACGTCTGCGCTCTTTACGGTCAGACGTTTTAACGGCGTGACAATCTGAATATGTAAGGTTATTTTGTGCCAAATAATCGTTGATTTTTTTCGTAGTTGCATTATCTTCTACGTGTCTTTCCCATTCCAAAGTGAGCGCATTGCGACGGTATAAAACCAATGCGTCTGGATTTTTTTCGTCGTAGTAGCGAATGTGCGTATAGACATAATTACCCTGTGCGTCATGTCCATAAACGGCATTTAACGGTAAGTGAAACTCATGGAAAATAAACCCGTGCGTTTTTGCGTGGTTTATCGACTTACGACATTTTGCCAGAAAATAGCGTGGTTTTGTTTTGGTGGGTTTTGCAGTTTCGTAGAATGTCAGTGTGCCAGTTTTATGCATGGCGTTTTTGGAGTCTGAATTTTTATTCATATTATGTACCTCATAATTTTTTGCAATCAAAAAAAGACCTGAATAGGTCATGAATTTTTAAACATGAGAAAAAAGGGCTAAACGCCCTTTTTTCCTGAATATGTACTAATTATTTTGATTCTTTCGCAAGTGTGCCAGTACGTGCCTTGTCTGCTTCGGCAACTTTTAACGCCTTGTCATGTTCTAAAATACAGCCGTAAAGGTAAAGACCGAGAATCTTGCAAAACTTGTCCAGTTTGATTGTGTCAAGCGTCAAGCCTGAAGTAGAACCAATAGAAAAACCTTTTACCATGATTGACTGGAAAGCAGTTGCTACTGACATTTTACAATCTTTCAACTCTTCCAGTTCATACTCATCAAAATCTTTGGATTGTTTCACGCTGATATTATCTACTGGCAACACTTTGCAAGTGCTAAAATATGGGTTTTCCGGCAAGGTTGACACTAATTTATGCAATGCTACTTTGAGACTATCCTTTAATGACTTATCAGTACCTTTAATGAGTGCCACTCTAATAATTCTAGGTTGAATTTCCAGCAATTCTAAGTCACGCTGAGTAGTCTTTTTTGCCATCATGCGGATGATTGCTTGCACTTTATCATCCAGACTGTTAAAAATGGCAATGTTTTCGGAGTAAACCGCATAATCGGCAGACTCTTTTAATTCGTCACGCTTCACCTGATATTTGGCAAGTTTTTCGGTGTTTTCTGGTGTTGGGTTGTTGTTGTCCACATCTTCACAAGTAGCAATCTTTGCGTCAAGTGACGCAAGTTTGAATTTCACATTACAAGTGGTAACAAGTGTTTTAACCGCTTTATCGTCCCGAATAAACATTGACTCGGTAGCGGTTGCGGTTGTAGCCTTTGCTACTGGTTTTACCTTAGCGGTAGCCTTTGCGGTTGTTGTAGTTGCGGTTGTGGTTGTTGTTGTTTTACTCATAGTAATTACCTCATTCTTTCCGCCCTGATAGGGCTATGCTTGTTAGTAGTAAAGTCACACGACAGTGTGTCATGTGACTAGCACTACACGCAAGCGTGCGTGTGTGTGAGTCTATAACAACCTGATGAAAAAATCAGATACAACTTGATATCAACTAAAAAGTAACGCCGACTATTCAAACCATGTTCGGGCTGAATGTCTGACGTGGTATGCGGTAGCACTACATCACGAGAAAAGCGAAAGAAAGTAAAACTTTCTAGTAAAGGGAAACCCTGAGGCTTGTCGGGTGTGTGTGTACGGTTGTCAATGTACTAATGAAAAATAACTAAAACCTAAACGGTCACAGATACGATATGGTCTGTGCCTGTGCTTAGTATATCAACTACTAAACTATAACGCAACAACTATTTTAAAATATTTTCAAAAAAATAATCAAAAAAGCCCGCAAACCCGCATAAATACGGGGTTTTTCGGACTTCAAAAAATTGAAAAAAAATCAAAAAACCTTCAAAAAAACCTTGTTATTCCCCTATAATTACATAATTACGGGGGTATTAATTATTAAAAATTTCCAATCAAATTCAATATTTATGTTGGGGGATAAATCTACACACGCACCAAAAATTTCCGTTCCTCTCACCACTTCCCCTAACATTCTCTCCTCTTCCTATCCATCCCAAAAATCCATCGACCTTAAAAATCACCACTCTCTCCTCTCCTTAATAATCCTTCCACTCTCCCACCATTCCCCAAAACATCTTCCACCTAATTTTTTTCACCCACTCTTTATCCCCATTACCCCTGTTATTCAGTCAAATCCTCCAAAACGCTCACAAAAACATTGAACATTTCATTTCAAAATCTGTATAATGTATTAGGATGATAAAAATAGGGTAAAAATATATACCCCATCACAAATAAAAAATTACATCAAAATCGTCCAAATCCTTATAAATACTGGCTTTCAAGCCTGTCTAAAATATTTTCTTATCTTAAATCGCGTTGTACGAGGTAAAAATCGAATTAGGAATATTTAATGAGGAATTTATCAACAAACGGTTTAAAATCGTTTTTGACCCTCATTTTCTCGTCTAGAGTCCCAAAAACTCCCCCTAAAAATAATTTGTATCCTCATATAATATTTAAATAGGAAAACCAGAAAGAAAAATTTACAGAAAGGAGGTTACATGCCCAAGCTAAAAAACAAGCTAACAGATGAACAATTACAGTCTGTATTAACAAAACTAAAGCAATTACCCACGGGGTATATTTTTGATAATTATAAAGAAATGGCCTCATATTTAGATTTACCTGTATTAAAAGACTCATCAAAAGATTGTCAGTTAAAACAAATATGCAGGTGTTGTTCTTTAGGTAAAGAGGGAAAAAAGATTTATTATAAAATTTTAGATGTGTATGATGAATTAATTTCACCTTATGACCCTAGAATCGGAATTATAGATTTATCTAAACAAGACATCAGTTCTACCGAACCAGTTCTTATCAATTCAAATATCAAACCTTATAGTAAAAAAGATTCTTACTACACCCCTGTAGAAAAATATCCAGAATTTGAAACTATGCTGCTTTATGATTTACAACAGGAATTAAAAAATAATGGTAAAGCGGAAATTAATTTAACTGAAGTACAAGCATATATAAAATATGGGCTTGCTAATGATAACTATTATAATAAAGCAAATGCTCATATAGATGAAATAATTGGTATTACTGATGTAAGACACCATTATGCTTTTACGGATAGAATTTATTCTTTATTGCATAATTATTTGACTCGTAGTATTCAACATTTTCAAAAACGAGGATATATAGACATAATAGATGACATCTGGAAAATTAAAACAGAACATGGACATTATGAAATTGCTTCAGATGAAGAACAAATATTTTTTCAGTTATTATTTCAAAAAATGTTAGAAAAGGCTCAAAAAAAAGACGGTGTATTCGTATTAACCAATTATAAACAACGCAATGCATTATATCGTAAATTTAAAAGTCAAGTAAAAGAATATGGTTATCAAAATATTATTTTAAGTATGACTTTAGTTAGTATTAATAATGATTGGTTAAATAAACGAATAATTACCGAAGAAGAATTCCTTACAGCCAAAAATAGAGTAAATGAAATTATATTAAAGAAAATAGATGATAATGCCCGTAGCCAATTAATCAATTATCAAAACAAGTTAGAACAATTATTAACAGAACAACCTGAATTAAGAATTAATAATGCATATCGTGAAGTTCAAGATGGTTTTTATTTCTATTCATATGGATATGCTAAAGAAAATGATTATTTAATTAATCAACAGATTTTAGCAAATCATTATATTCATATTTCAACTCCATATATACCCAAAACCCAATTAATTAAATTAAGTATTGATAACGGTAAAAAGTATCATAAGAATGAAAATAACACTAACACGTAGAAGTTATGATTTACGTATAGAACCATAAAAAAATAATAAAAACGATTAGAGGTAGAAAATATATAAAAGACCTACCCAACTCTTATTTCGAGATGTGGGTTAGTAGCTCGCCCTAATCCGAAAAGCTCCGCGTTTCGTATAAGGGCTCGCAGTGGTTTCCTTTTCGGTTCTTAGCAAATTGTTCGCTTCGCTCCAATTTGTAAGAGCCCTCAAAGATAAACAAAATAAAATTTATTTGTAAAAATATTTTTTATAACTACTTGATTAAGTCATTACAGTTAAGTCACCAGACTTAACCTGTAGCTCTGCTACGACTACGCTTCACTAAAATTTAAAGATATTTAATATCTAAAAAACCAAAACAGAAAAAAAGGAGTGATATATATCGCTAAACAACAGATTTGCCATAAGTACATTTACAAGCTGCACAGCGAAAAACTCAGAAACAGTAATTGGAACTTATGGTTACCACTTGAAGAAGCTATGGCTAATGGTACAGATATTGTAGCGTTGAGTGATAGTCAAGTTCTTCGATTTATTGATGAAATTAATAATAAAAATACTGACCTTATTGCCAAAGGATTAAAATATAAAATAAAAGAAACAAAATTAAAACCGTATAGTATTGCTAATAAAAATAAAATCCAGCGGTTATATACGGAATTATATGAAACACAGTTTCAACCCGATTACATGTGTGTGATTATGGATAATAAAGCAGATTATTTACGTGCTAATAAAGGATTTAGTGTAAATGGTATTCGGTATAAACGCTTTTTAGGAACTAACGGGGGTATTAAAAATTCCACTATAGTTTATGTTAGCGAACGGGTATACCCTATTTTAAAAGAACGCTTAGATTGCGGACGTAATAAAGAAATACCTTTAGTACCTGCTAAATTAGAAGCATATCAAGCATTAATTTGTTCGGGTTCAATTCCTGTTAGTATGCCAAAAGGTATTATTGTAGTACCTGATTGTGAGACCGTCTTTCATGAAGATATTATTACTATAGATGATTCCAATAGTGATGAACCTATTCTTGAAGAAGTTAAGGACGCAGAAATACATTTAACAGACAGTGACGGATATGGATTAATGTTACCTAGTATTTCAAAACAGTGGAATAAAGAGTTGGGCATGAGCCGTGATGGAGAATATTTATCAGGAGTAAATACTAGAGGTCTTCCATGGACTAAAGGAATGTTATTTACTTTTGACTTTATTCAGTTTGCGGAAGAAGTTGCTGGTACTTATGAAATCACAGATATTTGGGGACATAAAAGAGATATTCGTGATGCAGAAGTTATTTTAACTGGTAGTATGCTAAAATTATGGGATTCCTACTCTTCTTTTGAAGATTATTGGGAGAATGTAATTAAGTATAATTATCAATTTGCGATTGCTAAGACTGCTCCACATGAGTTAGAAGGTGAACGACAAACCAATTATCAGTTCTTACAGAGCTATGATTTAACAGATGAACAGATTGCGGAATTTATAGCTCCTACTGTAGACTGGATAAATGATGTTCTTGGTATGGATTATAGAAGAAGTTTATTATACTTACTTGGAGGTTATTTAACTGACCGTAAAGCATTATCGCACGAACCTGATTTTGTAAAAGCCTTGATGATTGAACCGCAAATGATTAATGACCCATTTGTTCGCAATCGGATTCGTATGATGATAAATACTACAATTAATAATGCTAAAAAAGGTGTTATTAATGTAAAAGGTAATTTTGCCATTATTGGCGGAGACCCCTACGCTTTACTTCAGTCCGTATTTGGTCTTGAAATTACTGGTTTATTACAAGCTGGTGAATGCTATCATAAATATTGGAGTGACCAAGGAGTTCCTGAAGTTGTTTGCTTTAGAGCTCCTATGACCAGTCATAATAATATTCGTAAATTAAAATGTGTAACAAATGATGAAATTAATAAATGGTTTCGATATATCAGTACCTGTATGTTGCTTAATGCGTGGGATACTACATGTGATGCTTTGAATGGTGCTGATAAGGATGGAGACCTATTCTTTACAACTAATAATCAAATCTTAATGGACAACACTCGTCCAACTTTATCAATTCATTGTGTGCAACGTAAAGCACCAAAAATAATTCCAACAGAACAAGATATTGTACAAGCTAATTTATTAAGTTTCGGAGATGAAATCGGAGCAACTACTAACACCATTACTTCTCAAATTGATATTCAAGCTAATTTTAAAAAAGATTCAGAAGAATATAAAGTATTAGATTACAGAATCAAGTGTGGACAATTATACCAACAGAATGCTATCGATTAATTTTGAGTCGCCTTACACAGCGATGTGTATTGAATAACAAGGTGAACCTATAAATATAGGGTGTACATTACACGTTTAGGAGTTGTAGGAAATGACGACTAGGTAATGTGCTAACTGGGAAAATCTAAATATATAACAATACTATGCGAAATATTTTACAAGACAGGATGTGATTATATAAGTTTATATAAAACATATGGAATTTATGGAATAAGAAATAAAACCAATAATAAAGTCTACGTTGGTAAGACAGAAATGAATTTTGGTGATAGAAAAGATTGTCACTTTACAAGTCTTCGTGGTGGATATCATATTAATCCACACCTACAAAAATCTTTCAATAAATATGGAGAAGATAACTTTGAATTTATTGTATTGTACGAATGTAAAGATGGCGAAGATACTCATATAGTTAATAAGTTGGAACAAAAATATATTAAATTATATAAAGATAAAGGTCTTGCCTATAATATTGGAGATGGTGGCGATGGTGGTCATAATCTAGGAAAACATTTATCAGAAGAAACCAAAAGAAAAATTGGTAATAAAAATAGAATTAATATGACAGGCCGTAAAGCCACTAATGAAACTAAAAAAAGGATGTCTGAATCACAGAAGAAACGATTTAAAAATCTTTCCGATGAAGAACGAAAAGAATACGGCAGACAAATCTCTGAATATGCTTCTGGATATCAATGGTCAGCAGAAGCAAAGAAAAATTTTTCAAAAATCCAACAAACTAAACCTAATGGTGCAAAATATGACGTAGAAACAGTAAAAGAAATAAGACGCTTACATAAAGAAGAAAACTTAACATACACAGAAATTTCAAATCTACTAGATATACCAAGACCTGCTGTGTATTTAATTGCTACATATAGAAGATGGAAACATATCGCATAGTCCATCAAGACTGTTATATACAAGATAATCCAGTGCCAAGCTAAAATGGTGACATTTTAGAAGGTCTAACGAGCAAGATATACCGTCTCATTGAGATGATGAAATCTGTATGATTAAGGTGAAATTCCTTAATCAGAAGTGCCTTGCCCTCATTATTATGAGGTGATGATGTGCTCTACTCCCCTAATAAATATCGGGAAACCGAGGGTATAAAGGAAAGCCAAAGGTATTATTTGTAAACCAATGCCCGCCGAATGGAAACGTATCAAGCCAAATGAAATTTTGGAGACCGATGAAGCGTGCACTATATTACAAAAACAATTTAACCAGCGTATAGTTGCTGATAAATATCCATATTTCTTTATCTATAATTATCTTTCATTAAAACAAGAATTTGATAGATATTTTAAAACAATGAATTATATTTGTTATGATGAATTATCTGTTTTCTTATCTGATTTAATTTCTAAATATAAAAATCATGAATTTTTATCCCCAGTAGAACAAAATTTTCTAAATAATTATTTTAAAAATTGCCCAGTTTCTTATGCCCCTTCAATAATGAATAGACTTTGTTGGCAATTAGAACAAAAATTAGGAAAAACCAAAAAAGATAATAAAGAGTTTGATTATGCATTATTATTGTCTGAAAATAAAATAAATAAACGTATTAAAAAAGAAGTCGAAGCAATTTACGACGAATATAAGCGACGTTCTGTTGAGTGTCAAGTTCGTTTACAAAGACATCAAATTACTAAAGACGAGTATACTGCTTTTTATACTTTAACTCTGGATTGGTTTAAACAACAAATTTTTAGTATTTGTAATAATGCCGAAACAGTAACGGATGCGTTAATTGATTTGTGTTACACCCATTCAAATTCAAAACAGTTTGTTTGGGATGTATGTGGTGAACAAATCATTCGTAATTTATTAAATAGACATAATAATTTAATTTCTTATCCAGTACAAGACCGTGAAGGTGAAATTGAATTTTGGGGAGAAAAATTTAGTATGCGTACTATTAATTATGATAATTATATGGATATGTCAGAGGAGGAAAAAAATGGGTAAATTTATATTAAATGAAAAAAAATACGTAGAAGAAGAACTTCTAACGGGTAAAAATATCCACGCAAAAATGTCTCGTGCTATGTTATTACTGTCCAAGTATTATATATATGAATTACATAAAACTGATGATGAAGTTCGACAGTTAATAAAGGAATTATATAATAATTATGATTCACCTATCACTTCGGAATATTTATTAAAACAATTAGATTATGCGATTTCTTATGCACATGAGAGACCTTTAGTGTGTATTGATTATATTAATATTACAAAAGAAGAACAGAAAATAATTAAAAAAATTGAAAATGAGGAATTACAAAAATTATTATTTACAATGCTTTGTTTATGTAAATTCCATGATTTCCGCAATTCTGAAAATAATCATTGGGTAAATTACTTTTCAGATGGTATTGCGCCCTTATTTGCATTAGCTAATGTGAGAGGCTCTTCTGAAGCCAAATTAGAATTGTTACGTGAGTTGCGAATCGCGGGATTTATTACTCGCACAAATAGTTATGCCCGTTATAATTGGCAAATTAATATTGTAGATGAAAATCCAGATAGTGAAGTGTTTTATCAAGTTGTCAACATGGATAATCTTGGCTATCAATGGCTGGTTGCCACTAAACAGGGTAAATTTTGTGCGGATTGTGGTCAATACATTCCTAAATATAAACCACGAAAAGGACATATGAAAACTAGAAATGAGGCACAAATTCGTTATAAATATTGTAAAAAATGTCGTGAAAAACGCAAATAATGGGTAGTACCACTACCCTTATTTGTAGCGTAAATATGTGTGATTTTTATAGTATAAAATTTTTTTCATACTTTGAAAGAGAGAGAATAAAGTATCATTATTTTTCTCTCAATAATACGCTCCGCGAGTAAGGCGCACGCTGATGTCTATATTAAATTTATTATAATAGTGCGTACACAGGAGCGATTATAATAGGAAATAATAAAAACGGATATAAAGGATTAAAAGGAACAACATGAGTACAACAAAAAATATAAAAGCGATTACTTATAAAGAATTTCTTAAAAATATTTCCCAAAGAACTGGTTATGTCCAGACAGATGTGGCTAATATTTTTGATTCTATGAGTGATTTATTATTAGAAGAATTTTTAAAATTGGAAGAAAATGAAGAACTGAAAATTAAAATCTGTGGCTGTATTATGGTTACTGGAAAATATGTGCCAGAACGCGTAATGCCAAACAATGTAGTCTCTTCTCTTCCACTTAAAACACCAGAAAATATTATTATTAAAGCGAAATTTGCTAATAGATTTAAAGATAAATTAAAACATGAATATCGTAGATTACGAGGAATTGAGTAAATATCCTTTCTTTTTTTCTTTTTGGTTGGAGGTCGTATCACTTTATAAAGTGATGCGGCCTTTATTTTATGTGGATATTGGATATAAAGGAGTTAATACATGGATTTATTGAGACAGCCGAATGAAACGGCTTTTGAACATAAAGTTAGATTGTGTAAAGCAAAAATAAATAAAGAAATTAAAGTGGATTGGAATACTATTGTAGATATTCTTGAGTTGGACGAAAGCGCAGATTCTTTGCGTCATAAAGGGTATGCTTATGCAGAATATGATGATTATATTTTAAGTGATAAAGGTGTAGCTACAAGAATTTTAAGTATTTCTGATTTACATATTCCATTCCAACTAGATTATACTTTGTTATCAGATTATAAAAACATAGATATTTTACAAATCAATGGTGATGTGGTTGATTGTCAGGCACTTTCGAAATGGAGTAAACAATATAGAATTTCTCCTATGGAAGAATTAATTCTTGGTAGACAATATTTAATTGATTTACTTGAATACTTAAAACCTAAAAAAGTAGTTTGTAATTATGGTAATCATGATAAAAGATTTGCAAATTATTTTGCCAAAAATTTAGATACAGATATTTTAGAACTATTACCAGATACGTCATTAGAATTAATATTTAAAGATGGTTTTTATCATTATGATAAACGCAGTAAATCTAAAAGCTGGTATGAACCACTGTGTAATATTTTTACAGATATTGAAATTATTTATATCGACGATTGGAAATGTAAAATTGGTAAAACATGGTTTGTCCACCCCCTTGCATTTCGGTCTGGAATTTTGGCAACTGCAAATAAAGCTAAAGATTATTTACAAGATACAGATAAAGAATCTTTCGATTGTGTTGTAATGGCACATACACATTCTATTGGAGATAGTAAATGTGGTTATGTACGTTTATTTGAACAAGGCGCTTTTGCCAATGTAGCCAAAATGGAATATATGGATGGAAAATTATCACGACCACAACAGATGGGTTATGCATTAATTTGTCAAGATAAAGATGGAAATTTGATTTCAGATAAATCTAAAGTTGTGGCTTTATAGGAATACAAAGATTAAAGAGGTAAAGGAATTATGAGAGTTATTACAAATGTTAATGAGGTTGTAGAATTAATGTCTCAAGAAATTGATATCGAGAGTTTAAGTTCTACCCTTGTTGCAGATTTTGATTATATTTATAAAACATTAAAGAAATTTTTAACATATGACAATGTTGAATTGACTTATTGTGACGTTGATACATTTGAATATGACAGAGAATATGGCTTAACGTTACATTTAGATATTTGCCGTAATGTGTGGGAAATTGATGTATGGCAAACATATAATGAAGATAAAAATATGTATTATGGAATGGATGGATTTGTTATTTATCACGAGGATGTTAACAGTAAATGTATGCTGGATATGTTAAATAATAAAACACTTCGTCCATCTAGAACAGAATGGATTGTAATTGCTAATTCTCCTCATTTAACGCGTTAAGTTAGAAGGAATGGTGAATTATGGCGAAACATATGGTGCGAATTGAAGATGAGCTTCTTCAACAAGCAGTAGAAAAAGAAAAAGTTATAGAAGCAAAGGCAAAAGCAAAAGCTCGGGCCGCTGCTAAAGCAATTATAAACAATCCTGAAGATGATTATAAAAAATATACTTTAACTGAATTACGAAAAGCATATGGCAATCTTTTAAAAGATTATAAAAAAGAATGTCAAAAAAATGCTGATACCGCTTATTGTCATTGGTGCGGTGAGTGGTTACCTAAAGCTAAATTTTATAAAAGTTCTACATACGCTTCTGGCTTATGCCCTGCTTGTAAATCTTGTCTATTTAAAATCGCCACAAATTATAACGACAAAACTAAAGAAGTAGCTGAAACAAGACAATCTATACAGAGCGCATTAAAAATTATGAATAAACCATTTTCGAATGAATTATATAATTCCGCTATTCGCGCTATTAGTGATGAAACTTCTTTAAGTCGTCGTGGTAATATCTGGGGACAATATGTAACCATGGTTAATAGTTTGCCACAATATCAAGAACAAACTTGGCTGGATTCTGATTTGGAAATTTTTGAAGAAGATGGCGCTAATGAATTAGAAACAAAGAAAATTACAAAGCGAATGAAAGAATTTTGGGGTTATGAATTTTCAGACCGAGATTTAATTTTCTTAGATACACAATATAAAGATTGGGTAACTCGACATGAGTGTAATACTAAAGCGCAGGAAGAAGTATTTAAGAGATTGTGTTTTATTCAGTTAAAATTATTAAATGCCGATAAGGTAGGGGCTCAAACCAAAGATTTAGACCGAACCTTCCAAGAATTGTTGGATACGGCTAATTTAAAACCAAAACAAAATGCTTTGGATACTTTATCAGATGCTCAAACACTGGGCACATTAATAGATAAATGGGAAAACGAACGACCTATTCCTGAAGTGGATGATGATTTAAAAGATGTTGATAAGATTGGTTTATATTTAGATGTGTTCTTTAAAGGACATCTGGCTAAAATGCTTAAATTAAAAAATCCACTGAGTAGATTATATGACAGTTTTATACATAAATATACTGTTACCAAACCTGAATATAGTGAAGAAGAAGACACAGAAGGTTTGTTTGAACAGATATTTGGAATGTCGGATGAAGATTAATGGCTAATCTGAAAAAGAAAACTGCTACCGAGGTCGTTCAAGAAAAATCAGAAAAAATAATGAATGGAATAGCTTTATGGGCTGGTTTTTATAGAGAAAATCCACATCGATTGTGTAAAGATTATCTTAATATTACCTTAAAACTATTCCAAAAAATATTGTTATATGCCATGATGCATAACAATTATTTTATGTACATCGCTGCTCGTGGCCAAGGCAAGACTTGGCTTACAGCATTGTTTTGTGTTGTGCGATGTATATTATTTCCAAAAACAAAAATATGTATCTCTTCTGCTACTCGTCCGCAGGCCAATGAGGTACTGTTAAAAATCAAAGATGATTTTTGTAAAAATTACACTTGGGGTTCATCAAATTTATGCGCCGAAATTTCCAATATTAGTATAGGACAAAATAATGCAGTAATTTCATTTAAAAACGGTTCTTGGATTAAGGTTGTGACTGCTTCAGATAGTGGACGTGGTTCTCGTGCAAACATTTTGATTTGTGACGAATTTAGAATGGTTGACTTAGATATTATTAATACAGTTTTAAGAAAATTCTTAACCGCTCCAAGAACACCAAACTATCTAAATAAACCAGAATATGCTCATCTTGTAGAACGTAACAAAGAAATATATATGTCTTCTGCTTGGTATCAAAGCCATTGGTCGTATGCTAAGGCTCAAGCATATTTTGTTAATATGATGGATACTGCTAAAAAATATTTTATATGTAGTCTACCATATCAAATTTCAATTAAAGAAGGTTTATTATCTCGTTCGCAAATTGAAGATGAATTCAGTGAAGCAGACTTTGACCCCGTAAAATTTTCTATGGAGATGGAAGCGTTATTTTTTGGAGATACTGACGGTTCTTTCTTTAAATTTGAAGATTTAGTAAAACGTCGTAAATTAAAAAAAGCTTATCCTTCGTTGGAATTAAGTGTAACAAAAAATATAAAAGTACCTGATTTGGTTACAAATGAAAAAAGAATTTTATCAGCCGATATTGCTTTATTATCTTCTAAAAAAAACAAAAACGACGCAGCTAGTTTAATGATTAATAGCTGTATACCGTCTAATAATAATAGGTATATTGGTAATTTTTTCTTTATGGAAAATCATGAAGGTATGACAACTGATGAATTAGGATTACGTATCATGCGCCTATTTTATCATTATAAATGTACTGATTTAGCTCTGGACGTTAAAGGTGTGGGCGTTGGTATATTTGATTTTATTATCAAAGACCAATATGACCCTGAAACTGGTGAAACGTATGGAGCTTTAACTTTGCATAAAGATTATACTGATGCAAAGTATCAAGTATATACTGAGCGTTGTAAAGTAAAAAATGCGCTCAAGGTAATACATCCTATTTTTGGTTCACCTTCATTTAATACAGAGTGTTGTACTCTATTACGAAGTGGAATTCAAGAAGGACGTTTAAATTTATTAATATCTGAATTTGAAGCAGAAGAAGTTTTAAAAACTGAAATTAAAGGGTACTCAAAATCGAATGTTGTTGAACAAGCGACATATAAAGCGCCTTATGTACAAACTACCATGGCTATTAATGAATTAATATATTTAGACCATGAAGTAAAAGGTACTAATATTAAATTAATGGAAAAATCAGGCGCTCGAAAAGACCGTTATTCTTCTATGGCTTATAACTATTATGTTCAAGTTATATTAGAACGTAAATTACGTCCGCAGAAAAATACGGAACAGAACATATTAAATCAGCTTCAATTTAGACAGGCTACTAAACATAGATTTTTTTAGAAAAGGAGACATAATGTGATGGTAACCGAATCTACTACGAAGGCATCCTCTATGTCTTCTGTCGATGCCAAGACCCCTCGCACAGCCAAAGAAATTGAAAAATATTGGCTTGATAAAGGGTCTGTTATTGAGCGTTTTGAAAATGCTCAAAAAGCCGTACAACTTATTAATGCGGCTAAAAACGAAACACGTACATATTCTACGTTTTCTAAAGAAACACTACGAACCTACTTACAAAATCCAGCAAGTTATTATAAAATGCTGAGAAATTTAAGTAGGTTTTTATATTATCGGTGTCAATCATATCGTAGGTTAATTTGGTATAATGCGGGAATGGTTGATACAAAATCGCGTGTAGTAATACCCTTGATTGATTTAGTAAAAGAAAATAATCCAGAAAAGGTAACTAAGTCATATTATAATACTTTAAAAATTTTACAACCTATTAATCTCGAATCTGAATTATTTAAGATGCGTGTTATAGCATGGCGAGAAGACTGTGCTTATGGTTGTGTATATTATGACGATACTGGTTTGTTTATCTTACCATTAGACCCAGACTATTGCAAAGTTACTTCTATGTATTATGATGGTACGCTTGGTTTTAGTATGGATATGTCATATTTTGATAAATATACTGAACAATTAGCGTTCTATGGAGCTCCGTTTGATAAGATGTATAAAGCTTATCAGGCAGATAAAGTAAATGGTAAGTGGCAACCAATGCCTGATGAACATTGTTTTTGTTTAAAAATTAATCTGGATGATGCTACTCTTCCACTTCCACCTTATTTCAGTTTATTTAATGCTATTATTTCTTTATGCGATAGTGAAGAATTACAAGCTGTAAGAGACGAAGCGGATATTTATAAATTGTTGGTTTTAGAAATGGAAACTATTGATGGAGCAATGAATCCTGATGAGTTTACAGTAGACCCAAGTACTGCGGTTGGATATTATAACAAATTGGTGTCTTTCCTGCCAGAATATGTAAATGCTGCCATCTCACCAGTAAAAATTACTCCAATTGAATTTAATCAAGACCAGACAAGTGATATTAATTATATCCAAAATTCAACCGCTGCTTTATTTAATAGTTCGGGCGGTGGACAAATTTTAAATAGTGCTAATATTACAACTGCTACACCATGGGCTGATGCTATGATTAGTGATGGTGTATACGCTACTTCCACTGTACGTCCACAATTAGAAAAATGGATAAATAGATGGTTATCATATGTAGATGCTAAACATGCTACTGTTAAACTTTTAGATGTAACACCATACACAAAACAAGCTGTTGTTAAAACAATGAAAGAAGATGCCACTTATGGTCTTCCATTAAAATTGGCATTAAACAGTTTAAATGGTTTTTCAGAATTGGAAACATTAAGTCTAAATTACTTAGAAGAAGATTGTTTACAATTATCTACTAAATTTGTACCTTTACAATCTTCTAATACTCAGTCTGGTTCTCCTTCTGAATCTACAGAACCTTCAGGTGCGCCAGAAAAAGATTCTGGTGAATTATCAGATTCTGGTGAAGCCGCCAAAGCCAACAGATAACAATATAGGAGGTGACGTGCATGGGCAATAATAAAACTTTTGTTATTACCACTGACGAACAAACAGCCAATTTGTTACAAAGTGAAGGCTTTGAAATGATTGGTTCTAATAATGGACAATGGATATTTATAAATAATCCACAGTTAAATTTTAGTCGAAGTAATAAAATTGCTTATACTAACACTTTAACTTTTTAAGGGCGCTATTTAATTAGCGTCCTTTTTATATATCTAATCTAAGAAAGGAGGAAAACATGAGTAAAAAGAAGAAAATAATGACCATTTCTGATTTATATAATTTTTGTGTAAAAAACAAATTTTATCATTTTAGTTCTATAGAAAATCAAGAAGAAATATGTGTAAGTTTACCTGCTTCATTTGAATCTGAAGAAAATGCAGATAAAGATAAAGAAGGCTTAATACCTTTTGTTGCAAAAGCTTATCATGACCATATTAATCTTAACAAATCGGAAATTAAACCAGAAGTATTAGAATCCACTCTCCCATCAGCAATGTTACGTCCTATTCTTGCTAATATCGTTGTAAATGAAGAAACGGGTGAAAAAGATTTTGGTTCACATGATATGGAAATTGTTGAAGACCAAGATGGTAACACTACAATCAAATATATTGAGCAACCAGTCGGCGTTATTTTTGGAGAAAATTCGATTGAATATGATGCCGAAGATGATGTGAATCGAGCAATTTTACATGGTTTTCTTTTTAGTGGATATTGTCAGGACGCGGTAGATATTATGAATAGGCGACAAACTGTAGCTTGTAGTGTCGAGTTATGTGTTAGAGAAATGAGCTTTAACGCTGACGATAAAGTACTGACTTTAGATGATTTTTATGTTTCAGGCTTAACTTTACTTGGAGAAAGTGTAAAAGAAGGTATGAAAGGAAGTCGTTTAACTATAAAAGACTTTTGTAAAAATCCACATACTCAATTTACACAAGGTCAAGAACAATTAATAGAAATGTTAGAGCAGTTAAATGCAAAAATTGATAACTTATCTAACTTTACTATACAGGGGAATACCCAAACAAATAATAAGGAAGGAGGAATCCAAGCGGTGAAATTTAACGAATTACTTGAAAAATACGGTAAAACTGTTGAAGAAATCGACTTTGAATACGAAGGATTGTCAGATGCAGAATTAGAAGCTAAATTTATCGAAAAATTTGGAGAATTGGAAGAAACCGATGGCCAATCTGATGATGAACCTGCTTCCGATGAAAATAATACAGATAATACTGGTACTGAAGAAAACTTTGGTGCTGAAGATTCTAAAGCTGCAACACCAGAAAAATATTCAGTTACATTATCTGATGGTTCTGTAAAAGAATATGCTTTAACTTTAGATGATATTACCACTTCATTATGGAGTTTGGTAGATGTTACATACGCCCAACCTGAAGATACTTATTATTATGTTTCTGTTTTTGAAGACGGCACTTTAGTAATGCATGATTATTGGAGTGGTCGTTCATATAGACAGAATTATTCTCGTGAAGATAATAATTTCGCTTTAGTAGGTGAACGAGTAGAAGTATATGCAAATTGGTTAACAAAGGAAGAGGAACAGGCATTAGAAACATTAAAGTCTGATTTTGCTCAGTTGACTTCTGAATTTGCAGAAATTACAGAACGAATCAATAAATATGAAGCGGCAGAAAAAGAAGCAGATGAAGCTCGTAAAACAGATTTATTTGCAGACGAAGGCTACGCTTCTATTGCTGATACCGCCGAATTTAAACAATTAGAAAAAGACCGTGCTTCTTTCACTTCGACAGAATTAGAGGAAAGAATGAATGGTATTTTAGGTAAATATAGCAAGCTCGCATTTCATGCTCAAACCCCGACAACTAAACACGTTAGTGTTTATGGTGCGGCTACTCAGGCAGTAGATGACGAACCATATGGCGGTTTATTTAAAAAATAATAAATATACAGTTAATCAACCTCTGAATTTAATTCAGGGGTTTTTATTTTAATTAAGGAGGAAACACAATGGCTGTTAATTTTTTACAATACACTAAACATGCTGTAGCTGGCAGTTCAAAATTATCTGCCACAACCGCTACAGGTGGTGCTGGTATTATTAACGTCAAGTTATCAGCAGACCGTGACAACGGAGTAATTATTGGTAAGGGCGCTTATGTAGATATGGAATATTATGCAGAAGACGCTGCTACAACTTTCGAAGGAAAGATTCTTGATGTAGCTGCCAACGGTAATTACTACGTAGAAGTTACAAATGCTGAAAATGCTTATCTTGTATTACAAGTTCCAATGATTTACGAAGCAATGACGACTCGTATGCAGGAAGAAAGCAATTTCTATAATGCAAAAGATGATATCGTTAGATGTTATCCATTAGTAGCTGGTGATATCTTTGAACTTTCTGTAGAAGGTTTCAGCGGTGACCCAGTTAAAGGCGCTGAAGTAACTGTAGACCCTGCAACAAAACAGGTTGCAATTGCGTAAGGAAGGAGGCTGGAATAATGGCAACAGCAAATAAAGTATTTTTCGGATTAGACAATGTTCAGGCTGTATTTTCTAAAGAAGATTGTTCTTACGCTTCTTTCTCAAAATTAATGTATGATACAGCTGTTGAAAAGTTCGAAGGTGGTATTACTAAAGAACAGGCTAACAAGAAAATTAGAGAGGTTATGTTTGAAATTATTGGTCTTCCACAGGACGCTTCAAACAGAGAAATTAAGAAAGCTCTCAAATCTACTGCTGTTAGAGAAGCTGTATTTGCAGTTATCGAAGAGACAGTTGAAGATTTGTTAGTAACAGGATGGGGTAATGACCCGTTCTTCAAACAGTTTGTTGAATATAAGTCAGTTGCTGACGGTGATACAAACGAATTCTATACAAAAGATGAAGTAATCTTAACTTTATCTGAACTTGCTGGTAACCATCATAACTTGATTAGACAGAGATTGGGTGCTGGTAAGGCATTTAATGTTCATACTTCATGGTACGGGGTTAGAAATATAGCTCCCCTTGCAGTGTAAACTGCTTGGCAATAATTAACGCATTGAAATGCTGGAAAACCCTAAAGGTAATTAAGCTACAACGTAATGGTGAAATAAACATAGGCGTGAATGCGGTGAAAACAGAAAAAATTAATTACATGGGAACGAGGTGTAAACCCCTGTTCTTTTTTTAATGGGTAATCAGCAGGTAAGTTCCGAATAGGAAAAACCTCAACGACTATTCCTTTAAGGAAGTAGGGTCATAAGCGATTGATGACTCGAAGTGGTGCGCCCCTCAATCGAGGGTGAAGATATAGTCTAATCTTTAATGAAAATTAAAGGGTTTTAATAACCGACACGGAGTAGCGTCCGCAGATAATATTATATAAGTTATCGTGTTAAATAAAAATGAAAAATCTACGCAGAATATGAACTCTTCATGGCTGGTCGTGTAGACTGGGCAGAATTCGTTCAGAAAATCTATGAAGCATATGACAAGAAAGTAAATGACATGCTTTATGGTGCATTTACTAACATTGGTGATTCTTTACCAGCTGGTACACAGTGGGTTAAGACATCTCCATTGACAGCATCTACAAAAGATACATTTGATACATTGGTTGAAGATGTACAGATGGTTAATGGTTCTGATGTTGTTATCATGGGTACACGTTCAGCTTTAGCTAAGTTAAGTTCTTTAGATGAAATTGACTGGGTATCTGATGCTATGAAGCAGGAAAGATATACAACTGGCAGACTTGGCTTCTATCAGGGTATTACATTATTCGAAATCCCTCAGGCTTTCGTTAAGAATGATACAACTCAGAAGCTCGTTGATAATACTAAGTTATATATCATGCCAGTAGCTGATAACAAGTTTATCAAGATGTTCAACGAAGGTGAAACACAGATTAAAGAAGTATCTGATGGTAACACAAACGTTGATAAGACTATTGAATACGAATTCCAGACCAAGATGGGTGTGGCTGCTGTAATCAATAGACTGTTCGGTATCTGGAATATCGAAACACCGTAATTTTTTACAATTGAATAAATAATTGATTAGGCATAAATATGGGGCTAGGGTTTTGTGCTCTAGCCCTACTATAAAAAAGGATATAAAGGAGACTAATAATGGGAGAAACAAAACGACCAGTTAGAAAAATTACACCGAAAAAGAATACAAACACACAGGTTAAACAGACAGAGAATGTAGCTACAGTTAATTCTACTATACCTGCACAGCCAGTAACAGTATCATATAATCCAGACGACACAATTTGGACAACTTCGGTCACTGCTGGCGAGTTAATTATGATTGGTAAGAAAACCAAAAATATTTATACATGGTCTAACTATGGTGACCGTACTGAAATCGAATATCAGGACTTAGCTGCCGCTAAATCTAGTAAAAACTCTTATATTTTTGCTCCTCGTTTTATCATTGAAGACGAAGATTTATTGAATTCTAAGGGATGGGAAAGTGTTAAAGAAGTATATGACAACTTCTCTTCCATTTCAGAAATTGAAAGCATTTTTGATTTAAACATTGGTGCTTTCAATCGTGCGATTCAGAATTTACCACAGGGTTTAGTGGGTACTGTAAAATCTATTGCGGCTGAAAAAATTAATAACCGTACATTAGATAGTATTAGTAAAATTGAAGTTTTAGACAGAGAATTAGGCACTGAGTTTAAATTATATATTGCTAATATGTAACATATCAATGGAGGGATAAGCGAATGGCTTCAATTAGTTATAGTGATATTTATTCCAGTTTCCTATCAAAAGTTGAAGCTTATGATTTAACTGACATGGTTGAAGATAAAGCTTATTTAATGATGGAAGAATGGTTAAAGTCTATCAAATCAAACCCACGAGTGCGAAAAATGTTTAGTATGTTCACTTTTGATAATGAAATTCAAACATTAGAATTTAAATTAAATCACAGCCAAGGTGATGATGAAAGTGATACAGGGTATGTTATAGAATTACTTGGTTTTGGAATTGCTTGGCGTTGGGTAACTCCAAAATATTTATCTATTTTAAATACGGCGCAAATGTTAACAGGTAAGGAAGTTAAATTTTATTCACAGGCTAATCATATGGCCGAATTACAGAATATGTACAATCAAACCAAAACCGAATTTTATAATTTAATTAGAGATTATGGTGTGTTGTACAATGGTTATTTGAGTGAGAGTTAAATGCCAGAACAGACAAATTATCATTTTACTCCACGTCAATTAACAGAATATAAGAAAAAATTACATTCTGCTATCCATAGACTTTTGGTAGACGTGGAAACAAATAATATACATGACTTACCTACCAGTTATAAAACTTTATTATTAAAAATCGACTCACTTAATCAAATTTTGGGCGACCAAGATGCGATTATTTATCTATTTACTACTCTTCTAGCTGCCTATGAAGCAAGTAGAGATGTTGAAACAGAATTTGCTGTTTATAGAAAATTGATATTAGACGCTCATACTGCTTTGGATAATATTAATTTTCATATAGGAGAATTGTGTAATGATTAGTTTAAACACTTATCGTCAAGTATTAACTCCTAATCCTTTAACCGTTGGCAATGCACATAGGGCGCAAGCTAATTTGGTTATGGAAAAAACATGGAATCGAGATTTACAAGCAAAGATTTGTTACATATACGACTATTTACATGATAGTGAACCAGACAAAAATTATCATTTACATCCAGAAAAAGATGAATTAAAAACTCCAATTGAAGCCAAATATGTAGTAAGTCAATATGGTTCTTTGTCTAAAGACCAAGTTGAATATCACATACAGTTTAGACCTTCTCAAGAATGTCCGATTGGATATTACTCACAGACTTTTGAAAAAATGTATGGTGCTGAATTTCCTATAGGATTATATATTGATATTCCTGATGAAAAAGGAATTTATCGTCGTTGGATGATTTGTAGTCGAGACCATGATTTACAGTTTGTTAGTTACAGTGTATTACCATGTAATTATTATTTTCATTGGATTAATAATAATAAGAAATGCAAAATGTGGGGAATAGCCAGACTACGAAATTCGTATAATAGTGGACTTTGGGCAGAATATAGGACGACCTCTGTTGAAAACCAAGACCAAATTTGGCTACCGCAAAATCCATTATCTGATACTCTTGAATATGTAGAAAACCAAATAAATCAACGTATTATTATTTCTGCCAGACGAACACAACCACTTGTTTGGAAAGTGTCAAAAGTGGAAAATTTACATCCGTTGGGAATTAATAAAATCACTGTAATGCAAACTCAGTTTAATCAGCATACAGACTATGTTGTTCCCGTAGATGAGGCGGATAGTGTTTTTGAAATGTATGCTGATTATTATTCATCTCCTATCTTACCAGATGAAGATGAAATAATTAATCCAACATCTGATTATTCAGAAATCGTTTCAATTACTAAACCTCCAACAATTTATATTGGCGGTGGCTATAAAACTTTCTCGGTGAATTTTTACAATGTAAATAACGAGTTAGTTAATAATGCTCATACAATGAGTAATTGTAATTGGAAGTTATTAATGAAGGATGAGGACATATTACCAAACACTGATTTGGTAAATTGTGAACCAGTCCAGAACGATAATTATTATCAAATAAAAATTAAATTTTACGGCAATAATAATCGTCCTGACGACTGTAAAGATATAAATTATAATGAATATCGCAATCAAGTATTAACATTAGAAGTCACAGATGATAATGGAGAATGTTTATCCTCCATTAATGTGGCATTAGTTCGTTAGGAGGGTATATGGCAAATACAAAAAATACTCCTAATAAGGCCTCTGTATTAGATTTTACAGATTTAAAATGCGGAGAAAATGATAATATTCGTTTAAAAGAAATTGTACGTAGAATATTAACTGAAGACCAAGATATTTTATCTGTCTTACAGAATTTAGAAATTGAAAAACAATGCGAATCATTAGGTTATTTAGACGGCGAGCTGTATTTTTATAAAAACATCTTGCCGTTTTATACATTAAATAACAGTATTGTAGATAAGCAAAATTATATTTGTTATACAACAGGTTTTTCAGAAATTCCTCGTTATAATAAAACTGATAAATATGGCTTATTAACTTTTTACATTTTATGTGATGTAGAAACGATTAATTATGAGGGTATGCCAAGACATGATGTGTTAGCACAATTAATATCCAATATTTTTAATTGGAGTCATGTATATGATACTCAGATGGTATTAGTAGATGATGCCGAAAATACTGTAGATAACCGCTATGTAACACGTATTCTAACTTTTCAATTTACAAAACCAAATGGTATTATTCAGTCAAATAAGCATGGTCAAGAAATTATTAATCGTGTAGTTAATAAAACAAAGGGGTTAGAACGTAAATAATATGGCTGAAACCTATACTCCTCTATTTGAATTTGATGTTTTACAAATGTATTTCGGAGATGACTATAAGATTAATGATAAAATAATTATTCATCAGCCTAGTATTCAAGAAATTGTAGATTGGGGTGAACATAGATATTATTCAATGGTACATACTTTATGCTCTATTCCATCAGATGCTAAATCTGCACTTTATGACGACGGTATAGATTGGGAAGAAATCAGTGATTTTGAATATTTTATCAAAGTCGCTCAAAACTATCAAAAGTCTGAAACATCAATTATTTTTGGCGAATTAGATTTTACATCTATGATTATTACTGTGGATTCTACAAATGGTCAATTAATATTATATGATACAGTTAATGATATTAAGATTGATACATATATGTATCAAAAGATGATTGACTATGTTCGACAAATGCATCAAATAGTACCAAGTCCTGAAAAGGCCTTTAATAAACGTACAAAGCTGGCATTAATAGAGTTTGACCGCGCAGAAAAACGCAAAGCTTCGCAAGAAAAACGTAAATCAATTTTACAACCATTGATTTCGGCCATGGTTAATAGTGCTGGTTTTAAATATAAATTAAACGAATTAAGAGAAATCAAAATTGTAGAATTTATGGATTCGGTAAAACGAATTCAAGTTATTAAGTCTGCCGACGCTCTCCTATCGGGAACATATAGTATGGTAGACACTAAGAAAATCAACAAAAAAGATTATGATTGGACACGAGAACTTACATCTAGCGGAAACCGTGGAGAAAATCTACGTATTCCTAATAAGGAAAATAAAGCCTAATCAATTACGAACCTTTCTGTAGGTTCTTTTTTTATGCCCAAAAATCTTTTTGTTATAGAAAATGCAACCCATTAATTATTAATTAAGGAGGAAATATAATGGCACAGACAAAATTTGACATTAATAACTTCGTTGATTTGATGTAGTCATGCATCATCACAGCGCACCATGTTTGGAAACGGCATGGTGAAATGTTCCTTAATTGCTGGAAACCCCTTAGAGTCTCACAAACTACAACGTAAGAATGAAATATATCTAAGCGTGAATGTTTGAAAATTGTGAGAATTGGGCAATCAGCAGCCAAGCCTCGAATAGAGGAAGGTTCGACGGTCAGATGTAGTGATTGTAGGATAAGTATCCGAAATGGGAACGACCTAAACCATTAAACATGGCATGGTAATGATATGACCTCGACTTATATGAAAGTATAAGAAAACTGTATTTATACAGTCTTTATTAGCATAACGAACTAATAAAGTAAGATAATCGAATTGACCACGTACTCAGAGGTACTATGGTATCTACTGCTGACAGTTCAGTATTATGGAGTTTAACACAGATTCAGTCTCCGTCTTTATCCATGACTTCAGAAACAGTAGATGCAACTGATGCTCTTGGTACAACAATTATGACTTTTGAAAGAGCCAAATCCGCTACTTTCTCTGGTGAAAATGCCATTTTAGACTTGGGCTTATTAGCTGCTCAGGCTGGTACAGTGAAAGAATATTCTGGTTCTGATAATAAGATTTTAGCACCTATTTTCGATACAATTACTTTAACAGCACAGAACATTTCTGATGGTAAAGTTGAATTATCTAAGCTTCCTGTATCAGTACAGGCTGATGGTGCGGCTGCTAGTTCATTAACAGAAATCTTCAAGCTTTCTTCTGATAGCACATTAGGCCAGTCTTTCAAGGTTGGTACTGCTGCTTCTGATACAGAATTTGCTATTGCTGCTGACTCTAAGGAATTACAGTTGCCAACAGGTTTGGTTGCAGGTGACCAGATTTTTGCAATGTATGACTATGAAGCAGATGACGCAGAAGGTAATGGTGCTGTACAGATTGTTAACAGTGCTTCTGAGTTCCCTAAGAATGGTAAGTTTATTCTTGAAGTATTGGGCGCAGATGTTTGCGATTCCACAACTAAGGTTTATGCTTACTTAATCTTCCCGAACTGTAAGTTAAGCTCTGCTACAGATTTAACCCTTGAAACAGAAATGAGTCAGGGATTTGAAATCGTGGCTAACCAGAGCTACTGCTCTAAGACAAACGAACTTTGGAGATTAGTAATCCCTGAAGCGTAAAACATATTTGAGGGTGGGTAACCACCCTCTTAGTAATAAAGGATGGATTCTATGAATCAAGAATTAAATGCAATTTGTAAGGTGTGTGGAACTCCTTATCACAGATGTGATTCATGTGATGAGAAAAAAGGATTAATTCATTATAAATATTTTGTTGACACACCTGAATGTTTTAAGATTTTTGCTACTATTACTTCTAAAGAATCAGATGAAGAAAAGCGTGCATATTTATCAAGATGTGACCTGAAATCATATCCGCCTTTCTTGCCTGAAATTCAAGCAGAAATTAATAGATTGTTAAAACCAAAAAAGAAAGTGAAGTTAGATAAGGTAGAAAACCCTTTAGCTTCTGAATCTGAACCTCTTATTGTAATTGTAGAGGACGCAGAATGAGCATGTAATTAAGGGTGTTATACAAAAATAGTTTTTGCGACACCCTTATTTTTTTTTCGGATATAAAGGAGATAATAATGCAACTGAAAAGAATAAGAAGTAAAATTACTGGAATTGAATACGACCCAACTCCTAATAAGGAAGTGGTTTATGTTGGTAATATAGAACAATTTACTCGTTATATGGCAAATGGCGGAGATGATTATTTTATTGATATGTTCTTTGACCGTCATAACGGGAAAAATAAGATGACATTTGTATTTTTAAGAAATGAATATACTAAATTACTCTATGAAAGATGGAATAACTATATTCTACCCAAGGAGTAATTGTATAAATAGAGGGTAAATATGGCTACAAGAAGTAAACGAATTACTATGTATGACGCGGAAAAATTAAAGTTAATTAATCCTGAGTCATTAAAAATGATTCATAAATATAAACAGGATATGAGTATCAGAGAACTCTCTCCTAAAACTGTATACAATTATTTAACTGATTTAAACCAATGGTTAATTTATGTATATGATAATCAGTTTAATCAGAGCGTATTAGAACTGAACGAGGATGACATTACAGAGTTTATCTATTGGTGCAAAATCCAAGGAAATAACACTGAACGTATTAAACGTAGAATGTCTTCTATTTCAGCGTTTTATATATATTTACATAAAAAACGCTTGATAAAGGAAAACCCGATGACTTTTATTGACCGCCCTAAAAAGGGAAGTCCAGTTGTCACACAAACGTTTTTAACACTAGAACAAGTTGAATTAATGAAACAAAAATTACAGGAGCATGGAGATTTGCAGTTGCAAACCTATGCTCTTTTTTCATTATCTACTATGGCTCGTGTAAATGCTGTTGCTAATTTAAAATGGGAACAAGTAGATTTAGAACGTCGTACTTGTACTAATGTATTAGAAAAAGAAGGTAAATTGGTTGATTTATTCTTTTCTGAAGAAGTGCGTGATTTATTAATTGCAATTAAGGAAAAACGTGCTAATGAAGGAATTGATGACCACGGATGGGTATTTACTACTCCACAAGCAACTGCTACTACTCCTATTCAAAATAGTACATTGAACGAATGGTGTAAAAAGATTGGAGCAATGATTAATGTACCAACTTTACACTGTCACGATTTTAGGCATTCTGGTGCGACTTTGTTAAAGAATTTGGGTATGCCATTAGAAGACGTATCTGCTTTATTAAATCATAGTGGTACTGATGTCACTAGAAAATTTTATATCAAAGAAGATACGAGTCGTTTATCTGCCGCAAAAGACCGATTTAAAATTTAATGACTAAATATATTAGTTTTGACCAGAGTACAACTGCTACTGCTTATTGTATATGGATTGATGGAAAATATTTTCAACACGGAGTTATCAATCTCAAGAAAATCAAAGAGGCAGATTTGAGATTTGACCAAATGGCTCGGTCTATTATACAATTATTAGAACAGGAAAAGCCACAAGTAATTACTATTGAAGATACCGCCTTACAGACAAATGCTAAAACACTGAAAGATTTGGCTCAATTACAAGGTGTTATTATGGGTTATTGCTTGGCAAATAATATTAGTTTTACAGTGTATTCGCCAACTAAATGGCGTGCTATTTTACATTTTAAAACTGGTAAAGGGGTGAAGCGCCCTGAATTAAAACAGCAGGCAATTGATTATGTGTTAGAAAAATATAATATAACTGCTTCTGAAGATGAATGTGAAGCTATTGCAATTGGGTCTGCTGTTTTGTTAGAATATCAATAAAGGATTTAAAGGAAAGAAGGATTATGCGTATGAAAACTGCAAAGATAAATCAATTATTACAAGACCAAAATTATAAAGTGGATATTGAGACTTATTTAGATATTTCTGAATCTCCACAAGTATTGTCATGTGTACGAGTAGATGATGAATCTGACCCGTATGAATATGAATATGAAGTGCAAACCAAAGATAATTATTTATTCAGATTTAAAGTAATAATTAACCAGTAAATAAAACCATTATTTTAAACCTCTCTGTTTTATAACAGGGAGGTTTTTTATTGTAAAAAATAAGGATATAAAGGAGTTTATAATTATGACAATTGATAAATTAATCGAAATTGGAAATAAAGATGTTAAGTCTCTTGAAGATGCAAAATCTGTGTTGGCAAAAGAAATTAAAATCACACCGTATGTTGGTTATGCTACAAAATGTGCTATGGCAGATAATATTGTGCGACAGTGCGGATATAAAGATGGACAACTTTACATAGATTCTGCAAAGCGCTATTACTTCCATATGTTAACACTTATTATGTTATATACAAATATTGAATTAGATATGGAACACGGTGTTGCTGAATATGACAGATTAAAAGAGACAGGATTATTAGAAGCAATTATTAGCTTGATTCCTCAAAGTGAAGTGCAAGAATTTTCTATGATTTTATCTATGAAGATGGAAGATTTTATGACAAATGAGTACAGCGCTCAATCGTTTATTGGTACTCAGTTGGAAAATATGTCGCTTATTTTTTCTACTGCTCTCGCTTCTGGATTGGAACAAGTTGCAGAAAAATTAAATAACATTGACAATAAGACTTTGGAACAGTTTGTACAAAAAGCTGTAAAACTAACAAACAAAGTTAAGAAATAAATATAAACGGATAAAGGGGTGAGGGAGTGAGTACAAAATTAAATATTGTAACTAAGGCTACGGATAAGTATTATACCAGTTTTAGGGAATCAATGAAGCGCGAATTTCTTAAACAGGCCCAAAAGGCTAAACATGCAATTACTGAAGAATTATCCAATCGTGTTGCTAATTATGTGCGAGATGAAGCTGCTAAAATGTACGAACAAATCATATATGATTATTATATGGATTATACCCCTTCTGTTTATCAACGAACATATAATTTACAAACATATCATCAAACTATTGATGGCCAAACATATCTCGATACATTTATTCCACCAATTATAACTCATATTAATACAGGTTATGCTATTAAATTTAGAAAATGGTATACCAGCGTTTCAATGCGCCCATATCATGTGACAACCAAATGGCAAAAACGGCATGTTACTCCAGAAAATGTATTAAATACGGTTATGGATGGAATTAGAGGTATTGACTATCAATTATGGAAACCAACTGAAGCAAGAGCTTTTACAGATACTGCTTCTCCATTTACCTTTCGTGGTACACCAAACGATATGTTTCAAAAATTTGAAAGACATGTGGGTTTATATTTTGAACGTTACATGATTGCAGAATATTATGCTCACGAGTCGGTGTACGACAAAATATGGAATAAATATCTATAGAAAGGAAGTGGTTAAATGTCTACAACAATAGGCCCTAGTGGTGGTTTTGATAAAGCGTTAGATGATATTTTGGGTAAGAAATTTGACCAATCATTTGATAAATTTATAAAGAAACAGGCTCAAAAAGAATATACTGTGCCTACCAATATCAATGTTCGTCTTGTAGACAATATTGAAAAAGTACTTGAAGAAGAACGTAAAGAAATTGATGCTCAGATTCAACACTTTAAGAAAACTATTCAGTCAAATATTAATTCTTATACAAGACACGCTGGTTCGTTGCCACAATCTGTAAATAGATGGATGGGGCGGCAAAGCAATCAAGAGGATTTACGCAAATCAATAGCTCAAGAATCTGAAGCAGTCTACGGTAGAGCAACACATTATAAACATGATAATTTAAATGCGGAATTAAAAGCCGCTATTGAAGAACGTACTAAATTAATACGTTATTTACAAGCTCAAGACGACCAGATAAATAATATTAATTATGCTGGTAAAACGACTAAAGGACAAATCGCAAAGGCGGCCGCTGAAGAAGAAGAAGCTTTAAACCGCAAATATTTAGCGATTCAGAGAATATATGAAATCGAGCAAAAATATCGTAAACAGTTACATGCAAATGACCGACATGCTTTAGGTGTTGAACAATATCAAGCTGGTAGGCAGTCTATTGAACAATACCGTGGTCAAGCGGCACAACATGGTGTCAGTGCTTATGAGGCTTTGCTCAAATCTAGAGTGGATAGTGCGCAAGGAATGTTTACTCAGTTAGCGCCTCATTTACAGGCCGCTGAGTCTGATGCAGAACGTGGTCAAATATTGGCTGATTTTAAACAGGGTGTTGAAACTGCAAATTCATTAAGTAAACAAGCACTTGATGGTTTATCTGCTGTTGCAAAAGGTATTGCTCAAGTTCAAATACCTGACGAAGTAATTGATACTGAAGCAGTAAATATTAGTACAGATGAAATTCAAGAATCTATGCAGGCTACTACTGCTACAGAACAGAATACACAAGCAATAAAAGAGAATATTGAAGCTAAACAAAAGTTAGATTCTCAAGAAGATGAATTAATTGCTGACCAATCGGCTTTAAAATCTGCTATTGATTCGGCCACTAAAGAATTACAAGACCAAGGACAAGAATTGGCCAATACTGCTCAACAATATAAAAAGGTTGGAGATGCGGCTGATGAAGCGAATTCTAGCATATTGAAACAGACCAAAAAAAGCTCTAGGTCTGGTAATGGGACAGGCGGTGGGTCTGGTTCTGGTAGTACTGGTAAAAAAGAATTAAGTGATAAACAGAAATATCTTGCGTTGGTTTCTAAAGAAACGCGTGAGTTAAAGAATTTATTACGTTTAAAAGTAGAATTGGCGAACACTTCTTCTACTGATAAAAATACAATTAAGACATATGAAAAATTAATAGATTTTTCTGAACAACGTCGTACTGTTTTACGAGCAGAGGGTCAAGCATTATTAGCTAATGTTGATGCAGAGGAACAAGAAAATTTAGCTCTGCAACGTAAAGCAAAATTACAAGAAGCTTCGATTTCTTATACTCAAAAACTAGCATTAATATCTGCCAAAAAAGAAGATAAATCTATCAATGCCGCTAATGCTGAATTGGATAAAGCTTTAAAAAAGCAACAACGGTTTGGCACAGTAGTTAAACAGCAAATTGATAATTATCAGATGGCGGCAGATGCAATACAAGAATTATTATCGACACAAAAATTATTGGGTAGTCCAAGTATTGATACCGCAAAATTAAATTCTGAAGGTATTGCTACTTTTACCCATAAAGTAAAAACTTCAAGTAACGAAGTACAGACTTGGGCCTTTACTTGGGACGCGGCCACTGGTCAAATATATCAAAACACAAAACGAATTACCACTGTTGGTAGTAGATTAGAAAAATTCATGGATAGTCTCCGAGGCAAATTTACTGCTTTGGGGACTTATTTATTGAGTTTCGCAAGTTTTTATGATATTGTAAACGCTTTTCGGTCAGGTATTACAACTATACGTGAGTTGAATACCGAATTAGGTAATATGCGAAAAGTAGCAGATGAATCATTGTCTGTTTTGCAAGAATATCAACTAGCGGCTCATGATATAGCTTTTGAATTAGCTTCTACTTCTAAACAGGTAATGAGTTCAACCACAGACTTCTTACGTCTTGGCTATTCGTTACAAGAGGCAGCTTCACTTGCTCAAGATGCTAACATTTATGCAAATGTTGGTGATATGCAAATAGATGAAGCCACTGAACATATGATTTCATCTGTTCAAGCTTGGAAAAGTGAATTTAACAGTGCTGTTGAAGCATCAACTGCTTTGATTGATAAGTATAATGAAGTGGGTAAACAAATTATTGCCCAAACATACAGTAATGTATGGTGCTACTTAATAGTGGCATAGTAGATAACTATATCGGTTAAAAAATGGGGACATTTTAGACCGAGGAAAGACTTAATGTTTACTATCGTCAAAGGGAGGCGATAGTTATTTCAAAAAAATTAGATTTAACAAATCAAAAATTTGGTAAATTGTTAGTCATTGAAAAAACAAAATCTCCTAATAAAAAACATAAAAGAATATATTGGTTGTGCCAATGCAATTGTGGAAATACATATGTTACAGATACTACTTCTTTAACTTCTGGTGCTACAACTCAGTGTTTAGAATGCGCTCATAACGCATCTGGTATCGGTAGAAGAAAAGATTTAACTGGACAAAAATTTGGTCATTTAACTGTTGTAAAAATGTTATATAATTACAACAATACTAAACGAACCAAATGTTTGTGTGATTGTGATTGCGGTACGATTAACCATTTAACTTCTCCAGATTCATTGGCTCGTGCAACAGAAAATACATCTTGTGGATGTCAAAAAGCAAATTATGTTAGAAAATATTGTGCGCGTGACATAGATGGACAACGTTTTGGAAAATTGATTGTATTAGAAACGATTTGGGATAATGGAAAACCTAAAGTACGTTGCAAATGTGACTGTGGTAATGAAATTATATTAAACAAAAATGATGTACAAAGTGGTCACACATTATCTTGTGGATGTTTACATAAAGAAGTTACATCAAAAACAAATACAAAAGATTGGACTAATATCGTTTCTGATTATGGAGTAGAATTTATTAGTCAATCTAGACAGAATAAAGCTGGACAGTGGTTATGGTATTGTAAATGTCCTATTTGCAATGATATATTTGAAGCTTTGCCAGCAAAAATTATGGGAGGTCATACTACATCATGTGGATGTAAAATTCAATCATCAGGTGAAAGATTAATAAAAAAGACTTTAGATGAATTGAATATAAAATATATCCAACAATATAGTTTTAATGACAACGTATATAAATATAAATTAAAATTCGACTTCGCATTATTAAATGATAATGACGAAGTTTTTTGTTTGCTTGAATATGATGGTAGACAACATTATGATTCAATTGAATTTTTTGGTGGAGAAGAACAATTTATAGAAACTCAAAAAAGAGATTTAATTAAAGATGAATATTGTAAAAATAATAAATTATTATTAATACGTTTACCTTATTATTTAACAACAGATGAAATTCAAGAAAAGATAGTAAACATTATTTATCCGTAACGACTACAGGGTATATATGGTAACATATGTACTGAAGTTATCCACCCTACTCTTCTGTTTATGAAGATAAGAGGGTGTAATATATAGTCTGGACTCACGCTATAATCTAACAAAATATGAAACGTGAGAGTTAGCCAGAAATGACTAACCGCTATATTTATATATAGTCAGTAACTTAGAATATAAGTGAAAGTAACAGAACGAACAATTATGCAATTACTTCAGCAGATATCGGTTCAGCCATGGAACGTTCTGCTGCCGCTTTAAAAGCTGGTGGTAATACACTTAACGAATCAATTGCGTTAATTACTGCTGGTAACCTTATACAACAAGATGCTGATACTACTGCGAATGCTTTAAAGGTTATGTCACTGAGAATTCGTGGCAGTAAAGCAGAATTAGAAGCCATGGGCGAAGAAACTGATACTCTTGCTGATTCTACTTCTAAACTGCGTGATGAAATTAAAGCATTAACTGGTGTAGATATTATGCTGGATGATGATACGTATAAATCAACCACACGTATTATTCAAGAAATTGGTGCAGTTTTTGATAAACTTACTGATGTTTCTCAGGCTACAGTTTTGGAAAAACTTGCGGGCAAGACACGTTCATCAACAGTAGCTGGTTTGCTTGAGAATTATGAAGTTATTGCTCAGGTAATGGAAACAGCAGCTAATGCTGAAGGTTCGGCCCAAGAAGAAATGAGCCGATATATGGAAACAATTGATGCTCACTATAATCAACTATTGACAAAATGGGCTCAATTTTGGGATGTTACCTTAGACACCGATGCAGTTATTGCCATTATAGATGCTTTAACCAATTTGTTGGATAAAGGTATTGAGGCTGGTGGTTTATTAGGTATATTAGGCGATTTGCTTCCAGCTTTGGCGATATTTAAAGGCAGCGGTAGACCTAAAATGTTTGGTCTCAAATATGCCGCTATTATTATGTGCCCTTATAGATATATAAGTTTTCATAATAAGCTTATTGAAATACAATAAGTAAAAATGCTCGATATGGTCTGAATAGACTTGTGTTTATAATTACACAACTGGGAAGCGGGTTAAAATTATAGTACTCTCCTATTTCAGTGATGGAATAAGGTTCGTGAAAATCTATAATCTCTCGTGGTCAGCAGGTAAGCTTCTCTCTGAGAAGAAACCCCACTGTAATGAAATGGGCATTACACATTAGATGAAACGCTGTGTGTAAAATAGACATTCGAAACTACACCAAGCACGATGGTTAATTATAAGTAGGAATCTATCTTCTACTTTCGTGTGTGCGAAACTTGTTTTACTCAAGTCGATAGAAAAGTAAAAAAAGACACCGTGTTGTACAGTGTCTTAATTATTGATATATACTTAGAAATTACTTCCGCATTTATTACAATGCCATTGTTTACCGATTTTACCACTACCAAAACCAAACAAACTAAATGAAGTCGCTCGTCCAACCATAGAAATCTTCTTAGTATCTTTTGATTTACAATATGGACATTCTGCTGAGTCTGGAATAAATTGTGCCAATGCTTGCAAGGATTGGGTCATTCCTTCTCTTTCAGGTATATATTCTCTTGGTACTTCTTTGTTATCTACGATTTCAGAAATTAAGTGTATTACATCAAAAATATCTAGTTCTATTACTGAATGAATTTTTGCTTCTATTTTATCAGTATTTTCTGAAGAAGATTGACCATGTTTTAATATAAATGCAAATTCATCAGTTAAATCAAAATCAACCCCTTTAATATTACAAATGGTATTTTTATTTTTAACAAGTAAACGTATTAATGGATATCCACAATGAACACAATTTTCAGTTTGGTCAGAAATTTCTTTTTTACATTCTGGGCATATAATTAAACTCATATACTATTACCACCTTATTTTTATGTTTAATATACCACATTTTTAAAGTGTTTCGCAACTTTAAATATATAGTTTGATATTACGAATAATAAACGGATTAAAAGACTCAGGTTTGAGTGGTAATATTGTCAAACTTGGTCAGGAATTTCAAAAATCGGGTAAATCCGCAGAATATTTAGCAGATGTTACAGGATTAACAGTTGAGCAAGTTACCAAATTAACTAAGCTAAAACCTAATTTAGTTTCTTTTGGAAAAACTTTAGGTACAATAGCTGTTGCATATGTAGCTATGTGGACAGCATCAAAAGTTTGGGATGCTGTTAATACTACTGTTGACGAAGCCCAAGAAAAAATTGATAATGTTAATTCTAAAATTTCTACGCTTAATAAGGAAATTCAAAAGTTAGAAAGTATTGGTTACCGTAACGAGGCTCAAAATAATCGTTTAAATGCTTTGCAAAGAGAATTGGAGTTGCAAGAAAGTTTATTAGCGATTGAACAAAAACGATATTATCAAGAATTAACTGGAAATCAATTTACTGATAAATTTGATTCAGATAATTTATACACCAAATATTATCAAGAAGCGCCTTATCTCACTGATGGTTTTGCTGAACAGAATGAAGTTGGAATGATGAAACAACGTTATTCTGTTAATGAGCATAAAATTGCAGAATATGATGAGAAAATTGTCAGCACTGCTAATGATAATAAGAAAGCTAAATTAATTGAAAAACGAAACAAACTGTTAGAGAAACAAGTTGATTTAGCTGGTCAATTAGCAGAAAAAGAAGTAGAATATCTTGATTATTATACACAAGCTCAAGAAGCAGTTGATAGTGGCCTATTATATGGTAGTGATTTAGAAGATGCTAAAGAATTAGCTTCTTTATGGAAAGCGGCTTATGAAGATATCAGTTCAATTAGCACTGAAATTCAAAAAGCCAATGATACTTTTGATTATTCTGCTCAGATAGCTGGTATTTTAGGTAAAGTTGATTATAAAGATTTAAAAGACCCATTAATAGAATTAGCGAAAAATGGTGATTTATCGGTCAACTTACTTGAAACTGAGTATACAGCTTTGACAGAAGCGTTAGAAGCTGCTGGTATTGAAGCGTCTGAATTATATTATTATTTATTAAATTTAGCTGACCCTCAAATGGCTCAGCGTACTAAAGATATTGCCGCTTTAAACACACGTGTTGGTATAGATAGTAATATTGATAGTGCTGGTGAAGCGCAAGCCCATTCTTTATTATATAATGCTGGTGCTTATACTGATGAAGGGTTAACCGCATGGGCAACAATTCAAACAGAAATTGATACTTCTAATTGGACTGTTGAAGATATTGCTGCTGCCATCCAAGAAAAACTGGACGGACAGGTTATCGAACCCGAAATCAATGTTACGCCTACTATTACTTCTTCTGTTCAAGAAATTGCAAAACAGCTTGAACCGCAAATGTCGGCTTTGGAGGAAGTATATAATTCTATCTTCAATGGTGAAGGTGGTTTTAATGCTGATATAATTGACCATTCTATGATGGCTAATTTAGAAGCATCCTTTAATCAACTTGAGGAAGATTTGGGAGTCACTTTTGATTCACAAGCGCTTGAAGATTTCTTTAGGGTTCTGGGTGATGGTGTTTATACTGCCGATGAAGCTCAAAATGCTTTCAATGATTTAGCAACGGCTTGGTTTTATAGCACAGACGTTTTAGACCATTTGAGCAAAGAAACTGCTGGTGCTATTACACAACAGTTAGAATTAATGGGTGTAACTAATGCTGCTGAAGTGGTACAAACCCAATTAAACAATATAACAGCAGAAAAGAAATATGCTGCTCAAGTAGGTAAAGAATTAGCAGAGGCTACTTATTCAGAAGCTTATGCTTTTATTTCTGATGAAATTGCTCTTGGTAATGCAGATAAGAGTTTATATACTTATTATTTAACAAAACTAGCTGTTAATGGTGCTACGGTTAATACAATAGATGATTGCCGAAATGTATTGGCATTAGCTAACGCGGCTGATATTTCTGGTGAGGCACTTGATCAACTTGCTTCTTTGATGGCTTCCTATGATAAAGCAATGGCACAAGGTAATTATACCGGTGCTACTGTTATTGCTAATGAAATTAATAAAATGAAAGCTAAAGTTGATGCGGAAATTGCCAACTTTAAACCTACTGAAATTAATTGGTCTCCTGTTGTTGATTCCGCTGGTAAAGCAGGTAAAGATGCTGGTGAAGAACTTAAAGACCAGTTAGAACAGGAACTTAATGACCTAGATTCAGTTATTAGTTCTGTAACCAATATTATTGGTGATAGAATTGATGATTTACAGAATCAAATGGATGCAGCTATTGATGCATTAGAAGCAGAACGTGACGCGGCAATTGAGGCTTTAGAAGATGAGAAAAAGGCTCTTGAAGACGCAGTAAAAGCAAAACAAGACCAGATAGATGCTATTCGTGAAGCTCGTGAAGAAAGGTCTGCTGAACTAGATTTACAACGCAAGGAATATGAACTAGAACGTTTACAGAATCAAAGAACACTTTTAATCTATAGTGACTCTAAAGGTTTTCATTACGAGAACGATTCTAAGGAAGTAAGAGATGCTAAAGAAGCTGTTGATGAAGCTAAAGAAGAAATTGAAATTCTTAAAATTGAAAAAGAAATTTCTGCTTTGGAAGATTCCATAGATAACATTGATGATAAAATCGAAGAAGTCAATGACCACTATGATAAACTTATTGAACAAACCGAGCAATACTGGCAATCTCTCATTGATAGCCTAGAGGCATATAAATCACGTTGGGAAGAATTAGCAGAACTTAAAGAGCAAGCCGAATTCCAAAGACAATTAGAAGAACTTGGTTTATCTTCTGTTGATATTCTCAATATGAGTGAAGAGGCTTTCCAATCATTTAAGACACAATATTCAGAAGCTCTTAACGCTTATTTAGCCGCTTCAGGTGCTACGGAAGAAGAATTAGCTAACATGGCTGGTTCTGTTGATAAATTAGGCAGTTCCTCTTCTACTGCTTCATCTGGTATTAAATCTGCCGCAGGCGCTACGCAAGAATTAAAAGACAGTGCTCAAGGCATTTCAGATGAAATGTCCAATACTGTAACTGCTATTGAAGGTTTAAATTCAGTAAGTCTAAAAGGTTTGCAATTAACTTTTACTAATTTGATTAATACAATCCAATCAGTTTCAGAAGCCATAGGCGCGTTATCTACTGGTGCTACTGAAAGTGGAGTTGGTGGATTGGTCGGCGCTATTTCTGCATTAAATGCTGTTAATTTAGGTGGGGATGGAGAAGGTATTATTGATAAATTCAATAAACTGAAAGAGGCAGTATCTCAGGTTAGTGCGGCTATTACAGGCGGTGCTGGTGCAGCTGATACTGGTATAGATTTAACCGATAGAGGTTTTCCATCTGCTACTGGTCAGTCTACTACATCTGGTTCTGATGGTAGTGCTGGATTAATTGGTGCTATTGAAGAGCAAGGTCAAATTGCCGAAACAGTTTTATCAGAGGAAATTCCTAGATTCAATGGTGAAGAAGAATCATTATTAGGTGCGGTAACAGATGTTACTACCGCTATTGCTGGTTCTGGAGACTCAGAAGAAGGTTCTGGCGAAGAAATAGATGCTACTAATCTTATGGGTGCAATTGAGGCACAATATGATAAAGCCTTAGAAGTTCTACCAGATGAGAAATCCAAATTTGAAGAACTGCTAGAAGTAATTAAATCATGTGTTACTGAGTTAAATAATATGGTAACTGCAATGCAGAATATGTCAGAAATGGAGTTTAATTTTGGTGGTGGCTCTACTGGCGGTGGATATAAAGGTACTGTTGGTAATGCTTTTGCTAAAGGTACAATGAATATCAGAAGTTTACCTATTACTGGATATAAAGGTTTGCCACATGATGAGAAAAATGCGATGCGTTCTGAGTATGGTCAACCAGAATTGACAGTATATCCAGACGGTACAACTGAACTCACAAGTAAACCTGTAATGTCAGACTTACCGAAAGGTACTGTAATTTTCAATGAAGAACAAACAAAGCGCATTATGCATAACCAAGGTACTGTTCTTGGTAAAGCTCATGCGGAAGGTACACTTCCTGCTGGTCTTATCCCGCTTGAAGCTGTTGACCCAGCAAAATATAAGATGCTGTCTGGTTCTTCTTTGGTTAAATTAACTGGTGTTGCTTTAGAAAAAGCTTTTGATAAACAAAATTCAGTATTAACTGAAACGGTTAATCAGGCATTGAATTTACGTACAAATACTCCTGCTAAAGCACCAATTCATATGGGTGACATACAGTTTATTTGTAACGGAATTACTGCTGACCAAGTTGAAAAACAAATTAGCGGACATTTTGAAGGGCTGTTTACAGACGCTTATCAAAAATCAATGACCCGTCAATAAATATTAAAGGGCTATTACTATTGTGATAGTCCTTTTTATATATAAGAAAGGTATACGCATGACCATTAAAGAAGAAATTATCAACGCAATTGAATTGTTGATTGATAAGAAATTATCCACTTACGCAAGTGATATAACTTATATTTCAGCAATCAAAAAAGTAAATGCCAATGGTACATATGTAATTACCGACAGAGGAGGCACAGAACGAGCGGTTAAATGTTGTATACCTAATCTTGCTTTGTCTGTTGGACAAATTGTTTATATTAAAGTTCCAGCTGGCAAATTGAAATACACACATATTTGTGGTGTGGTATAAAATAACAGTTTTATTTCGTTTTTGATACTATATATAGAGGTATCATCGTTGTGCGACCACTATATATAGTGGCAAATATTAAAGAAAGGAAACTTATAATGGATAGAATTAGATTTATTAAGAATCCGTCTAGTATTTATGCAGTTGAACTCAAAACAATTGGTAGCAATGTTATTAGTTTGACATTCTTAAACGCTGGTGCTCCTGCATATGTAGCAGATGGTTTTGAACTGATTAACGAAAACAATGGTAAAGTCATGGGTTCATTCCTTGACTATACAACAAAATATAGAACATATACAGATAAGATTAATGTAGTGGAATTATCTAATGATGGTAGTGTTTATAAAGAACCAGAACCAGTGATTCCTACTATTACTTTTGTGGCAAATGAAGGTGGTACATTAGCTGGCGATTTAGTTCAGCAAGTTGCTACTTATGATGCATTAGTTGTTCCTACTGTAAAAGCAAAAGAAAATTATAACTTCATTGGTTGGAATCCAGAAATTCCTACAAGCGGAAAAATTGAAAATAATCAGACATTCTATGCTACTTTTGAATATATTCCAACCGAAGAAGAAATCGCTGCGCAGTTAGCGGAAGCAAAAAAGAATAAGATTAATTATTCTAAGTTAGAACTCGCAAACTTCTTAGAAGAACATCCTATTACTTCTACTGCTCATAATGGAGTTGAAGGTGTTTATTCTGTAACCAATGAAAAACAGATGTTAATGATGAGTCAGTATACAACTTATCAGATTGAAAAAGAAGTAAATCCTGATGCTGTATTAACATGGAATGAAACTGGTAAGGCTTGTGAAGTATGGAAAGAGGAAGAATTCTTACAGTTGGTACTTGAAATCAAGGCTTATGTATATCCTCTCGTTTCTTACCAGCAGACTACCGAAGAAGCAATTAATGCTTGTTCTTCCATTGAAGAAGTTGAAGCAATTGTAATTGATTATTCTGCAATTGCTTTCCCCGAAGTTCCTGAAGAAACAGAGCCAGAAGATACAGAAAGTGAAGTAACAGAAGAATAATTGAGCTAGAAAGGAAGCTACATATGTTGTTAACCAAAGAAGTAACAACTACTTTATCTGCGAAAAATGTTAAATATTATGAAAAATTGGGTTATAAAATTCCTATGCGAAAAGCATCTACATTAAATATGAAAAATAATAATGTAGATTATGTATATGATATACCAATCAAAGATTTTGTTGTCAAAACCGAAGATTTGCCACTTCAAAGTAATGTAAAAGTAGATGTTTTATGTGATTGTTGTAAAAATAACATATGTCGTACTTCGTATGCTTGTTATATCAATGCTATAAAAAAAACTGGAAGTTATTATTGTAAACACTGTAATCATATAAAGGCTCAACAAACTATGTTAGAAAGATATGGATGTGAAAGTCCCATACAAAACGAAACAATAAGAAAGAAAATTTATGAAACAAACATAAAAAAATATGGCTATAAAATACCGACTAAAAACAAAAAAGTTAAAGAAAAAATACGTGAAACAAATATAGAAAAATATGGGTTTTCATCTTCTTTTTCAAACAAGGATGTGCAAGAAAAATATCGAAAAAACTGTTTAGAAAAATATGGATACGAGTATGCTTTACAAATTCCAGAAGTAAGAGAAAAAATATCTCAAACATTTTATAAAAACGGGACTCAAAAAATTTCTATTCAACAAAATTATTTATGTAAATTGTTTGATGGTGTATTAAATTATCCAATCAAAAAATATTGTGCTGATATATATATAAAAAAATACAATATTGTAATTGAATACGATGGTGGCGGTCATAAACTTAATGTAAAATCTGGAAGACAAACAGAAGAAGAATATAAAAAAAGTGAAATTATTCGTAATAATATTATAACACGTGAAGGTTATAAGCAAATTCGTATCATTTCATCTAAAGATTATCTTCCATCGGACGAGATTCTATTACAAATGTTAGAACAAGCAAAAGAATATTTTAATACAACCAATCATACATGGGTTGAATATATTATAGACACCTCTCTTATACGAAATGCAGAATATAAAGATGGTGTCTTTTTTGATTATGGGAAATTAAGAAAAATAAGGAAGGAGGAATTTGAAAATGTCGAAGCCGTATCTTGATAAAATTATACCCTTTGATGCCAATTATAATCATGTAATTAACTTCTCATGGTCTGGTTCAAGGTCTTATGGTAATCGTTGTGTTATTAGTTATATAGACACATTAGCAGAAGTCTATAATCAAGTTTCAAATCCTAATTTTCTTCTTTCTCATACAATTCCTGCTGGTACTTTAACAAATGGTAATAAGTATGTAATACAGATTAGTACGTTTGACGCAGATGGTAATGAAAGTCCTTTATCTGATAAAGAATACTTCTATTGTGTGGAAACTCCGCGATATGGTTTTGTTGGTTTAACAACAACTGGCCGTACAGAAATAGACAACGCGTCTTATACGGCTACAATTGCTTATTCACAACCAGATTGGGAAGATGTACGTTCGTATCGTTTTCATTTATATAATGCAGGCAAAACACTGTTATTAACAAGTGATGAAATGTACGACCAAGCCAATATTACATATACTTATCGAGGTCTTGAGACCAGTTCCACTTATTATCTAAGATGGACTGGTGTTACGATAAATGGTATTGAATTAGATACTGGCTATGTTGAAATTTTTGTGAAATACCAAAATCCTTCCACATATGCCAGTATTTATGCTGAAAACGTACCCTTACGCGGATATATTAAATACAACACCAATATCAAAATAGTTCAATATAATGGTGATACAGATTTTACATTTGATTATGGTAAAATCAATCTCTTAGATGATGTGCTCTATTACGATGAAGGTTTTACTATTCCAGATAATTTTACACTCAAGATTAAAGGTGTGGATATGTGGAAAAACGCCGAAGTCTTTAAAGCCCAAAATGTAGACGGTCAATCATTTTATATTACTTCTTATATCTATGAGGATGATATTCGTCCTACCCTTCGATTTAAACTTACAGTTCCCAACGTGTTATGTAATTACATAATTTACAGTGAACCAATGGTTTTTGAACCTGAAGACATGGTTATTATTGTTGTGCGCAGAATTAATAATGTGTGGGGTATTTATACTTATCTTTCTATCGGAGAACTGGAGGAAGAAGAAGTTGCTACGTACTTCTCAGATACTAGACCTATTGATGGTGTAGTCACTGGAGATTATTGGATTGAAAATGGTGAAACCGAAATTTTAAGAATCGCTTATGAAGATAGAGTTGTCATCACTCAAGAAAATGAGCCTGTAAATCCTCCACTTAACGCGATATGGATAGCTGGTGGAGAATTAACTGATAAGTATATTTTGTATGTGAGAAATGGGGTTGGTTCTTATGGAAGTTCTACTCTTTCACTTACAGATACAAACAGTTCAATAATTGAAGAAACAATGAATCTTGTGTGTACAGATGATACATATGAGACAGAACGTTGGATAAAGGAGGTATAGTATATGTATCTAATGGGTACTAACTTTGTTGGTGGAAATTTAGCATGTGCTTTATCTCCTACTGATGTTAAAGACTCGACTTATGTTGAATTAAAAAATGGTTTATATGATTGTTTATATGTTACTGCTGATGTTGAAAGCGTACCAGATGACCAGTGTATTGAAGGTTGGGATTGGAATACAATTTTACATGCAGAATTTGAAGATTCTACAAATGCTGGTAATATGGATTGGAATTTATCTACTGTTTCTCACTTGTTAATAAAGAGAAAGAAAAAGGATGAATTTAAATGGAAAACAATTGATGTTATTGCAATTAACTCAATTGAGGACTTTGAACTTATTGGTATTGATTACACAAACGAATCCAATGTTACATATCAATATGCGGTTGTGCCATCTCTTTATGGTATAGAAGGCCCATATTCAATTGTAGAAGTTGATTCACAGTTTAATGGAATTTTCATCGTTGAAAAAGACCGTATATATGGTACAAATATAACAGATGGATTTTGTGATTATACACGAAGCCATCCGAATAGTCCTACGCCAACTATCCTTAATAAATATCCTACGACCATAAAAACAACTATGGCTAATTATGATAGTGGTACATGCAGTGGTGTTTTTGTAGATGTATCTGATGATAATTGTGAAATTTTAACCCAACAAGATTCTTATCGAGTTGCTTATCAAAAAGAACTTATTGATTTCTTATCTAACGGTAAAGTAAAGCTGTTGAAAAATATAGATGGTTATTTGAGGATGGTAACCATAAATGACCAAATTCAAGACAGTGCTGATAGTGTCTATAATAATCGCAAATTAACTTTTTCATGGACTGAAGTGGGCGATGCTCAGAATGAAGAAGATTTATATTACGCAGGTCTCTCAGATGTGAGTCCAGAGTGGTGGAGCGCATAAGGGAGGGGTTGCTAAATGAAAATTACTAATGTTGATTTATTATTATTAAAACAACCCGTATTAGAGTATGCGATTAAAGTAGAAGTATTAGAAAACAACGCTGTAATAGATGTGTTGCAAGGTATTATACAAGGTGGTTCATCTTCTATTAATGCTGATTCAGATATAAGAAGAACATTTAGTGCCACTATTATTCCTACGTGGAAGAACTCAATTAAAGTAAATGAAAATGGGTTAATTTGGCTTAATAAAGATGTACATCTGCATGTAGGTATTAAAAATTTACGGACTGATAAGTTTGTTTGGTACTCACAAGGTTATTTTGTGTTTTCCAACTGTTCTGGAACTTACGACATTCAAACCAATCAATTATCTATTTCATGTAATGATTTCATCAGTTATTTAGATGGAACGAAAAATGGACAAATTGGAGCGCTTACTACTCTCATTCCCGCATATGAAGAGAATGAAGAAACGGGTGAAGTTATTAAGCGTAATATTATCCGCGAAGCGGTAATTCAAATAATAGCCCAACTTGGTCGCTTTAAAAATTATATGATAGATGACATTGGTGAATTTTACGCCATGTCAGAACATAATAAAGATTGGAAAAAATATAGAGAAGAAAATGAACTATGGAACACTATCCCTTATGATTTAGAATTTGCTGCTGGGTGTAGTGTTCTTTCTATCTTAAAAGAATTAATTAATTTATATCCAAACTATGAAATATTTGTAGATGAAAATGGTACATTAATTGTACAAATGATTCCGAGTTGTTATGAAGATGATGTATTGTTGAAGAATGATTATTTACAAAGTGTGTTGATTTCTGAAAGTAGTTCACTTGATTTAACTACGGTGCGCAACATTTGTGAAGTATGGGGAGAAGTAATTGAAACTGATTTTTATACTGATAATAGTACATATAGTGGTAACTGTTACTCTTGTACGATTGATGGCTATGAAGACACATATTTCAATGGGGATATTATATCAATTAAAGTGCCAGCGATTAACGAAGCTGGGGCAAAGTTGAATGTTAATTCTTTTGGTGTTCTTCCAATTATGGATGAAAATACAGACGCTCCAATTGTAGCTGGACGTATTGCAAACGCAAATACAGTATATTCATTTAAGATTAAAAAGAAACATGTTAATGGCAGTGATGTAGTTCAGGCTTATTTATTAGGCCAGTGGCAACCGCACGCCATTAGCGTATTAACTGATGGCACAACTGGTGAAGATTATACCAGTACCAGTGGTGTAACTGCTCCTCGTTGGAGTAAAGAATATTTTCAAACAATTTATAATTGTGAAACAGTTGAATTGATTGTAATTCCAGATTCTCCATTCACCGTACAAAAGTTAGGTGAAATTTTAGATGTTAAGCAAGGTGGAGAATTTGAGAATATTACTTCTGATTCATTAGCGCTTGCTAGGGCTGGTTATGAAAACTGGAAAAATTCTCGTTTAACCGATTCAATTACTATTACTACATTATTAATGCCGTTTTTAGATGTAAATGTAAAAGTGGAATATCAGCCCAATGGTGTGGATGAAGTGCGGCAATATATTATTAAATCTGTTAATCACAATTTTGACAGTGGCCAATCTACGATTCAAATGTCTAGATTTTATCCACTATATATCCCAGAGAGTGAGTAAGGAAGGTAATAATGTATACTATATTAATTAACAAAGATAACTCGCTTACCACCTCGGTTAGAGAACGTATAACGCAGGGAAGCAATTTAGTTGATTCCTTGCGTTTTTTAGTTGAACCAGTATATGCAAATATTGAAATGAAAGATTTCGTTGTAGAGATGGAATATGTAATACCTAATCCTGAATTGGTACAACAAAAAACAGTGCAATTAGAACTGGTTACAGATGAAAACGGTGAGCCCGTGTTATATAAAAATAGATTGGATTATAGATTACCTGTAACAAACGAATTTACTACTTACGCAGGACGAATTAAAATCAATCTAATATTTACTAAAACCGAATTTGAAGAAGAAACTGAGAACGTTTATATTAGAAAAACTACTAATACTTATTTAGAAATTACACCTGTAGACCACGATATGCCTGTGGAAATGGCTTATAAAGCAGATAGTATTGTTATTAATGAAGATAATACTATCCAATTAACAGCCAATGATGTTCCCATTGGAGATAAAATTGCTACTACTTCTATCGTGGACACTGGACTACATATTGTAGAAGTGTAGGAGGTGTAATATGAGTGAAGTAAAAACTATGTTGTCAGTATTGGTAACGGATAATGCCAAACTGTATGACATTCCTATATCTAATAATTCTCAGATGATTTTTGTAAGAGATTTACGCACTATAGTATTAGATTATCATGGTACGAGGCATTTTTTTAATCAGATAATTACAATTAATACAGAAGCGGAAAAAGGTGAAATAGCTCCTATTAATGGATGTTATTATTTTGTAAAAGATTCTGTAGTGTTATATACCTACCAAGATGATAATTGGATACCATTAACACAAAATTCTGCTGGTACAATTTATATCGGAATTGCGAAACCTAGTGTTGGTGTAAATGGAATTTTATATGTAGATACAATGAATCAAGATATTTCGGTTTGGGATTTGAACAGACAAGAATATACTATTGTGGGCAATGTATCACAAAGTATAACCGAAGCTGAATTATTACAACTTTTTAACAACTAAGGAAAGGACATATATATATTATGGCAAATCAAGCATTTTTAGACATAACTGGCGTTGGCGTATTAAAAACTGAATTAGAAAAGGTAATGGACAATAAAGACGCTGCGATTCTTGCTCAGGCTGACCCAGCAGGTACTGCTGCCACCAAGGTACAGGAATTAGCAGATGGTGCGGTAAAGACAAATACAGAATCTATTGCTAAATTAAATGGTGATGCTTCTACTGAAGGTTCTGTGGCAAAAGCGGTTAAAGATTCTGCTGATGCTCTTGATGCAAAAATTGGTACTCTTGCCGATTTGGATACAACTGCTAAAACAGACCTTGTAAATGCGATTAATGAAGTTAGAGCCGCAGTGGATGCTGGCGGTACTGGAAGTCAGGTTACAATTGATACTTCTGCAACAACAGCAGGTTATTTAAAGTCTTACACAATTAAACAGGGCGATAATACTGTAGGTGTTATTGATATCCCGAAAGATTTAGTTGTAACTGCTGGTGAAGTTGTTGTAGACCCAGATGGACAGGCTGCTGGTACATATGTAAAATTAACAATTGCTAATCAGGAAACACCTATTTATATTAACGTTGCTGATTTAGTAGATGCTTATACAGCACAGGCTAGCGCTACGCAGGTTCAGTTAGCAATTTCTGCTACTAACGAAATCTCTGCTACTATCGTTGCTGGTTCTATTACTGCAACAGAATTAGCAGCTGATGCGGTTACTACTGTGAAGATTGCAGATGCTAATGTTACTGCTGCTAAACTTGCCGATGATGCAAAAGCTTTATTTGATGCGACTGGTTCTTCTGCACAAGCATTAACAGATGCTAAAGCATATACAGATGAACAGATGGCTACCATTTCCGCAATTGAAACAAGTGCTATCGAAGCATTGTTTACACCATAATTAAAACATAAAACTAAAGGCTGTGGCTTCGTGTCACAGCCTTATTTATATTGGAGGACTTAATCATGAACGAACAAGAATTTTTAGATTATGTTGGCCTTCAGGTTGTTGTAAACAAGTTAATGGAAAAGATAAACCAAATGGGTAATAGTGCATTTAATCTAGTATTAAATGAAGATGGAAGCCTGTCTCTAGTTTACAATGATGCAAATTCGTAGAGAGGAGGATTATTGTGAGTCAAACCATTGATTTACTTAAAAATAGTTCTTTTGAACAAGGTATGGCCGACTTGGTTACTGCTATACAAACACAATCAAACCACTCTCACGCTAATCTCGCTATCCTGAATGCTACTACTGCTCCATATACAACAGAAGAAAAGGCAGAAGTAAGCACTATTAGAAACAAGCCAAATACTTCAGAATTGTCAGAAGTGGCTTTTTCTGGTGATTATCATGATTTATTAAATATTCCTGAAGAATTCACTGTCCCTATGGCAAGCACTACTACGTTGGGTGGTGTTAAAGTAGGTTCTGGTTTATCTATAGATGGTAATGGTATTTTATCTGCTTCTGGTGCTGTTTCTTCTGTTAATGGTAAAACAGGTGCGGTTACCCTATCTGCTGACGATGTAAATGCTTATTCAAAAACTGAAGTTGATGAAGCATTAGACCAATTTTATGCCGACCCATATATTGCCACAAGTATCGAAGGAGAAACTTTATCAATCAGAGCACAAGCAAGTGAAAGCGAAGTTAGCACTGTGATTGATTCAATCTATGCGAGATTAAATGCCGTAGAAGGTTCTGTTGTTGGAATTATTTATGACACTGAAGAACCTCCAGCTACTACTGCTGTAGGTGTTACTTGGATAGATGGATAGAAAGGAAATTCATAATGAGTGAAATTAATAAAATAAAATTAAATGAAGTGGAGTATGATATCGAAGATATTACTGCACGCGAAAATATTGTTAATATGCAGGCTAACGTAGCGAATGATTTAGATGCTTGTTCGCTCGTGGCTGAAGAAGATAAAACATTAGCTGGTGCTTATGCAGTTCAACAGCTAAGCGACAGTTTAGATTGCGGTGTAGCAGAAGAAATAAGTTTAAACGCAAACAGTGGAACTGATTTTACTGTTAATTTTTCTTCCGCATTTAAAAATCCACCAGTTGTTTCGATGACTGCTATTGCTAATCATAATCAAGGCGTTCCCATATTGCGTGTTAAAGAAGTAACAACTAATGGTTTTACAGGTAGACTCTTTAACAATGATGGAACATCGCTAACTTGTAAAATCGGGTGGATTGCCGTATGTAAATAATTAATTACCTTAATTGCATTTTATAAACATTGCTACCAGATACAAAATTTTTCGTCGCAATTATATCGCCAGCCTTGCAATATATAGGTGGAAAAACAAAATTTATACTTGACGAACCACTACCACCAATAGCAATAACATCAATTCCATTTATTGATACGGATTGATTATTGCTACTAGAATTAGCGGAAAAATACGCTCTAATAAAGCAATTTTCAGTAAGAGTAATAGTTGTATTTATTCCATCAATAATTTTTTCACGATTAGTAAAATCACACGCTAAACTGTCGTTTTGTATGGGTATTATCAAAATACAATAGAATAAATATAACACATTGACAGTATCAAATAATATCTAAGGATAAATTAAATGAAACGAATTACTTTGTATAGTTTGGCTATGATAGTATTAGTTTTAATATTACTGCATACGGGTATTATAAATGAAAAACAATACGCTTATATACCTATTCCATAATAGCCAAATTATGTTTTGAAAAAATAAAATAAAAATTTTATATTTTTTTCTCACTTTTTGTACATAGTCCGCCTATTACTATATGTAACAAAAAATTGCAAAAGAAATAGGAGTACAAAAGTATGAAAATGGACAAAGACCAATTATTTAGAACTATTGTTAGGATGATGGCAGACCAAATGGATTTATCAACTACGCAAATGCATCAGGGATTAAACATCCTAACAAATATGTTCCAAAATATTGAATTAGTATGTGAGAAAGAATTACCTGCTACATTTGACAATACTAATGAAATGTTGATTAAAAACTACTTAGGTTGTAAACGTATGCAGGGTTGTTCGGAAAGCACATTAAAAGCTTATTATAATACTTTAATTACATTTGAACGCTATAGCAAAAAAGAATTTATTCATGTTGATACAAATCTTATTCGTAGATTTTTAATGGATTATGAATCTAGAGTCCGCCGTACTACAGCAGATAATTGTAGACGTAATCTGAATACTTTCTTTCAATTTTTAGAAGATGAAAATTATATAGCGAAAAATCCATGTCGTAGAATACCAAAGATTAAAGATGATAGTCGAATCAAACGTTTTTATAATGACATGGAAATTGAAACAATGCGAGACTGTTGTAACACTAAACGTGAATTAGCACTTGTAGATTTATTGATTTCTACAGGTCTTCGAGTAAGTGAAGTCCCAAAAATTCGTATAGATGAAATAGATTGGGAACAGAGAACTATATTAATTCATGGGAAAGGCGGCAAAGACCGTATCGTACCATTCAGTACACGTTGTAAGAAACATTTATTAGAATATATAGAAGACCCTTCTCACGGTTCTAGTAATTATATCTTCTGCTCTTCTCACTCTCCTCATTATCAGCTTAGAAAAGAATCCGTACAACAGATAATTAAAACAGTAGGTAAACGTGCCAATTTACCGCAAATTACTGTGCATTGTTTTAGACGTTGGTTTGCTACCGACCTTAATAAAAAAGGTGTAGAACCAGCCGTTATCCAGCAATTATTAGGACACGAAAGCTTTGCGACTACGCAGAAGCATTATCTGGATAACCCTATTAGTAAAACAATTATGGCACATAATATATATGCAGCTTAATAAACCTAAAAGAGAGTTTTCGGACTCTCTTTTTTAATGCAAAAAGGAGGTAGTGTTATGGCTGTACTGTGTTCCAAATTTGGCGAAAAGATGAACGCTACAATTATGGAATTTGTATTAGATACTGAAGACGAAATTCAGTATCTTCCAACTACTGAAAAGCAAGGAACTGGCGAATTTGAACAGTTTAATCATGTTGCTCCAATTGGTTCTATTGCCGTGGTTGGTAATGATGGGGGCGATTTATTGATATATGAACTATTCAGTTTTGGATGGAAAAAATTAAGTTAATGAATACAAGAAAATAATAAAGAGGGATAATAAAGGACTTGCAAACCTTATGAATGGTAGTGCCTCGTATCTACCGTCCCTCTTTTGATTATATCTAAATACGAGGAAATACGAGGAATAATAATGGGATTAATTACAAAAGAAGTTGAAGCTGGAATAAATAGTTCAAATTTGATTCATTATCAAAATTTAGGATATGAAATTCCAGAATTTACAAATAAAAGTGGTAAATCTTATGTAAAATGGGGCACAAAAATAAAAGTTAAAACAAGTGATTTATTACCTAATAGTGAAGTACGTGTAAATGTGCAATGCGATTGTTGTAATAAAAATTATGATTTAACATATGGTGCTTATACTAGACAAAATCATGAAGGGAAAATATATTGTCAAAATTGTGCACCAAAAGTGTTAAATAGCGGTGAAAATCATTGGAACTGGAAATCGTATAAAACGCGAGAAGAAAGAATAAATGAAAGAAATTACCCAGAATACAAGGATTTTGTAAAATCTGTAATGGCTAGAGATAAATATATTTGTCAATGTTGTGGTAAATCGGCAACAGATGTACATCATTTATTTGGATATGCGGGATTTCCAGAATATAGAACAGACCAAACACAAGCATTGGCAATATGTTCAGCGTGTCATGATTCTTTTCATAAATGGCATCGTGAAAATTTTGGAGTTAAAAATAAAGGTTATTGCACTAGGTCTGATTATGAAAAATGGCTAGGGGATGCATTAGTTAAATTAAAGAAATACGACGGAGAACTTCTTGCCAGTTCTGAAATTATTTGTTTAGATACAAAAGAAATTAAAACTGCAAACGAATTTATGATTGATTTAGGTGATATATATCATGGTGGAATTTATGGTTGTTGTAATAAAAAATTGAGAAGTCATAAAGGAAAACATTTTTTATATTATTCTGAATATAAAGATATGACCGAAGAAGATTTGGAAAGATATTGGGATTGGTGTAATGAATTAAAAAAACAAAGAACAGTCATTTGTATTACCACAAATCAAATATTTGATAGTGCGTTGAGCGCTGCTAAATACTTTAATCATGAAAATTGGCATGGACGCATACTTAAAGTTTGCAAAGGAAATAATTTTTCTGCTGGAAAATTACAAGATGGAACTCCTCTTCAATGGATGTTTTATAAAGACTATCTAAATAAAATAGAAAACGGAGAAGAAATTGTTTTCAATGCCAACACACATAACAAAAAAGTTATTTGTATTACCACTGGTAAAATATTTAATGCAATTAAAGATGGTGCGTTATATTACAATATACAAAGCAAATCTACTATATCTGGTGTGTGTAATGGTAAACATAATTTTTGTGGAAAACTTGCTGATGGTACTCCCTTAGTGTGGATGTATTATGAAGATTTTTTAAAAATTCCTGTGGAAGAACAACAAAAAATATTGGGTAGAAACAAAGAGTCGTTAATTAATGACTCTTTTATTATGTGAATAAAATAATATATAAAATACTAAAGAAAGGCGGTGCATCATCATCGACATTATTACATATAGTTTACTTTTAAAAAAAATAAAAGGTGTTGCTACTGGTGTATCCACTGCTACATATGACGGTGATACTAGGTGTATTGTATTCCGTTGTAATGACAATACCATTCTTAATATTCCAGTGCCCAATGGATTATCAAATGCAGAAATTGAAATGATTTCACATATGACTCTTGAAGAAAATGAAGATGGTTCATTTTATCTTGCTCTTGACGGAGAACGTATTGGTTCAAAAACTTGTGATTTTACTACTAGCGTTGAAGTCGGTGCTTTAAAGTCTGGCACAAAGTTCGAATCTGTAGAATGTGCAGATGTTTTAGAACAAATTTTAGTAGCTAAATTTCCACCATCTATTAAATTTACTTCTTCTCTCGCAGAAAGCGGTACATATGAAATCGGTGAAGTAAAAGATATAACATTGGATATTGAAGCAATTAAACAGAGTTACGATATTAAAAAAGTAGAAATCACTTCTACCCCATCTATTGCCGAATTTACAACGAGTATTACTACTAGCCCTTGGGAACATAATGGTGAATTATCTATTAGCGATACACAGACTATAACTGTAAAAGCGACTGACGTTGAAGGTTTAATAAGTAGCAAATCTATCAAATGGAATTTTGTATACCCTATGTATGCAAGCTATGTTGATACTACTGTTACCACTTTAGAAGAAGCAGATATTATTAGTGGACAGAAAGTAATCAAACCTAAGAGTGCGGTTACTCTGGCTTATACATCCAACGACATTTTATTACGTCCAGTATTTGCTTATCCCAAAAACTATGGACAACTTAAAAGTGTTCTTGATGTGTTGAATCAGATTGAGTTAATTACTAATTATGATGTTCAAGAATTACAGATAGAATGTTTGGACGGCAATATGGTCGATTACTATGTTTATGTAGCAAAAACCGAGGCCATATTAGATAACTTTGAAATTAAATTCAGTTGGTAGGAGGAAATGACAAATGTTTGATGGAAAGAAAATTAACTCCTTGGAAACGAGTGTCGCCACTCTTACCGAGGAATTAAATAGAACAAATGAAACGATTGCTTCTTTATATGAAAATATGAAGAATATCGTTACAGAATTAAATAAAATAAAATCTGAAAAAGATGTATTAGAAAATAAATATGATTCGTTATGTGACGCAATCAAAGAAATGAAAGAAAATGCTGAAGCTGCGGCAATTAAATCTAATACTGCTGACGTGGAACATGAAACTCAACTTCAGATGCTTCGTGATAATAATGACAGACTTATTAAGAAATGCGAAGAATTGCAAATGAGCAATGTTCAGATTATGAATCAGCACAATGATATGATTAAACGTTATGAACAATCAATTTTGGGCTATGCGGAGCAGGCAGAACACATGAAGAATAATGTTTTAAAGAAAATGAACGCGAACAATATTATTAGTGTTGTTGAAGAATAAATGGGGGTGAGATAATGGCAAAGTTTTTAGTCGGAAGTCAAGTGTCTGCCCCACTTAGCCTTAGAGCCCCATATAGTCTTGACTCTCGTGCTACTGCAAACACTATTGAAGAAGTATTAACACAATACCCTGTTTCTTGTCGTTATCTCGGCATGAAAGTATTTGTTGAAACAGAGAATAAATATTACGTGTTCTCAAAACATCAATTACCTGATGGCACTATGAGTACTGGTTTGACTGATGATGATTTTAGACCGTTTGAAAGTCAGATTGATGTTGATAACGTGTTATCCGATACTTCGCAAAATCCAGTTGAAAACCGTATTATTACTGGTCAAATTAATACACTTCAGAAGAAGTTGGTTATTGGTGAAAACCTTGATGATGAACTTTCTGAGGAATCTGAAAATCCAATAACTGCTAAAGGTGTATATAATGCCTTGAAATCAGTACGTGGAGAATTGACGTATCGAGGTTATTATCCTGACAGGGCTTCGCTTGATACTATTACTGGAGCTGTTGTTAATGACTTCGTAACAGTTGAGAACGATGAAGATTTTGGAAACCAAAAAACAAAGTATATTTACGGTACTGTAGATGATGAAGGAAATCTTGGTTGGGTATTTAGTGGTTATCTAGGTTCAACAGAAGTACAAATTAACGATGATGGTATTTCTAATTCTGAGGTTTGGTCTTCTGAAAAAGTAAGTAATGAGATTGAAAAACAGCACCAACCATATCAAGCTGGTATCCCATTGGTTATGGGTGAAATGTATGTGGAAAGTCACTCTCTTTACAGGTGTTTAGTAGACGTAAGTTCTGATGAAAACTTGGCTTTCACTCTCCTACCAGATGGAACTATGGAATTGGTTATTGGTAATGGAGATATTAAACAATGCGAATACGATGAGCCAAGTGAAACATTGTATTTGAATAAGCTGACTATGGATTCTATTGAATATAATGAGTCAACACAAACAATAAATATATTTGAAACTTAATTGGAAAGGAGTCAGAAATGGCTGATAAAAAAGTTAGATATATTAATCTGAATAATCAGATTTTAACTTTAGGTGGTGACGGTATTTTGTCATTCCCTGATATAGCGACAATGGCTTCCGAGCCTATCGCAAATTTACAAAACGGAGCTATTGGATGGGTAGACAGCGAACAGAAATACTTCCAATGGCTTGATACAAATGAAATTTCTGAAATGGGATATTGGAAAGAACTTATCTTTGGTTCTGACTTTCAGATTTCAGACCCTACTACTTCTGCTGACGATGATAGATATAAGGGCAAGGTTGTACAGTATGTTGGTGAAGATGATTTGACGACTGGATTTAAGAAAGGTTATTTCTACGAATCAAGATTGTCAAATACTATTAATTATGTTGAAACTGTGTGTACAGAAACATCAACAGGAACATATTATATTCTTCGTGATGGGGAATATTTAGAAGTAGTTTTACTCGGCGATGGTACTACTTTTGACCCTAATGAAACTTATTATAAGAAACAAGATGTCGAGGTCTATGGTTGGTTTTATATCAATGCATTACGTGTCGACACTGAATTAGCTGATACTGATTATGCAATTGCAAACAAGACTGTAAAAGCAAAGTTTGAAGAAGTAATCCAAGACTACACAGACAAAAACGATGAATTAAGAGAATATGTAGATAATGACCTTACTACTTCTCTTCAACAGTACACAGATAATAAAATTGATGATACTGATGAAGAAATTTTTGAGGATAAAACTTGGTCAAGCAGTAAGATAAACACTAAGTTTGAGGAAGTCACTCAGACTATTACAGATGGAAATGACGCACTCACTGAATATGTAGATACTTCTTTAGAGGGATACGAGAAGAAATTTGTTGAGTGTACATTTGAAGAATATAAACAGATGGAAACAGATGGTACTGTAGAATCAGATGTTGATTACATTATTACAACTAATGAATCAGGTGCTCTATTGAGTGGCCTTGACACAAATCACGGTGATTCTGAAATTTCAACATATGAAGTTATTGAGGAATTAAAGAGTGATGTAGAAAATCTTATTGATGATACAGACCTTACTTCTACAACAAGCACATTTTCAGCAAATAAGATAAAAAATGCTGTTACTTATAGTTTTGATACTCAATCTGGTAATGTAAAATATGTTAAATTCAAGCCAAGTGTAACTGCAATTTCTGTTGCTGATATATATGGTGGAAAAATAGAAATTCTTGGTGCAAGTAAGTCTGTCTCTAATCCAGACTATAAAACAGTAAAAGTTGTTAGACTTAGTTATGGCGATTGGGGTTCATATGATGCAACACAAGTTCCATCTGTAGTACATACAAAGATAGGAGAGTTATATTATTATCCTACCGATGAATATTACTATTTGAAACTTTATAATTATGCTTCCTTCACTATGACAGGTTTAGCAACTGCTCCTGAGATGGTTACAAGCTTACCTGCTGAAGAAAGTGCAATGACTTTGATACCTGAAAGTGTGTTTACTACTAAAAGTGACCTTGCAGCACAAACAGCTAACAGACAAGTTAAGACATTTGACAATACTGGTGCATCAACAGAAAAATGGTACAAAATTTGTTCTGCCATAACAGGAGGAATAGGTTGTAATATTAAACTTACTGCAAGTAGGGCAGACTCTACCGCTACAGTGCAATATTTTTCAGCTTTATTTAGAGATAATAGATATAGATATACAAGTTCCTATATTTTAAGAGAAAGAACCGTATATGAATCTGAATTAGTTGCAGAGTATAGTGCTTATATTATAGCAGATGCAAATAATGATATTTGGGTTCACATACCAAGCTACGGAAAAGCAATCATTGAGATAGATACAAGAGCAATTACCATTGATGGAACAGCAGGTACTCCTGTTAAAGATTATGTTTATAGTTCTTTTGAAAGTCAGATGCTTAAAGACAAGTTTGATAAAATTAACATCAAACAATTTAATCAGCCTGGTAGTAATACATCTTTTAAATATGTAACTATTACATCAGGTGGGAATGGAGTTGGTGGATTAGAACTTAATGTTCCTTATGCTGGAAAGTATATGTTCTCTACTCCGAAGTCAGAACCAGTTTATTTTGGTAGTAGCACCCATAGAGGATATACTTTAAATGGTTGGGCTTGGTCTGATGATGGTAAAACTTTATATTTAAGAGTTGCGGGATTTGCACCATTCTCAATATCTGTTCTTGGCTCTGTCCCTAAAGATACAAGCCCTAATAATGTAGTTACAATATCTGATATGACCTCTACTGCTCCAGAGGGTGTTACTTTTGTTTCGTCACCAGTTTATAGTAATGCTACTACTAACGATATTGTCGGCTCAAAGACACAGTATCGTGGTAGTCGAAGTATAGACATAAGCACTGGTGGTAAACTTACGATTATCTACTCAAGTGAGTATGCATCACAAGCAGGTTGTTATATGTTATTATCTAACTTCAATACTGAACCACTATTGATTGAATTAGGAAGAACTAATATTGGTCAATTTAGCGTAACTGCAAAACATAAATCACAAAATGTAGATACAATTACTGTTACAGCTGCTGGTGACGAATATAGTTGGTATGTATTACAGTTTTAACAATAACATAACCACTCTAACAAGAGAACAAACAATAAACAATACAAACCCCTTGTAACCTTAATCGGTTGCAAGGGGACTTTTAATATACAACCTCGGACAATGGGGTTGACAACAATCCCAGAAAATTAAGAAAGAGGTGAAAGAAAATTATGGAAAATAAACGTGGATTCATTATACGAAATGGCGTTAAAATCGGTGCGGTAGGCGATAAGAACTTTTCTACTTTGCACATTGGTTGTATCACACCGTATTTAGGTACAAAAGACAATGTTCCAAGAGGTTATTTACTCGCAGATGGTGCTAGTTATAAAACAACAGATTATCCTGAGTTATTTGATATTATCGGATATACCTATGGTGGTTCAGATGGCACATTCAATGTACCTAACCTTTGTGATGGACGTTTCCTTGAAGGTTCTGATACAAGTGGTGAATATGTTGAAGCAGGATTGCCTAATATTACTGGTTACTTAGATATGGACGTAGGTGGTGCTCAAAACGTAGAAGGTGCTTTTTATAAAGGTACAACTTTTAATGCTCTTTATGGTGGAAACCCCACAACAGTTACTGATGTAGCATTTGACGCTTCCAAATCCAACCCTATTTACGGCAACGCTGATACAGTACAACCAAAATCATTGAGAGTTTTATATATCATCAAGGCTTTCCATACTAATGAGGGCGTGGATAGTGGTGTTAGTGATGATGTGGTTGATTATGTGGATAATAAGGTTGCCACAAAGAAAGATGCTGTAAAACTTCTTAACAATGCAACAGATTCAACAAAATGGCTTAAACTTAAATTAGGTAGTTCCGCAACGTGCCAACCTATTATAGTTTCAGACCAATATGGTGGAAAAGTTGAAATTACTGGTATGACTAATGATGGTACATATAAATCTGCGAAATTGGTTAGATATAGTTATGGTGATTGGACTACACACAGCGCAACAGATTATACTCTGTATAATGGAGTTGACCCTAATTATAAGATTCAGAAATTTTATTATTATCCTACTGATGGTTATTACTATCTTGAAATTAGACAGTGGGCAACCATTAAAGTTGAGGGAAATAGCGCTGCGGAACTGGTTACAAGCTTACCTGCTGAAGAAAGTGAAATGACTTTAATACCTGAGAGTAATTGGGGCAGAATTGATGATACTTCAACAAAGACATCTTCAACTTGGAGCAGTAGCAAAATTGCTCAACAGATTAATAGTGCAACTACTATTAAGTA